TGGAGAACACGGACAAGCCGATGTTCTGGCCGCCGGCATTGACCACGTTCGCGCCGTCCGCGAGCAGCGACCAACCATCTTGGAGACCCAGATAGGTGTCCGCGATGTAGCGGGTGGAGTCGCCACCTTCGAGCAAGTCGCTCTGCAGGCGCGCCGGCTTGAGCTTGTTGCCGTTGATGTAGAGATCCTCCATGTCGTTCGCGAGCTGGGTGGCGAACAGACGGATGATCGTGTCCTCCACGTTCTCGCCTTCGATGTTGATCTCACGGAAGGTGTCACCGATCTCGATCGGCACCATGATCTCGACGGGCTGCAGAGAGACCTTCGAGGTGGTGACGCCGCGACGGATGCCCGGATCGCTCGCTTCGCTCTTGGCGACCGCGACGCGCTTTCCAACGCCGATCTTGTCGATGTCCAAGGTTTCGTTGCGGAAGCGCACGATGCGTGCGTTGTCCTTCAACGCGGTCTCATCGATCACGTAGTCGATGAACTTGTCGCTCTGCGCCGGGTTGAGTTTGCCACCCGTGGCCAAGGTATCAGCCGTGATTACGGCTTTCTTGACCAGCTCTTCGTTGTTTACGTTGCCCATTTGAAACTGCTCCTGCTGGTGTTTTGCTACGGCTGGTTTCTGGTTAACCCGGCCAGAACTTGTTAGAGAATCCCGCTCCAGAGAGCGCTCTTGCTGACTTTGGTTTCGGTTCCGCCAGCGCCTTCGAGAGACTCTGACGCGGGGCGCGCCTTGGAAACGGCTTCGACCTTGCCATTCAGCGCGGTCTGGCCTTCTTGCAGGCTCTTCACGACGTTCGCCAGATTGGTGACCGCCGCGAGAACTTGAGTCATCTCGGTCGGCTCTGCCGCTTTGGAAACGTCGGTTCCATTCGTCAGGCCCTTCACGCCAGAAGCGCCGAACTGAGTGGAGCCGCCCGGCGAGACACCCGGCATGGTTCCTTGCGGGACCTCTTCGATCTCGTCCAAGAGCGCCTTCAGTGCTACGACGGCGCTCTTGAGGGCTTCGACGCGACCCGGAGTGAACTTCTTGGCCTTGGTGATCAAGTCGAAGAAGCCCGACATAGTGACCGGGACATCGTCCGTTGACTCTGCAGCCTTGGTCGTCTTCTCCACCGGAGGCTTCGCGGTCGGGAACTTCTGGCTGGGGTCGAAGCCCGCAGCCTTCATCTTCTTTTCAGTTTCCGCGTTCATTTCGATGCCAGCGGCCTTCATCAGGTCCTTGATGGTCATCGCCTTCTCCACGCCTTCCTCGGCAGCGACAGCTGCCGGTGCGGCCGGGGCAGCGGGTGCTGCGGCCGGCGCGGGAGCAGCGGCGGGAAGGCCTACTGCCTTGGCGATGTTCTCCACGATGTTGGAGACGTGTTCCAGGGCTTTGGAAACGGCTTCGTCAGCCGCCGGTTGTTCCACTGCCACTCGCTCGGCGTCATCGGATGCTTTTCCAGCCATATCACTATCCTCCAGGTTCTTCGTGACTAAAAATTCGACTTCATTCGCGGGACTGTCGACCACGCTCACTTCGTCAACGTTGAGTCCCAAGAATCGTCGTTTTGGTTTGCTCGGCAAAATCTTCTCCAGTCTCGGTCAGTCGTCCACGAGCTTCTGAACGCGAGCTTTCCCGCCGATGCTGAAGCCGGTGATCTTTCCTGCCTTGACCATTGCCCAGATCTTACTGTCCAACACCTTCACCGTCATAACCCAAGAGCCCGCGGACACGAGCGTGTCGCCCAAAACGAAGTCCATCGGTGCCACGTAAGACTCGACGAGCGCGAATCGATCACGCCAGTTCTTGAAGTCCTTGTGCTGGTGGCCGAGTTTGGTGCTCTTGTTGTAGTTGGCGAGGAATTGAAACGCCGCGGCGCGTATCACATCAGAGCTGTAGATGTCGCCTTGGGCGTCAGTCGACTCTGGCTTCAACACGACGCCGGAGACGGTCTGCTCTTCCTCGATTGCCTTGGCGATCGGGATGAACGCGGTCACGCCCTCCCCGGCGTCCGCGCTTTTTTGGGCCTTCTTCATCGAGCAGTCCGCCGCGGACTTCTCGCACTTGGCCATCTGATCAGCGCTCTTCCCGCAAGCGCATTTCTCAGTCACCTTTGGCTTGAGCTTCGCCGGTCCAAGCTTGCCGCCGGTTTCGAGTGTCGGCGCCGTGATCACGTCTTTCCGGACGCGGCCCTTGCGAACCAGCTCGGCGATGGCAATCAGGTGCTCTCTTGTCTCGGCCACGGATAAGAGGTTAGAGGCGCGCGCCGCGCCTTGCCTAATCCTCCAGGGCCGAGAACGACAAAGACTCTGACGACACATCGACCGTCGTTCTGCAACGGAAGTGGAACGGCGGGAACATCTGCCCAGCCTTCGTCAGGGCGCCCGCTCCGCGCGACGCAAGGGATGAGATCTTGTCCCAACTTAGCCAAGGTTTTATGGCCTTGAATTGCTCTGGCGTTTGGGCTGCCGCGAGTTTTTCGAGTTGGGCGCCGGCATCCGCTACTTGAAAAACTGTTCCGTTCAACTCTGCGCAGATGTCGGACGTTCGGCTATCCATCGGATTCACCAACTCATAGCTGGTGACGCCAAGTTTCATGAAGCTTCCGAGTTGGCCGCCGACGCGCGCAGCGGTAACGGAATTGGCCGCCAACCCTTCGAAGTAGCGCTCTGAAGGTCCCTTAAACCCGTCCGGGATGCGGAAGTCATACAGTTTTTCTTGGACGGCCTTGGCCACCATCTCGCCGCCGGCCTTGCGACTCAGCCCGGCAAGCACCTTGGGCTCAACGGCCGTTCGAATCGTCGGGCCAACCTGCTTGTAGGTGTCTCCAATCCACCACAGCTCTTGCTTCTGAAGCTTTTCAATCGCGCGTTCGTCTACCACGTCGAAGGAAAAACGAAGGGAGCCTTTTGCGGCGCCGCTCTTCGGGGCTGCCTTGGCCACGACGATGCTGGGAACGCTGTACTGAAGGGACGCCTTCGACTTCCCCGTTGCTTTGTTGTGGGCTGCTCGGCGCGCGAGCTTGTACACGTCTTCCAAGCTCTGTGCGTAGTTGGCGCGCACGTCGTCGTCCCATTTGTTCATCGCCTTGTCGCAAGCCGAAAGTGCGGCCGCGAGCGTTCCGCCCGACTTGTAGATTGCGCCCGCGCTCGCGCTCGCCTCCGCCGCGCGCGCGTTCCACTTCACGGAGAGCGCCTTGCGCGCGCGGACTTCGATGCGTGCGATCTGTGCCACCTCTGACACAGAAACCGCCTTGGAAATGAGAGCGTCGGACTCTCTCAAATAGTGGTCCAAGACGTCGAAGCGCAGGCACGAACAATCGGCGCGCGCTGCAAGAATTACAAGCCGATCGTTCAAGTGCGGTCCGTGAACTCAGAGGTGTTCGGGAGCGTGTCCGGGGCCGGAGGCTCCCAGTTCTCTAGCTCGCTTGCTAGGGCCTCTGCGAAGCGTTTCCGCTGGCCTTCCGGCACGTCCGGGACCCAGCTCGAAGCCCAATCAACCAGTGATTCCTTGTTCATTCTCGACCTCCGCTTGTTTCTTCCAGAGACGCTCCACACTCTTCTGGACGGTTGCGACCTTCCGAACGACGTCCAAGATGGAATCGTCATCGTTGACTTGCAGCTCTTCAGTCGCGTCCGGGCCGAGGCCGAAGCCCTTTAGGATGCTCTTGATGGCGGTTACCTGTTGGCCTGGCTCGGCCGGGTCCGCCATGTTCTTGACGGCCTCTGCCATCGTGAGGCTGAAGGGGACGTCCGCGTTGAAGTCCGGCGGGAACTCCGGCAGGTCTTGGCCGAGAACCTCTTGGAGGACGTGACGAGCGATTCGAGGCGTCATGCCGCCGGTCTTCTCGGCGCCCGCCAAGATCTTCACCAACTCGCTGTTGTCGGTCGTGTTGGGGCTGTTCGACTTGAACTTGTGATACACGATGCCCATCTCTGGGAAGATGATCCTATTCATCGTGTTGTCGAATTCGTCACGCTCCGGGCTGAACACCTGCTCGTCAGCCACGCGCCGCGACGACTCGGCCGTTGCTTTGCTGTAGTCGTCCGCGCGCCCGACGAAGATTGGCGGCAGGCGGAAGGCACGGCGGATCTTGTCCTGGTTCTTGTCGCTGTAATTCTGGAACAAAGCATCTTTGTGTTGGGCTGCCGTCAGCGGCTTCACATCGATCTTTACCTGGCCGCCGTCCTCGCCCTCGTCACCGAACGGCTCGCCCTCGATGATCAGGAACTTGCTGTAATTGTCCGAGCCCTGGATCTGACTTTGCACGAAGGACTCGATGCGATCGATGGTGCCTTGGGTCAGCGAGCCGTTCGAGACGGCCACGACCATCGATGGGATGTTGTTGTTGCGAAAGGTGATGTAGTTGATCTCCTCCGCAGCCCGGTCGCCGAAGATGGACAGGAGGTTGCCGATGTAGCGAGGGATGCCGTACGGGCTGCGCGCGCTGTAGATCTTGATGTGGTAGACCTCGTTGGCTTCCTTCCCGGAAGGAACAGGCTGCTCCTCAGTCGCAAATTCTCCGGTTTCCTTGTTTAGGACACGGGCGTCCCCGAACTGTTTGAACCAGCGAACCTTGCTCCCGAGCGTGTGGAGCGTTCGACCGTAAACGGCTCGGCTTTGAGCGAACGTTCGGAATCGCTTCCACTCCTTGATCTCCTTCACGATCACGGAGCCGTCCGGCTGAAGCTCGACAATCTTTCGGTCCACTAGACGTGGGTCTTCATCGAGCCTGCCAAGGCGCATCTGATACGATGGCATGTGCGTGAATGCTTGGATCTCGCCGTTCGTGTTCCTGATGATTTCAAAGTAGGCGTTGCCTGTCATTTCCAAGTCGCGGCGGAGCTTCCGACGGAACGCAACGAAGGACTCGTCAGTGCAGTAGTTGAAGAAGTTGACCAGCCTTGCGTTCTCGACTTGGGCGGCCATTACCTCGGGCGGGAGCTCTTTCGGCTCAACTTCGCCGTTCGTTGGCTTCACATTGTCCGGGATGTCGCTCTTGTCCGTGGCGCTTGTCCGCAGGCGGGAGATGAACCTGTGCCCGTACGCCTCGATGTTGACTTCCATCGCCTCAACGACTTGGTTCAATTCGCTGCTGTTCTCGCTGAGCATCGCGAGTGTCAATAGGTCAAACGGAGGTTCGATGATTCGGCCCGCGTCGGACAAGGCCGTGAACGGCTCTTCGCTGTTCGTGGCTGTGGGATTCGGGTCTGCGGTCGACGTGGTGGCGCCGTTCGCTTTGGTCGTGTTGACCTCGATGATCCTCGCGCCAACTGAACGCTTCTTCACCTCGGCAAGGGCGCCCTTGTTGGCCTGATTCCCGCTTGCGTTGGCTGCTCGGATGTCAATTGCTTCGACCATCCGGCGAGTCTATCGCTAGATCAGCCCAGGCTCTTTCTCGCGACGTCCGCGGCGTTTGCCTTTCTTGGAGGCCAATACGGCCAAATCAAGAGCGTCAAACAAGTCGTCGTGAGGCGCATTGGGAAACAGAACCAAGCTTTCAATCAGCAGTTGATGATTCTTTCTGAACCACATCTTCTTGTCTTCGAAGACGGCAGAGAGCTTCTGAGCGCGCGTGACCTTGTCCTTGTGAGTCTTGACCGGCCGCGCGCGGAGATCAGGATTGCGCTCCTTCAATTGCTGGTATTGGGCGTCCTGATAGGCGACGGTTTCGATGGCGATCCTTATGGGGTCCCAGCGTCGGTTGTACTCCAGGATCTTGTCCGTTTGCGCTGTGAAACGCAATTGGCCCTCGAAGTAGTCCAAAACGTAGAACGCGGCGCGGTCTTTCGTGACCCCAATCACCACGATGGCAAACTTGTCGTTGACCTCTTTTTCGCCAATCGCGAGGTCGACGCCCATGAAAATCTGAAGTTCGCTCTTGTGCGGCAGATCGTCTTCGTTGCAGATCTGACAGTCGTCAATCTGGAAGATCTCGCCCTTCATCGCCTCAGTGTCGCACTGGTATTGGGCGTTGAAAATGATGAGGCCGCTCTTCTGCTTCTTCTCGACGAACCAGCGTGGCGGGTACTTCTCCGGCCAAGGAGAGCGGCCGCGATCGTCCAAGGCAGGGACGATGTTGTGGTGCTCCTTCAGCTCGTTCGCGATGAAGTGGCCGTACAGGTCGTCATAGTGGTAGCGCGTGCCCAAACGGTGGTGCTCGCCTCTGTGCGGAACGCTGCCGTCAGGCGGTTCCAGAGTCGGGTCCAGGGTCTGGTAGTACCACGTGCGCGTCTTGTCGCGCTGGCCCTTGGTGCGACTGTTCTCCTCGTCCACCAAGTCGTCGGAGATGATGACGTCATAGTGCTTCGAGACAATGGTGCCTTCGACGCCAACGCAGGTGATCGATGCTTCCTTGTTCGGCTTCGTTCGCGGAAGCACCTCGATCTCTGTGTCATTCCACTTCGTGACCTTCCGCTGATCGTAATACTCGCCAAAGATCTCGGCGAGCAGCGGATTGGACTCGAAGTGGTTCTTGATCTCCTTCAAGAAGCCGGAGGCGTTTTGGGCCGTCTTCGAGGCGATCAGGATCCGCAGATTCGGGTCCTTCAGAAGCAGATGGATGCACTTCGTGATCGTGCACGAGGTCGACTTGCCCGCGCCGCGGAACGCAAGCTGAAGATTGTCCGGGTGTTGGAACTGATACCGGAGGAGGTTGCGATGGAATGGCTGGAATTTAAGGCCCAGGACCACTTCGCCAAGGATGTCAATCCTGTTGTTCTGGATTACTTGGCGTCGAATCCACTCGTTGCCCATGCTGCGAACGTGTTTGAAGTTCGCAATCAGCTCGGTTCGGTCGGCGCTCTTCAGCGCCTTGGCGGTGGTGAGCGAAGACACTGTCACTTTTGGTATCCGTGGCCCGGAGAGCGGTAGACCAGCTCTCCATCCTTCATGGAGAAGACGATGCCACTGCTTTCCAATACGGACAAGAGCGCGCTTCGCGCCTCGTCGTCGAAACCTGCGTCAATGATGTGTTTGTTGTACCACTTCACATGGCACTCGCGCGGAGGCTTGCCGAGCATCGGAGTCGTCACGCCGTCCTTGGTCGTGGAACCGACCTTGGCGACCAACTCCACGGTCTTGTTCGGGATGCCTTCCACGTAGAACTTGTGAGGCCAACCGTACTTCCAGTCAGCACCATGAAGTTCCGCGCCCTCGCCCAGGAGCTTTATCAAGTCCTGGGGGTGGATGCTACCACAGTATGAGCAACGCCGGAACGGCTCGCTGACGCCGTACTCCTTGTCCACTCGCGGCGGACTCCAGACGATAGGGTCTGGCCCCCAGCGACGCGCGCCGTCGTGGCACGTGGGCTTCTCCGGAAAGATCATCCGGTCGACTCGTTGTGACCGATCCCTGAAGCAAAGATCAGAACGCCTTGGCCGCCGCTGACGCCGCCCGTGACTTCGGGCATTACGATTCGTCCAATCGCGTCAAAGTCCATTTCGAATCCAATCCCGGCTCCCATCGCGGCAGGCGCGATGGTTGGATTGTGAAGAACGAAACGGCCCAAAACGTCGTTCCAGAATCGCAGAACGATCGTCGGGTTGCTCGTCGCGCCCGCAACGAGGTCCACAGAGCCATCGACCTCGCCCGGGGCGTTCGTATTGATGGGGATGATTTGGAAGCACCCCTTCAAGTAACTGCCGAAGTTGCAGCCGTTCGACTTCTTCGTGTAGTCGGTCGCACTGTCTGATGCGGTGACGATGCGAACCAGGTTGTATTCGGGGGAGCGCTTCGGAGATTGTTGGGTTCGCATTGGGCTATCACCTTGGGGTTGGAAGACGACCTTGATGGGCCCGGAGGCACCAGCGGCGCAACAAGGTCGCCTTCGCCCCTATCGTAGCCGCTTACTCTTCCGCGGTGAAGAAGACCTGCTGTCCGGCGATGTTCAAGTTGGCGTCCGCGCCGAGGCGGAAACCATTGAACAACGGCGTGATGCCGTTGCCACCAGTCACGTACGACATCGTGCCGGCCGTAACTTCCTTGGTCATCGAGCCATCCGGAAAGGCTTCTTGCCAATGGGCGACCGACAAGCCTGCGCCGACGTTCTCCAGATAGACTTCCTTGGGACGGAAACCGATCACGGTGATGTCCAGCTGGGCACCGGTGCCAATGAAACTCCCACGATACTTTTTGCGCGCGCCTGAACTCATGACTTCCTCCTGTGGAAGAATGTCTCTTGGAGGTCATCCGAACCGTTCAACCCGGCGACCCGCCCTTGTGAGGCTTCGAGACAGTTTCCGTTGTGTGAAGTCCGAGAGTACGCCCGGAGCGCGCCCGCGCGTACGCGCTAGGTGATCAACGGCAGTTGGCGATGGCGCTCGGTGATCTGCTTCTTTCGGTCGCCGAGCTCTGAAGCCAACGATTGACTTGCGAGATCCGACGGCGCAAAGCTTGCAGCGCTCGCACGTCACCTCGTCCCGAAGCTCCGCCGGGCAGACGACGATGTGGCGGCCCGCGGGCGTCCGATTCCCCTTGTTGGGAGCGTTGTGTGGCAGGACCGTCGTGACCGGGAGCCCGAGCGCGGCCGCTTCATCGGCCTGCTTCAGGGTGTCGGTCGAGATGTTGACCGTGAAACCTAGCATGGTTGCGGCCTTGTATGTGTTTGCGTGCTTCAGTGACTTGTGAGTGTAGGTGAAGCCGCGCCGGCCCCGATTCGCCTTGATCAGCTCCAATAACTTGGGCTTGTCAAGTTCCTCGCCGTCTCCTGGGAGGTCACCGGCTTCGTTATGGCGCCAGATTTGGCCCTTAGGAAGCGCTCGGACCTCCTTCAGGAATTCCTGCCACGAGATGCCACCGCCTGCGCTCAGGCGTCGCCAATGGATGGCAACCATGTGCTGCTCAGCGTAGCAGCCGCGATTCATCAGCGGGCACGACGGCGGGCAGGTCGACGCGGCGGTCATTGTGACGGGTATCGGACCTGTCTTTCGGTTCCCCGATTCGCGCACGAACAGGACCCGCAGCGGCCCCGAGGAGCTGATTCCCGAGCGCGGGGAGGTCGCGCGCTCGCGCTCCTCCAGAGACTTCGATCCCCAGTTGGCGTACTTCTTCGTGCAGATGTGGCAGCGCTGCGTAAGGTTGTTCTTCTTACCCTTAAAGAATCCGGGCGCCCTCCAGGTCCAGCATTGGCCGCAGCGGATGCGTTGCCAGCCGGTCCCTTCGCACTTCTCGCAAGGCTTGAGCGAAAACTCTTGGCCGTGACCGAGCCCGTTGCAATCTGTGCATTTCTCGCGCATTGCGCGCTTGGCTCGGTCTTTCGGGTGCATCTTTACCTTGCTTTGGCCGTTACTTTGGCTGTCTTCTTGATTGCGTCGCGCGCGGCAGCCTTGGCAAATTCGCGACGTGATGGCATCTCTAGTTCGGCCTCGTCATCAGTTTCAGCTGAATCGACGGCTTCCCCGGTCGTATCGAAAGCCGACTCTCCATAGTGCAGCTCCGGCGCGGGAAGACGCAAAAAGTCCTTCTCGCCATAGTCTCGCATGACGTCGGCGAGGCTCTTGGTATGAGAAACGATCTTCTTCCGGAGGTCGTCCGCGCCGAGTTCAAAGATGGCGATTCCACCGATGAGCTCGCGCTTCTCCGCCTCCTTCTTCACCAAGCCAAACTCTTGGGCACGGTCCAAGATCTTGTTCTGGATGTCAGAGCGGAGGCGAATGGCGCCGATGAGCGCGTTGTATTGGCTGTTGGCGTCCAGGTTCTTGATCAGGCTGTCGAGGTCCTTGATGTTCTTCTTCTGATCGATCACGTATTCGACATAAACGTGTTCGCGCGGCATCTCCCGGATTTGTTCCGAGCGATGTTCTAACAAGAATTTGCAGGCCTCGTTGTACTGCTCTGCGTTGAACCCAAGCTCTTCCTGGATGTATTTGTCGCGCTTGCCGCGGATGCGGCACTCGTAAATGAATGCCGCCGCTTCCAGTGCTTCTCGTCGCTTCAACAACGCCATCCTGCTATCTTAGTGCTTTTTGCCCTTATTGGACTCCTTGTCGCGTCCAAAGAAGCTGTTGACGAGGGTCGAAGTGTCCGTTTTGGGCGGGGCGGCCTCCACGTGCTGCTCCAGGTTCTTTTGCTTGGCCTCGGACTGCATGTCATTGACCTGCGCGTGAACCTCCATCTCTGTTGCCATCGCGTACGCCATGGCGGAAATGTGTGGCGGGCTAGGCACGCCGCCGCCCTCCTTGTCCAGCTCACGACTGATGAACAACTTGGCGAATTCGAGCGCGTTGGCATCCCTGCGATTGGTCCGGAGGGCCCGGACGAGGACGAGCTGCGTTTGGGCAATCATCTCCATCCGTTCCGCGAGCGGCGGGAACGTCTGATTGAACACGAACTGAAGCGCCTCGCTGCACGTGTCCGTCAGGACTAGCTTGAGTTGATCGAGGAATTGCTTGAACTCCTCGGTGGAAAACTCCATGTTCTTCTCTTCGTTCGCTTCGCTTTCAGCCATTTTTCTATGCCTTCCGAGTCATTTTTGTTGCCAATTCGTCTGCGTTCAGAAGCGCTTGGAGCCTTTGAACGGCCGGTTTCGTAGTCCCAATCAGATACGGCACAGCCGCATACGGAATTCCTTCCCAATCGGGCGATCGGACCGTCACACGAACCCGCCAATGGCCGTTTCGATCCTGATACACCTCCATGGTTATCATTCCACGTACTCCTGAAGCCGCTTTGGGAGCGGGTTGTTGACGGCGAACAGCAAGAGCGCGTCCGCCTTCTTTGGTTTGATTCCGACGGCTCGCGCCGCCGAGTCCTGATCGCCGGAAGAGAGCACGGCCGCGCGTAGCCGGTGGGCGTCGATCAATTCATTGTCCCGAACGAGACGCGCCACGGTCGTCTCGCTGACGCGGAGCTTGCGCGCGATGAAGGCGTTGGTCTTGTTGAGCGCCTTCGCCTTGCGTACGAATTCGCGATGCTTCGGCCCCATGCGCGTGGTCCGCTCGCCGATGAGGCGCCGGCCTCCGGTGATGCCCTTCCACGTCTTGCCAATGGCGATCTTGTACACGGACATGTAGCCGATGTCCAGATCTTTGGCCACTTTTGCTGGATTGTCGCCACTTTCCAGCATTTTTACAACCAAATTGGCTGTCTTTTTGTCCAGCCGCGCCTCGCCGCTAGAAGGCGAACTGCTGCTGTCTGTTGTTTTTGTCACGTTCCACCTTGGAAAAAGAGGCCACAATTAGTCGCAATTCTGCGTATCGGTCGGGTTGAAAGTGGACGGAATCCACACGTTTGAACAGTCTTCTTGGCCACGCTTCAATCAATCCCCAGCCGTTCCCCTCCAGATCGTCAGGCCGAATGATGCCGGCGGGCCCGAGGTAGTAGCGGCGCTCACCCATTCCAGCCTGGTGATTCCGCCGGTGCTGCTTCCGGTCGGCCCGCGACCACTCCGCCAGGAAGTCTTTGCGGGTCCGCTTGGCCTCGATGAGGATGGAGGTTCCGTCCGGCATCCAGCCGATGGCGTCCGGGAACTCCTCGCCCGCGCGTCCGCGCTCCGTCAGGACGACGCGGCAGCCTTGGCGGAGCAGATAGCGCTCCGCAAGGATGACCAGGCCGGCGTGTGTCATTTGCCCAGGATCGAGGTGCGCCAGTAGATTCCTGCTGCGCGCAGTATGGATGAAAATGTGGAAACGAACGCGCCTATGGCCTTTAGCGTCTTCTTTTCCAGGACGCGCAGAGCTTCGCGCGGCGTTCTCCCCGTCGCTGTGACGATCTGTCCATCACTTCGCGCCCCGGAAAGGCCGGCGCGCCAACGTCCTTCTGCGTCCTCCCAGCATGTAACCATGGCGTCTTTGTTGAGAAGCAACACATAGTATGTGTCCAGACGACTCAGAGGGTGCTTAAAAAAGTGCATATTACGCTCGTTTTTTCTGCGTTCTGTAGTCATACTTCTTCCTTTTCTTCCTGGTGCAAGCCTCGATGGACGCGCGGTTCACCTCGTGGGCTCGCGACGCGAGGCGCATCAGCACGACGTTGAGGTGGTGGTGGTCTTCGACGATGCCAATCAGCGTCGGAGATCCGGCGAGCCCGCCCTTGTCGGGCATCCCGAAGAACAGGCGGCCGCTCCAATTGGTCGCGCCTTCGGCGCGCTCCACCATGGCCATGTACGGGCCCTTGCGCGCGACGAGGACCAATGACTGGCCCTCCGACGGCGTGATGCCGACCACGGGCTGGTCCAAGAATTGATAGCGCTTCGTGTAATAGTTGATGTCGATCAAAGCGCGCTCACGTCCGGAATGGTTTGGCGGGCTGCTGCCACATATTGCGTAATGTTTTCGATGACGTTGATGTAGGCATCGTCCGACGACGGCTCAAAGAACCACTCCAATGGGCCGTTCTTCTTGAAGATCTTTCCCTCGTTGCCGTCCACGTACGGCTCGCACTTCTCCCGCTCCACCAAGGCAATCAACTCCGCCTTTGTCCGCGCCTTACAAACAGCGACCTCTTTCGCGCCTGGATGGCGGCGGCGCTTGTCAATCAGCTGCAAGATCCAGAGTGGTTGCTCTGGAACTAGGAGGGCCGGGAACGGCTCCGTGTTGGCCTCCTTGGCGAGGTGTTCCAGATTGACCTCGATGACTGCGGCGCGCTCGCCGACAAGCGCAGCGAGCGCTCGCGAGGAACCGACTTTCATCACATTCTCGACAGGGACCCTGACGACCAGCATTGGGAAGCGAACGACGGCTCGCTTGACGGCACGCGCCTCTTGCAAGTCTCTAGCGAGATCTTGCGCTGTGATTTCAAGATCACATAGCTCATTTCCGTTGAGCAACTTTTCTAGCGTTTCGTTGGATATTTTCATGCTTATTTCCCTGATATAAACAGACCCAATTACCGATTCAGAGGAGGATTTACGACGGAGGAACCTCGGAGCACGTACGCAATCCGGAGCGAAGAGGCGTGGTTATTCTTCATGTCCAGGAAGACGATGCGCAGGTGCTCAGGATCGTCCGACTCCTTCCCAGTTGTAGCCACCATGGCCAGCGTTGGGATCGTCGTCGCTTGGGCCAATCAGCTTCGCTTCCGCACGCTCACGCGCGATCTTTTCACGATGTTGATCGCAGAGGTTGTCTCCGGCCGCCGGTGCTCCGCAGTGGACGCAGCTGTTGGCAGCGACTAGCTTGACCGTGCCCGGTTCCTCGTCGGACGGGCCCGTGGGGTGCCAGCCAACGGCGTCCATGACGTTGTTCGTCAGCTCCACGAGCATCACGGCATAGACCTCGGTACGCTTGGCGACCTTGTACTTGTCGCGCCAGGCGACCGCCGCGCCGTACGCGCGCATCATGATGTCCAGCGCCTTCGTCGCGCCCTCATGCGAGGCCCGGAGCGCGAGTTGCGCCTTGTCGAAGTCGTCCTTCAGTTGCACCTCGATGGCTTGGACGAAGACACGGATGTTCGTCTGGGACTCCGGGCCCAAGTCGCCGAACGTCTTGCCCATCGATAAGAACGAGTCATTCCAGATGCGCTCGATCTGCTCTTGTTTCATCTCGTTTTTTCTCCTGTTTTGCTCACTTGCGAGAACGATGCAGTTTGGATGCGCCTAACTTACTTACCCGCGCTTGTCGTTTGCGATGAATTATGTCGCTTCATTCAACAAACCCAATTACCCTGCTCGGGTAAGTGCGGTTTTTTGGGTGGGTAAGTAGGCTCTTGGAACTATCGTGGGCGACGAGCGCGGCACTTGGCCAGCGGTTTCGCCATAGACCGGGATGGCTTCGCGTTCCAGGCGTAACAGGCCGACTGCTTGCGCGCCTCGTACTCGTCGTGGCGTCGCATCTCGCGTTCGAGCGCCGTGAGCATGTTGCGCGCGGAGTTCAAGTTGTCCCGGGCCGCCTGCGCCTCGCTCGGATCCTTGAACACGGGCTTGCCGTGGTGAGCTACGAACCATTTCAAGAAGTCGCTCTGTGCCATGCTGCGCCTCACGGGTCTAGGACGAGCACAGCAGCCGTGATCACAAACGCGACGGCGAGCGACGCGAAGAGAGACCAGCGCAGGTTCGTCATTGGGTGGTGAACCTAATTACCCTGAACCTTCTTACCCGCGCTGAATCGGCGAACGCGGTCTGACTTGGCGAGTTGGGATGCCGGCGCGGCGCGCGGCGCGATACATCGAGCCCGTCCCGCGGCTCTTGCCGTCCCAAAACACGAGGCAGTAGTTGGCCCCGAGCGCCGCCATTTTCTCGTTGCGTCTCGGGCCCGCGCGCTTGCCGTACACGCGCCAGTTGGCGGGGTGACGTTCTATCTTGACGCCCCTCCGGCGAGCCCACCTGTCGGCTATCGCGTCAGCGCCCGTCGGACAGGCGCCGTGCACGAGGATCAGGTTGGGTCGCAGCTTGAGGATGGCGTCCAAGCGTGAGTAGACCGCGCGCCGATCGGTCCAGAAACGCATCCCGGCCACGATGAGCCGGAAGCGCTTCACGTGCTTCTCGGAACGTACTCGATGACCTCGAACGTCACGCCAACGTAGCTTTTTCCGATTGTGGAAACGAGGCGGTCAGCGTCCGCCCGGGAGGCGTAGCCGCTGATGACGCCCGCTTGGGTCTCGAACGATGGCCCATAGGGCGTATCGCCGTCGATGACGAACATGCCCAGCTGCCAGCCGTCCGCGATGAGCAGCTTGTTCGTGAGCGTCTTCACGCGGATGAAGTGCAAGTTCATTCGTCCTCGTCGTCTCCTCGGCGCTTCACGACGCCCATCCACACGCCCATTTCGGCCATGACGATCACGCCCACGACCGCGCATGAGCCGACGAAGCCTAGGAAGGCGAGGTCACTGGCGATGCTCCGGAGCGCCTCGATGATTTGCGGGTCCATTCAGTCCTTGACGCAGGAGAGCGTCGTTGCTTCGCCTTGGGCGTTGGTCGTCCAGAAGCAGGTCTTGTCGAGGATCTGCCGGTGGCTGATCTCGACCTCGAAGCCGTCCGCGCGCGCGATCACGACACAGCCGGCGAGCCCGAGGCCGATGATCAGACCGGCTGCGCATCCGACGAGTGCGTAAGCGGATCGTTTCATTTCTCCAACTCCTCGTGCAGTTCCATCAACCTGTATTTGGTTTCCCTGTTTGCAATTGGGGCAATCCGCTGCTCGACCAAGGCGAGATAGTCGCGCTGTATGCGTTTTATGGTCGCTTCTTGCCTGTTCAGGACGGCTTGGATCAGGTGAAGCGCATCCCAGGCCGCGCCCTTCCCGAGACCGTGCGCCTTCTCGATGGCCTCCTGCAACAAGAGCATGGCAGAATGCTGTCGGGCCCGGTCGACTGACCTCTGCTGCGGGTCGATCACCGGTGGCACGCTACGTGTCACGGAGGGCTCGCTGTCGGGCTCGTTCGGGTCGTCCGTGTGCAGCGCGTACGTCACGCCGTCGACCTCCGTGCGCGCGACTTCGTGCGGCCGCGGAGCCGGAGGCGCGGGGCGCGTCATCAGGAAGGCTCCGCTCAAGCTGCGGTGGATCGCGCCCGTGTGGCCCTGTCGAAGGAAGCACGGGTGATCGTCCTTCCGGTCGCGCGGGAGCGCGCCGCAGCGCGGGAAACGCTCCTCTTGGATCTGGCGCCCCTGCTCCTCGGTGCAGTCCTCGCACGGGTAGCTCTGGAGGGCGCCCTTGTTCACCACTGTGCAGTCTTGCCTGCCTGCAAGGCCGTACTTGCAGCCGTGGAAGCGGCAGCAGTGCTCGGTGTGTACGTCTTTCACTGGGTGCACGCCTTGTCTCCACGGAACCAATCGGCGCCGTGCACCATCGACGAAACCACTTTAGCCACGCCATCTTCGACGACGGCGAGCCACTCTGACTTGACTTCGTGGTACAGCCCCCCCTTCTTCGGTGGGAAGCGGACGGAGCGCCTGACTTGGCCGCAACGCTTGCACACACGGATGCTCGCCACTTCTGCGCCCTCCGCCTTCAACAAGTCGCTGTCGACTCCCGAAAGATTCTTGTAAACCCAGCGATGCGGCCTGTGTTTGGATCGTCGAGTCCGCTCCTTCAGCGTTTTGGGCTCGGGCACGGTGTGCTCGACGTAAGACCCGACGCGGTGGCCTTGCATCTCGTCCATCAGGCGCTTCGCCGCGTCCCAGTCGGGCGCGATGAAGTACAGGGAGAACGTCCACGGCCCTCCATCAACGTCTTGCTGAAGGATTGGTTGAATCGGGCCGGTGTTGGTCAGCTGCGTCTCTGTCCAGTTCTCGTTCGCCTGGAACAACCAGAGATTGGCGTGCTCGGGGACGTAACGCACCACGCGCTCTTCGCCGATGGGCCGACCCATCCTCACGCCGGCTTCGACGGCGAGCACGAGACGGTCGGCGCTGTCGGACGCTTCGATCTGCGCAGTGTTGCAACGAACGGGAACGCCATTCTCCTCCAGCACGAAGACCTCGCGTTTACTTTCCATTTTGGACCTCGAACATCATCAGCGCTGCCTTGTACCAAGCACGGCGCTTCTCGGCGTCCGACGGGAACGGGATGGCGATCTTGAGACGCTCGGTGAAGTCGATGACGTCCATGAGCCAGTCCAGCCGCTCATTCGGCGGTTCGGGCTCCGGAATCACAAGCGCGAGCGGAGGCCCGACGGGCGCGATGTGATCGACCTTCGCCGGAGGCTCCTCGGGCACGTTCTCCTCTTGTCCGTCGCGTGCGCGGAGGAGCGTGTTCAAGTCCATCTTGTAATGTTCCACGTAGCAAAGCAGCTGGTCATCCGTCGGATGGTCGACGCCTAGCTCAAGCCGGGAGAGGACGGGCGCGGAGATCCGCAACGTGACGGACGCCTCGCGCTGCGTTTCGCCGCGTCGGATCCGTTCGGTCCGGAGCGCGATGGCGATGTCTGTCAGCGCGTGAGCGGCGCGCCCGTCGCCGCGCTTAAACGTTCGCGTGGGCGTCTTCAACGAAGCTTCGACCTGAGCAATCTGTTCGCGATTCAATTTGGTCGAATCGATGACGTCGGACGCCTTGACGGGCGGAGGTTCCACCTTGGGCTGCTTCACGACGATGACCTTGGCCGGTTGCATCTGCTTGGGATGCGAAGGCGGTTCTGTCGGAGCCGGCTCGGGCGTCGTCATTCCGACTATTTGGCCGTGCGAATGGGCGCCGGTCGGCATCTGATCCGAAGGCGTCATGCGAATCATCGAAGGGAGCGCCGTACGCGCGGGCGGGAGCTCTGTTTCCACGGGCTCCGGCTTCGGCGGAGGGACGACTTTTAGGCTGATGCCTCCCTTGATCTTCACGACGTCGGCGATCGTTGCTCCGCCCTGCGTGGCGCGCCTCACCGTTTTGTCGAAGTTCTTCAGAAGGCTTTCCATCCGGTCCGCGCGCGGGTAGATGTCGTTCCAGTAGGCGAAGCCGTCGTGGTTGCTCTCGTACAGGACGCCGCAACCGCGCGCCGTCGTGTTCAGGATCTTTCCGAGGCGCGGGCGTGGTGACTTGCGGTCGCGGACCTCAACTTGGTCGCCCTTCCGGAGCGTGTCACGCCAGGCCTTAATCAGAAGGCGCTCGCCGTCTTCAATGGCCATCACTGTGCACCAGCCTTGAAGCCGTTCGGGCACTCGTGGAGGCCGCAGAAGGCTGCCAGCGCCGGGTCGTCCAAGTCGTCGCTCTTGTCGTAGTTCTCGCTCATCAGACCCGTTTCGAGCTGTGGAATCCCAAAGATGGCCCCGAACTGCTTCAGGGCGAAGATGCGTGTGACGCCGGTGACGTCGTTGTCGCTCTTTTCGAGCATCTCCGTGTCCTGGTTCCAGGTCTTCCGCGCGTCGATCAGCTTGATGACCGAGGTCGCCAGCTGGATGGAACAGTGGATGCCGCTTCCGCTCGCGAGCCCGCCACGGTGGACCTCCTCCGGCTCGAAGTGGTCAACGGGATTGAGCTGGCAGGGCGCGTCCGGATTCGTACCGATGACCGGGTTGAGCTTGGCGACCCCGTACGTGCGATCACTCCAGTCGTGAATAGCCTCAAGGATGCCCGCCAACTGCTCCGCCGAGAAGTCGGGAGAGATCTGAATCTCGGTGGGGAGGTTGACGCCGGGGCCCTGCTGGACCGGCGGTTCCACGACCGGACACGGCTCCGCGGGCGTTCCCGCGGGCGGTTGTTCGACCGGCATGCTGCAGCCAAAGACTAGGAACGCGATTGTGATGATGGGGATGAGCTTGTTCATGTTCCTAAGCATAACCTTTCCCTTCCAGGCGTCGAGAACTTTTTTGACCTGTGGAATCTTTTTTTGAGTCTGTGGATATTAGGCTGGATCGTCGGGCTTCTCGTTCGCCGGGTTGGTCTGAGCCTCGTGGAAGCGATCTGCGCGCTCGATGGCAACGGCGAGCGTTTGGCAGGCCAGGGCGTACTCGGCCACGGCATTGTCCAGCTCCTGCTTCCTTCGTGCAACGCGCGCCGTCGCGATGGCGATCCGCTCGCTCGGGGTCGGCTCGCCGGGGAAGGCTTGCGCCTCCTGGCTCACGACTTCACCTGGAATTCGGTCGCCACCAGCTTCATCGCGGCCTCGTAGCCCTCGTTATTGTTGGCCGTGAAGAGCTTCCCGCGGAAGTCTCCGATGCGTTGCGCGTTCCACCCCGCGCGCGTAGCGGCCGCGCGGACGCGAGCCATCACGGCATACACGCTCTTTTCGCACCCCACGAGGTCGACCGGGGGCAAGTTGCTCTTTGCTGCTTCCAATCTCTTCTTCCTTTCTGTGTAATATTCCAACTCGTCTTCGCCAAACTCTTCCACGGCCACGATGGCCGAGCCAACGAGCGCCTGGAGGCGATTCAGCTCCTCCGGCGTGTAGGGCGTCTGGCCCGGCATCATCTTCATCAGTAGTGCCTTTCCACGTTGGCCGGGTTGTGCGGGTCGAAGACCCGAAAGCCGTTGCACTTGATCTGCTCGTCCACCTCGTGACAGACCAAGATCTTCAACCCGCGCCGAAGAAGGTCCGCGTCATCTTCCATAGGTAAGCGCGCGAAGTTGGCCGTGATGGTCGTCGTGCAATACTGGTTGTCACGGTCGGCGACGTCCGCCGTGACGACAATCCCATTGAACGTCAACGACACCATCTTCACCTCCAGGAGAAGGGTCCCGAGCGCGATGTGCGGAGGCAACGATTGGCTTGGAGGGCCGCTGGGGTTGATCACGTCAGGCCCGACTCGATGTTGGCAAGCCGACGGTTGTGCGAGACGTTCGCCGTGCAATCGGCGTAGTGCTGGATTGCCGCCAACATCGCCCGCTTCGCTCGCCGTTGGTTGGCGAGTGACGTTGCGAGACTCTTGGCCGCCATCGGCTTCATGGAGAGTCGTTCGGCCGGGCTGAGGAGGTCGAAGCCCTTGGGAACGCAGTTGCCCAACGGCTTCTTCTGCCTGGGGAGGGCTCGGACGTTCGAGCGCGTGATCTCGTAGCCCTTCGTGCCCTTGTCGACCAAGAAGATATCAACCACGACGTTGCCGTTGGGCAGCTTCGGTACGGTGATGCGGCCGGTCGTCCCCGCACGAAAGCGGATGTATTCAGCCACGCCGCCATCGAGGTCGCGCACCTTCGACTTCTCCTCCTTCACCAGGCGGATCTCCGTGCCGACCTTCAGCGGCGCGTAGCGCGGGCGGACGTTGCGTTTGCCAGTCAAGATGCCTTCGCTTTCTTGGACGCTTTTTCGCTCTTGATACGAGCGATCAGCCTCCCTGTGGATTCGTTTATGTCGTGCGCGAGTTTTCGGAGTTGCTTGATCAGGTTGGCAACCGCTGTTTCAGGTGTCCTTCCATGCACAGTTACTTCGCACCCAGGGCTGAGCGGCGAATAGCTGGCGCACCATCGGCTTGCGATCCAAGCTCCATCATCGGCGTCAAAACCAACATTCGCATCTGGCCAGATAGTTATAACAGCCAAGCCCATCGTGGCTTTCAACTGCCAAAAGTCGTTGGAGTAGTCCTCTTTGGTCCAAGTGAAATTCAAGCCGTTCACCCGCATGGACCGCGCCAAACGAAGTTTTTCAGTCACGCCTTCCATCCCTTCGGAGGCTTCCAGCCCTCCGCCAACGCCGTCTTCGCCCAATCGGGCAACGGCTTCGCTTGTTTCAGAGCTGCCTTCGCGAGACGGAGCGCGACGCGCGCCCCGGCCTCTGTCTCCCAAAACGTGCTCGTGTCATCCCGGTCGGAGCCCGGAAGGCCCATCACCGCCTTGCTGGCCGCCCAATGCTCCCAAGCGTCTCTGTCTTCGGGCGGCTCTTCTCCTCCGTCGTTCTTGTCCTGTCCAAGATATCCACCAAGCTCGCCGTCCGAGAAAGCCCACTGGATTCGAAAACGGCTCGTGTCTCCCATGCGCTGGGTGACGATCAGCGTGTCTTTCATTTGCAAACCGTGATTGGATGCGGACATTGGCGCGAACGGCGACAATCGTCATACATGCGCGCTACAAACATTCCAGCGAGCATGTATGCGATCAGCCCCACAATTCGCGATGCCTTTTCAAAATTCATCTTGCCTCAGGGTAACTAGGTTGGATGCCTTGCTTGAGCTGAATGGATTGCCACTCGCCTTCTTCGAACACCGGTGGCCGTGAAATCCAAACGCCGTCGCGTCGAATCTGGGCCTTGGCGTACCACAACCACGCGGCTTGCCGGAAGGCGAGCGAGAGTTTCACCCGCGCCTCGTCGGGTACGGATCAAAGTGGTCCAGTTCCACGCCGAAGATAAAGGCGACTGCTTCGAGCGTTTCCACCTTGATTCGAAGTGCGCGCCGTTCGTCTTCGTCGTCCTCGCGCCTGTAAGCACGTTCCGCGTCATCACGGACTTCCTGGAGGCGCGCCTTCTGTTCCTCGTTCATAGCGGAGCCGCCCCAATCAGCTTTTGGAGCCAGATCAACGCCTTCTCTTCCGGCGAGCTCCCTGGCTCCGTGTGGTTGACGGTGTGCATGGTTTCGATCCCGTCGCGCGCGTGCCCGATGACGGCGGCGAGCCCGCGCCGCAGCTCCTCGTCGGTCGCGAGCGGCAGGATGATCTTCTCGCAGATTTGCACCTGCAAGCGCCGGGATGCGCTGCCTGCGAATTTGCGCTTGATGCTATCGGCCACAAATTCGGCGGTCGAGTAGAGATCGAACGGCGTGAGCCGGTCCATCAGCCTATCTCCGCGTTGTTGATTTGAACGGTGAAGTATCGGGTTGCCAACGCCATCGCGGCCTCGCCTTGGTCGTCACTTCGATCCAACTCCAAGAACTTCTCCCGGAGTAGCGCCCATTGTGCCGTCGTCCAGCCCTCTTTCATTGCGGCGCGCCGGCACGCGCCGAGGATGAAGAACACGTTGGTCGCACGAATTCCGACGAACGTGACCTGTGGTCGATTCGTCGGGATGCCGTCCTTGTCGACTGTGATTGCCATATTTGCCTCAGTGGATGGTCGGAAGCCGGACAAGCTCGCCCGGCACGAACGGGAGGATGTTGCCGAGCACGAGCCATTCGCCGTCGTACACGGCGAGCGCTCCAACTTCGTAGCCCAGCATGTTGAGTTGCCCCGTCACTAAATTGCGTGCGTGCTTCGGATCCGCGCTGGCAAAGTCACCCATCCAACGCTTGAACGTTGGCTCGCCCGGCACGCGGAATTCGAACTTGACCGTGTACTTTCCGGTGAACTGGTGCACGGCTCAGAACTCCTTCACGTGCTTGCGAAGTTCCTTGGCCACGGAGACGTCGAGCATTGGGTGCGCCGCGCGTTCTTCAGCGCCAAGCTCGCCTTCCAGAGCCACTTCCAAAACGTGGATGGCTTGGCTGGTTTTTAGGCCTTGGTCCTTCTCAAGGGCGAGCGCCGACAAGTATCGCAGAGCGTCGGCGATGGGCGTCTCAGAAGCGGGCACATGGCGCTTCTGCCAGTCTTCGATGAAGAGAACCAGGCGCGCCGTCGGTTCGTTCTCGCACTCTGGCGAATAGCGCTGCATGTCCCAAGCCACCGAGCGGGGGTCCTGGCGTGTGATCTCGTCTTGGTAGCCATTCTCCACGGCTTGGTCCAGGAGTGCATCGACGCCGGATTGCGTGATGGGCGTACGGGGCTTGGAGAACTTCTGTGCTGGCGGTGGCTTATGAGTTGGCTTGGTCATTGGTTTTCCTGTTTGGTTGGAAAGAGCTCTTCGAGCGTCGCGCCTTTGAAGAACAAGCAGCAGCCGTCCGGCCCGACCAAGTACCCGTCCGGGTCCTGACGCGGCCGAGATCCGACCTTGCTCTTCGCCGCCTTCTGGGCTCGTGGAAGCGTCGTGTAGTGAAGTGTCGTGCCCGCGCTGCCGGGCTTCGTGACGTACCGAAGCGTGATGCTCCGAACGTTCTTCTTGAGGATGGCGCCGCTGTGTCTCACCGTTCCCATTCCTTTTTCGCGAGGGGAGAGAAGTAGGCCTGCGCGCTCTTCAGAACGCGCTCGCGGTCGTCATCGTTGAGTTGCCCGAGGATGCCGATGACGTCGGTCAGCGCCTTGGCGGCCACCTCGTGCGGGTCCGGCGGCGGCGGCTTCGGCGCGGGCGTCGGTTTGCTCTTTACTTTCGGGTTCATTGCTGGTTTTGGTTCCACGTTGCTCTCCAGGCTGCAAATGGTCGGTCGTTCACTTCTTGTATCTGGCTTCGAGCATTCGAAGTTCAGCGGTGCATCGGTCGGCTTGGTCTTGCTTCCGCGCGTATTCGTCGGCCGCCAGGAGGAGGCGACGCTTTGCGCCTGCCAACTCGATGCGAGCCACCTGCTCGTTTCCGCGTGCCCGTTCGAGAACGGCGGCATTTAGTCGTTGTTGCTGTTTTGCGAACTGGGGTGCGTCCCGTGGTTGCGTTGCTTTCCGGGCTGGCATGTTGTTGCTGTTCCTCGAATGAGTGGAGCGTCCCGGGCGTGGTGCGCGTCGCCGGGGCGCGATAGGACGACTGTCTGGTGAAATGTGTTTACTGGGTTTGCGCCTTCTTGGCTGATCAGGCGTTTTCTGTTCCCATAGCGGCGTGCATCGCCTGTGCCAATTCGTCGATTGCGGCCATGGGCACGCTCTCTCGCTCTTGGCTACGGATTACGCCAAGAGTGAATTGGTCCACGACAGCCGCGCGTATTGCGGGCACCATTATGTGCCAACACGGCCCCCACTCGCGTCGGATGCGAGCGGCGAAGTTTGCGAGTTGCGCACTGTCGTTCCAGTACTTTTTTGCGTCAGCCACGGGTGGCCTTCAGCTCGCGGACTTCACGGAGCATGTCCACCAGCTGGGCCTCGGCGTCTTCGAGGTTGGCGATGAAGTCGGTTTCCGTCTCGCACGAAACCGCGCACTCCAGAGCGATGGTGATTGCTTTGGAGGAGGTCGCGATGTCGTCCGCGAGTGCTTGGCGTTCTTCGAGTTGTTCGGTTGTCATGTGTGTCGGTAGGTATAGTGGATGCGCGGGAGGGCGTCGAGCGAAAAGTCAACGCTATGGAAAGAAAGTTCGTTTTGTGGATGTGCATTGGGGTGTCCGAGCGGCGTGTGCATTCCGAGCCGCCCAGACATGGGCGCCGCACGGGGGTTTTTCCAGAAAACATCCACAGTGGGGTGGGTAGGCGTGGCTAATCAAGCCATGTTGTCCAGTTTCGTAGGCAATTTGGACACTATATAGCTATATACGTGGTGTGTGGGTGGTAGGTAGGTAGGCACGACACCATAGACCATCCACGATAGCGTACGCTAGGCGCTAGGGTAATAGGGTTACACTGTATAGCTATAGGGTAATAGGGTTAGGCGTAACGCTCTTACCCTAGGGTAATTGGGTTAGACGAGCGGCCGACTCGATGTAACGCTCTTACCATTCCACTGTAACCCAATTACCCTAATAGGCTCTTCTTGCCGAGGTGCTGTCGGCCCTACTCTAATAGGGTAATAGAGTTACATAGGGTAATAGGGTTACTCGATATATGCATTATCTTATGGATATTACTATTGCAATCCTCCTAATAGGGTAATAGAGTTACGTACGCGCTGGGGAGCCAGAAGTTTTCCCAGGGCCATTTCAGGTCCGTACGTGACCGTTGTCCACGATACGTACACAATCGGCAATTCCACCCCAATTACCCTCTCTGTGTAACTTGACTTACCCTCGGGAGCCGAGAAACGCCACAAATTCTCCATCCAGGCGACCTCCGCTTACCCACAAAATGGTGGCGTTTGGCAGGTGGATGCACCATGGACCGGGATGGCCAAGGCGTGCCTGCAGGATGTGTGTGCCGGACAATCCACGGGGTTTCCGGAGCCGAGATTTGGTCAATTCCGAGCCTTCGAAAGCGGAACAACGAAGCGCTCCGGAGGCGTTCGAGAGCGTAAAAGAACACACGTACGCGCAAACGGCGGGCAGCGTAGAACGGCGGAGGCTATCTCGGTTCGTTCGGTTCTGGTGGTGATTCTTCCAAGGGGTTGGGTGGACGAGGAGGCGCGGAGCGGCGGAACGATGGGAATCGGCGAAAGGGCGAATTTGGGCGCTTAGGGCGTTTTGGCACAGAACGATGGCAAGAATCGTCTCGGCGGGCTCCGCACACTCTCGTCCATGAGACGATGCGAAAACGCCGTAACGGGCCGTTTAGGCACAAGGCGTTGGCTTTCTGGAGGCGAGCGCTCAAGCGCTCGGTCGATTCTCATCGGCCGTTGGAGCGCGGAGACGCTAGGAGGCGCTTAAACGCGCTTCCGGAGGGCGGCGTGGAGGACGGGCTGCGGGAAGCGCGAAAGCGCGCAGAAGGGCACAGCGGAACGCAGGAAAGCCGGAAAGGGCGGGTTAGGCTCCTTCCGGCTTCGGGTCGTTTCTCTTTTCCGCTTTCGGGGGCTCGGCTACTCCATCCAAGGGGAGGGCGAGCGACGTCTAACCCAATTACCCTAGACGAAACGGCGCGCTAGGGCGCGTCTTCGGCAGCTATTGCAATCAACTCTTGGAAACTCGGACGTTCGGAGCGCGGAGGAGCTTACGAGGCCACAAGCGAGCTTCCCTGGGGTGTGCTCGAAATGGGTGGCGCGGCCTGGAAGGCTGGCGGCTATGGGCGTTTTGATCCGTTCGAGACGTTCGAGCCGCTCTTTGGAGGCCTTCTCCTCGCAGGCCGCGCACGGGATGGCTAAATGCTCACACTCTTTGCACCAATTGTTGGACATTTTGCCCTCTTTTCACCCTAAGATCCAGCGCTCGGACTCGTAAGCGCGCTGGATCGTCGCTTCTTTCTCGGCGATGGCGGCTAGTTCGCTCGGTTTCGCCGTCCGTCGTTGGGACTTCAGCGCCCTTAGCGCTCGGTCGCGCCTCTTCCGGAGCGTCTCCACGGCCTTTGCTCGGCTCATTGCGCGGTCCTCCTGCGTCTTCGCGGCTTAACCTTGGGCGTTCCTCGCTCTAGGATGTCGATTACGTCAGCGATCGTCGCCTCTTGGGAGTCGAATGCAATAGATATTGGCTCGTGGCGTTCTCGGGCCGTTACGCACCCAGAGAAGACGAAGGCGGGCAGCGCGCCGTTCGTGTTTCTGCCCGCTTCGAGTCTCCGGCGAGCGCGCTCCTGGCGCTTCCGGGAGAGTTTCCCGACCTTTCTCCCAAGGAGGTAGGCGAGCCGAAGGAGAATCGGCTTCACTTTCCGTCCTCCACGAACCACCCTTGTCGGCGGAGCGCCTCGCGAGCGCGCTCCCAAGTGGAATAGTCGCCGATTCGGCGCGCGCCGATGTAGGCGGTGTGCCAATCGTCCGCCGCGGAAACGATACGCGCGCTCATTTTGCCGTCCGAGGGCGGAGGTAGTCCGCGAATTGCCGGGCGATGTCGGCCACGAAGGAGCGAAGGAGGCCGGTTTCCGCGGTCGCCTTGTCGACGTCGCCATCGTGCTGGCGGAGCGCCGCTAGCGCTGCCTTTACGGGGCTCATTCGCCCCTCCGGACGTCGCGCCGAAAGCTTTTTACAGACTCGTAGAGGAGCTCTAGCGCCGTTTCAGCCGCTTCTAGCTGGTCTAGGAGCTCCTTCTTGGAATTTGCCTCGGAAGCCCAAAGGAGCGGGCCCGATACCTGCTCGTGCGCCACTTTCGAGAGCGCGCGCGCCTTATTCTTGTCGAATTCTGCCACGGGATTCGGGGGATTGAGGCGGTGAATCTCCTGAAGGCGCTTATTCCTTGGGAGTTTGTTGGAATCGCTCACGACGCCACCCCGAGCTTGGCTAGAACGTTCTCCAACGCGGCCCGAGCGGGCCAAGAAGCGGGAAGCGAGGCGATCCGCGTCTGTACGAGCGCTTCCAAAGCCTCGCGTTCCGCGGCCGTTAGGTGGATCGGCGTGGTCCGCTTGGCCTCGGCTTCCTTCTGCGCGTCCGCCTCCTTTTTTAGGACTTCCGCGATGCGCGCGGCCATCGTTTCCGGCTTCTTGGCGGTGTATCCGTGCCAAACGAAGCGCACGTCTGGACTCGACGGCGCGCCGGAGAAACGGACTTCCGGGGTCCGGAGCGCCGGGAAGCCGGGAACGCGGAGGATTTGAAGAAGCGGTTCAATCGTCGCGCTCCATCCGAGCGCGGTAAGGGCGGAGGCGAGGGCGAGGAGGAGGGCTTTTTTGGTTTCGAGCTTTTCCATTTTCTTGTCCTTGGGCTTTCGGAGGCCGTCCGCCGGCCTCGAAGAGAAACCTAATCCTTCTGCTTCCACACGTCGAGAACTTTTTTGCTCTCGACCAATCTTTTTGACGAACTTTGTAGATTAGGCTCTAGCCGACGGGGTGGATGCCGAATCCGCGGCCGTTCGCCGACGGGCCGCGCGTAGCGAGGCCGTTTTTTACCATTCGCTTGAGCGTTGCGTAGGTGAACTGGTGACCGTTCCGCGTGTAGAGGTGGCCAATCGCGCGGTGGATCCGGAGCGCGTTGAGGCCCGGGTTCTCCCGGACGAATTCGAGGAAATGGCGCGTCTTCTTGGTCATTCTTGGCTTATTCATCTGTCTGCCTTCCAATTACTGGCAATCCAAGGCCGTATCGCGCTCGCAAGCGTCGAAAGCCCATTCATAGGTGGAGTCAAAGTCGAATTCCTCGCCATCGACCTCGGAGGCGAGCGCCTCTTCACCGGCTAACGCGCACGGGGAATCGGCCCAAGACATCAGAATATGGCTATCCGGGAGCGATTGCTCGCGTTCGTCGTCGCATTCCTGGACGACGACCCAGCCGAAAGAGGTCTGGACGACGTAGCACGCGCCGGAGGCGTGGGCGGAAGCGATGGCGCTTTCGTAGCTAGTCGCTCGTGCCTGGGCCGGGCTGGCCGAAACGAGGATGACGAGGGCGAGGATGGCGAGGATGGCGAGGATGAGGTTTTTCATGGTTCTAACGCCGAAAGCCTCCAGACCCTAGGGCGCGGAGGCGAGCGGGAGCGGAGCGCGTTAGCCCCAGAAGACGACCGCGAAGCCGAGGGGGCGCGCCGGCTTTACGCCCCAGGCGCGCATCTCGGAGGCTAGCTCCTCTGCGGCCTCTTGAGTCGTCGTGAAGATCTTCCCGTCGATGACCTCGACGCAGCGCGGTTCCGTCTCCGGGCTGTATTCGAGGTGGATGCCATCCGCGAGGTCGATGACGATCTTGCGGTTCTCGTTTGCGTCGGTGTGGGTCGTGATGTCCATGTAGATAGGTATACGGCCGTTGCTTCCACAAGTCGAGACTTTTTTTGTAGGCGCGGTCGATTATATCTACTTTGTGGAAAGTAGGCTCTAAAAGAACTCGCGTGAATCGACGGCGCACCCCGGGAAGCGAGCGCGAGCCGCTCGACACGCGCCGACAATCGCGCGCGCCTCGGGAACGGTCCACGAGCGCCTTCCGCCCGCTTCCCGCCTCGCCCGATCGACGTCGCCCGAGACGATGGCCCGGGCGACCGTAATGCCCAGGAGGCGTTTCACGACGCCTCCAATTGGGAGCGGAGCCAAGCCTCGTATTCGGCCTGTTCCTCGGGCGAATTCGTGCCGCCGTTTTCCAATACCTGGATGGCGACCGCGGGAAGGAACTCCCGACCGATCGAAAGGCACTGATTCTCGAATTCTGGAGTGATCGAGGCCTTGGGCGATTCCTGGACCGCTACTGGGCCTAGAATCACCGCGTGCCAATAGGTGGTGGAACCGGGAAGGAACGGGAAGACGATGGTTTTATCGCCCTCTACGCGGAACGTAGCCACCCGCGCGCCAGAGGCGAGTACGCCGGCCGCGCGTAGGACGGACGCTAGGGTCTTCGAGTCCGAGAACGCCCCGTTGGGGATCTCGACGTCCGGGCCTGTGTCGTTCGTGGAGGGCGCGATCTTGTGGACGTAGCGGACGCTATATTTGGACATTTATGTGGTCTCCTAACGCCGAAAGCCCCCGGGCCGGGAGGCGCGGAGGCGAATCGGCGCGGCAGGCGGCTTTCAGAAACCGGCCGTAAGGCGCTTGGCTTCGTCGTTCGCGGCGCAGAGGACCACAAAGTGGAGGTCGGAGCCCTCCGGGTAGCCCGTCGAGCCCTTGAATCCGTAGGTGGCCATCGCGATTAGCTGGTCTTTCGTCCAGCAACGGTCGTTGGCGATGGCGATGCCTTGGGCGCGAGCGGTGGCGGTTTCGGTCGACTCGGTGGCGGTGGTGTTGTCCATGTAGATAGGTATACGTCCGCTGCTTCCACAAGTCGAGAACTTTTTTGGAGGTGTGGAACTTTTATACCTACTTGTGTAGGTTTTGTGGAGATTCCGCGACGGGCTCGGCCGGGTAGACTGTGGCAAACCCCGTCCGGTGCCCGAGCGCCCGCTGGGAGCCGTCCTCGAATACCGCCACTTTGTAGCCGGATACGCGCGCGTTGGCGACGTATGCCACGGTTTTAAGCTCTTTCGACTCGTCGGAGGCGCGTAGGCGGTCGCCCTTCCGGACGTTCCCGACCGGGATGAGCTTCACAGGACACCTAGGTCGGCCGCGGCCGCGATAAGGGCCTGTATCTCTCCGTCCGAGCGGCCCTTGATGGCGTCTTCGTCGAAGAGCTTCCGGATGCCTAGGAGGGCGACTAGACCATTTTGTTCGAGGGCTCGACGGGCCTTCTCGGCCGCCTCTTCGGCGCGCGCTTTCGCGATGAGCTCGGGGTCGACGATGAGCTCTGCGCGGTTGAACTTTTCTCCGGATCGTTCGATGAGGTCCGAGCGGTTGAACTCGCGCTCGCTTGCCCCTTCCCACGTTCCCTTGACGAAAATGCGAGCTTTAGTGACGCGGGTGACCTTCGCGGTGGCGTATTCCCACCCATAGAAGCGGAAGCGCCCTTGGCGCGCGCGCTTGATGAGGACTTCGGTGGCGATAGCGCTAGAGGCGATGGAGTCGATGGCGTTTAGGGTCTGGATCGGGAGGGTCATTTGCTGGAACCTTTCTCGTTTTTGGCGGCTTTCGCATTGAGTTCGGCCATTTGGGCCTTTTGGGCCAATCGGAGGGCGGTGCGCGCTTGGATTCGGAGGGCGGTTAGCTTCGGGTTGGTCGTGTTCTTCATCGAAAGTAGGTATAGGCCCGATGCTTCCACAAGTCGAGAACTTTTTTGTAGCGTCCCAATCTTTTTTGGAAACTGTGGATTATTTGGCGCCTTCGCGCCGGAGGAACCATTCCACGAAGTCTTCGCCCTCCTTCGGGCCTTCCGTTCCGTCCGGAAGGAGCGCGCTAGCCGGCTCCGGAGCGCCCTTCCGCGCGCCCTTGGAGAGCGTCGGAGCGTGGGCCATGTGGGGCGGTAGCGGCGCGCCTACGTGGCTTCTCGTGCGCTTAACGCCTACGAACCGCGCGCTCATCGTTCGACCGCCGCGAAGAGGGCGCGAACGGCCTCGGCCGCTTCCGCGTCCGTGTAGATCTTCTTTCCGGAAAGCGCGTTCATCGCCGGGAGCGGCTTCCAGCCTTTCGTGGTTAGGGTCGCGGCGAAAGTCTTCCCGCGCCTGTACTCGTCCGCGCCCTCTCCGTTGACGAGGACTAGGACGGCCTTCTTTCGCCCGGGGATGAAGGCGACGTCCACGAAGGGAGCGCCGGCAGGGCGAGGGCCGCGCTGGGTCTTTTTGAAGTTATCGGCCACGAGCCGAGTGACTTCCGAGCTAGCTAGATCGCTAATAGAGGCCATTTTCACGCTTCTCCTTGGAGTTTGTAGGCGTTCGGGCCGCGCGAACCGGTCAAAGTGATGACTTCGTCCATTTCGAGCTTCCCCATCATCCGGTCGAAGCGCTCATAGGCCACATCCGGGTAGCGCGCGCTGACCGTTTTCCAGATCTCTAGGTGCTTCCGAACGCGGAGGTGGAGAGAGTCCTTGATCGCTTGGACTAGGAGGGTGTCGGTGGTCATTTCAGAGGCTTTCTTGGAAGGAGGGGACGCGAGCCGCGCGAAGCGCCTCGGGCGAGAAGCCGATGGCCGCTAGGTACCAATCGAAGCCGATCGTTCCCATCGCGACGGGCGTGGAGTCGGTTCCGGTTTCTTCGGGGGCTCGGCGGGTTTCGGCGTCCATGCCCTATAAGTACGGCTTCTGCTTCCACAAATCGAGAACTTTTTTGCCTTCCACCAATCTTTTTTGTAGTTGGTGGAAGATTGTGGCTAGCGCCGATAGAAGACGATCTTGAAGACTCCCGTCCCGTCCCGTAGCGAATCCTCTGCGATTCCGACCGGCCCGCCTAGGTCCGCGTACGCGGCCGAGATCGGGGCGAGCTTCAGCGTCTTCCGGAGGCCGGCCGCGACTAGGACCGCTTCCGCGACCCCTCCCGAGTAGGAGCACATCAGCTGGACGGCCGATTTGGCCTCCGGCTCGACGAACGAAACGAGCGCGGCCCCTCCGATCTTGGGGTCGCTTCCCGTGTAGGCGACTAGGCGAGCGGAGCCGGAGAACGCCCGGCTGTGGGTGGTAGCGCGCGCCGAGAAAACGACCGTTCGCGAATCCTCCCACGAATGGGAAACCGCTTTCTTCGCGCTCACGGCTTCACCGTGGGGTTTAGGGCGAGTAGATCTCCGGAGGCCATCTCCGGGCGAAGGAACGCGAGGGCGCGCCCTCCGGCCGCGGGCCCGTCCCAGTAATACTCCTCCGTTTCCGTCTCCTCGTGCATCTCTTCGTCGTCACCCGTCGGAACTTCCACGTGGACCCCGAGGCCGATTCCGTCGAGAATCGCCACCGCGAGGTTCCCGTCCACTTCGAGGTAGCCAATAATCGGCTCGGAGCCGTCCGGAAACGCCTCGCACCCGGCGTAACCCATCCAATCGGTCGACTGGAACGGGGCAAACTTCACGGCTTCTACCACTTTTTCGGCTTTTTCCATCGTCTTCTCTCCTTCGGGGCGGCTTCCCGCCGGTTCGTTCGGCGACAGGAGAGACCATAAGGCTTCTGCTTCCACAAGTCGAGAACTTTTTTGGTAGCGCCGTTCTTTTTCTCAACTTTGTGGATATTAGGCTGGATCCGCCTGCCGTGGGCGGTAGCGCTCGGAGTCGCGGCCCGTTCCGCCTCTTACGGGCAATCCGCGGAAGCTAGCCGGGCGGACTCGTGGCCGAGTCGGAGCGGTCCCATGCAGAGGGACGTTCCGTCGCGTCGCTGCCGAATTCTGCCAAATTCTGGCTCAGCAACGGCAAATTTGGAAAATTAGCCAGGAATCTGCAAAAATCAGGTCGGTCGGCCGCTTTTGTGTGTGTGGTGGTTGCGCGGCGAATCCGAGCGATTCTGACTTTCAAAGGCACAAATTCTGCCTATTCACAAGTGTGTGCGTTAAATTCGAGCCGTTTTCTGTGCACACATTCACAGGGCAACGCGGGCGCGGAGCGCTATATATAGGCTTCCAACTCCGAGCGCGCCTAGGGCTAATTCGCGATGCATTTAGGCCTGGTTTTTCGTTGGAATCCGCGCCTGATTCTGCAGGCGTTTTCGGACGGAATTCCGAGGTCTTTTCGCTCCAAATTCGGGAGGGCTTTTCGCTGGCAATTCCGAGGCTTTTTCGGCTGCATTTCCAACCCAAACTCGGCGGCAATTTCAGGCCATTTTCAGCGCCATTTTGGGACCAAATTCAGACTGATTTCCAGGCCATTTTTCGAGCCATTTTGCAACCAAATTCCAAGTTGAAATCCAGACAAAAATCCACAAAATTTCAAACTTCAAATATCATGTATGCAACGCTTTTCAAAACCATTTTGTGGATTTTTTTGGTCATTTTGATTTGCAAACTCCCGTTCCGCCGCAACGCTCGCAATCGGCGCGCGGCCCGTCCCACGTAGAATCGCAGCCACAACGGACTGGCGTTACGCGCACCATGCAACGCGGGCAGAAGACGTCGAGATCGCCGAGCGAACCCTCGCAAGTACTACAGGTCATCGCGCGTCCGCCTTTGTCGATTGCCACATATGGCAAGTCGTCTTCCATAGACTCCCAATCATCAATCTTGGAGCGCGCGCGGTCTAGCTTGCTCGCATCGACCTCTGGCCTTGGAAGTTTTTTGACATTCATCGTGGGCGTCTCTGGAGAGAGAATGCGCCCCTTTTTTGGTCCGCCGGTAAGTGGCAAGTCGGGGTCGAACAATCGGTCCAGCGGATCGTCGATGGCGAAAGCAACTTTTTCACTCGGGCCAGAAGCAGGATCGACCCCAATATGAAGCCCTTTCCAGCGTACTTTGCGCCTGGAAACGAGCGGTGAGTTCAATTCGCCGCCGCGCGCTCGATCCTTGAATTCACTGATCTTCATGCTTTTTTGCTAGGTAGAAGACGAGCCGACTTCAAGCTGATCACACGCCCCAAATTCTTGCAGAAGCGGCAATCAATACCGCGACGAAAAGAGGCGTGTGATCCGGAGCGGTCGCCAACGTATTCGTATGGGCACCGCTCGTGCTCGACGATGTAAAGGTGCTTCGCGCCAACATCCACCAGCACTGGTTGACCAGACCTGTCACGCCGGCCGTCCCAAACGGTGAAGTGTAGATCGCCCACCTCGCCGCCGTGGAAGAATCCCTTCAGCTGGACCAGATCGGCTTCCGACGCTTTGTATTCGGCGCCTGCTGGAACCCACAAGGCGTGCGTGCCAAGAAGCGTCTTGGCGACTTTGCTGTCGCCGCGCGTAGCGTCAACAAGCGTTGGGAACGGGATCCGAAGCGATTCCCAAGGCTCTGCGGCGGGGAACTCGCCCAGGTATTCTTCAGCGAAGCGCTTGTCAGCCGTCGTGTCCGGAAAAGCGCCTTCCGTGCCCTTTGGCAGCGGTAGCGTCTCGGCTGCGTCGGCCCGCGCCTTGTCCAGGTCGAGCGTCACGGGCAGCTCTTCGGTTCGCTCCGGCATCGGATTATGCCGCGTGCAAGGGCAGTGGTAGCAATAGCCGATCGGCAGCTCAGGCTTCGTGCCGCGTAACGTCGCGCGCTCGTCCGGGCCGGAATGCTCCTCTACCAGGTGGCCGCAGTCGCAGCGCTCCAGGATCTTGGTCCGCTTGCGCGCGATGAAGTTCTCCACCTCGGCGCAGATCTCCTCCTGCGTCCGCTTCCGGAACTGGCGCCGAAGTTCGTCCAACTTCATGGCGGCGGAATGCGCTGCGATAGGTCCCAAACGAAGTCGGTGAAGTCGTCCAGGGCCTGCTCGGTTCTGCCTGTCGAATCGTCGATCATCAGATCTAGTGGTGTTCCGACGCGACTCAGATTGTGACCCTTGAGCCGATCGAATTCAGCGATCAGGTCCTTGTCGTCGATGGCCAGCGTTAGCAAGTCCACGAACGTGTCGTTGGCGAGCGCCTTCCCGAGCGCTTCGCCTCTCACGATTGCACCTTGGCACGCCGACGATAGACCAACGCGAGCACGACCCATGTGGTGTTCGCCCAGAACACCAGCGCTCCCATTGACCAGCTGTACCACTGCGACAGCCCGAAATAGTAGAACAGATTCCAGAAGCCCCAAATGCTGAACCAGATTGTGGGCAGGATGTTGACGCCCGACAGCTTCTTGTCGAGGTGCAGCCGGCGGACGTTCGAGGCAATGAAGAGCGCGCTCCCGCCCTCGAACACGGCGTTGATATGGTCGAGTGTCATCGGCGTCCTTTCCGGGAGCGGCGTTGGGCCTTGCGCTTCTTGCGCCGCTCGTTCTCTTCGGGCGTTCGCATCTTCGAGCGCGGAACGACCGGCTTGGGCTCGGGCTGCGGTCCACGGTACGAGGCCAACACGATGGTCGGAGCAAAGTCGGGGCGGACCGGGCCGGCGAGGCGCGAGCTGGCGATGGCGGTCAGCGCCATCAGCTGAAGGAACGACGCGGCCGGCGTTGGCCGTGGTCTGCGCGCGAGGACGTCCGGCGTTGGGCAATCAGCGAACGGGTGGAAGCTGACGGGACGATGGCAGCGCGCGCAGTTGTAGTCGTGCTCTTCAGTGGGCATCGAACGTAGCTAGCGACGAGAACCCCGAGACGCTGATTTCAATCACTTCGCGCTCGTACGCTTCACCACATCCTGGGCACGGCGCGTCTTTCGGCCGACGCTCGCCCAATCCTTCGCAGACACGGCAGTATTTGCTCCGTCCTGACTTCATTCCGCGAGCGATCCGCCGCTCCTGGCGCTCGAAACGTTCGATAGCATCACGCGCGGCGCGCCGTTCTTCTGCCGCCTTGGCGCGTTCGATCTTTGCTGCCTCTTTGGCACGGCGCGCAGCTTCTTTCTTCTCTGCACGCGCTTGCTCCAACGCCTCGAACCGAGCGCGTCCTGCGGCAACCTCGGCAGCGCGTTTGGCCGTCCGACGTTTGGCCGGCGACTGCGCCTTGGCCTCGATGATCAAACGCCCCAATTCCGGGTTGTCCGGAGGCGCGCCTCTGAGCACGAGCTCCGACTGCTCGATGACCGCGCGAAGGATCGTTGGGCGCGCAGCGGCCTCCTTCTGTTCGCGCCGTTCCTTTTGCATCTTCGACAAGGACCGTCGGGCCATCTCTGTCCGCTTCTCTTTCGTCAAAGGCGGCAACGGCTTCAGAAACAAGCCGCTTTTGGGCTCTTCTGGGAAGGAGAGCGCGACGAAGGCGCCGCTTTGCGTGCGAGTCAGGCGCCCGCGCACCTCCAGATCGATGGCGCGAGACATAGCATTCTGGATCGTAACTCCGACGGCCTTGGCCAGCGTCTGATAGCTGTAGATCTCGTTCTTCTGGACGATCTCGATCATTCGAGCATACGTTGGGTGTTTTGGATTCAAATTCCCACCGTAGGACGTTGGGACGGGGCCCATTTGGCACCGCAATCCGCGCAGAGATGCGTCCTATGCGGACGAGACGCCCATTCACCGAAGTCAACGTGTCGCTTCCCACAACGAGGGCAGTTGGTGAAGACGTGAGGCGCCCCGAATAGGTCCGCAACGTAGTTGAACGCGCGCTTCCATATGCTCATAGAGGCATTTTCCCGCGCTCTGCGAACTTCTTACGAGCGCACGGCTTGCAGATCCAGGCTGGATTGAACTTGTGTTTGAAACAAAGTCCCATTTCCTTGGCACAAACCCTGCACTTTTTCATCGTGACCAGCGAGCAATCGTTGCAGTGATCCTCCGGATGATGGGGGCGAACGAAGATGCCGCACTCCAGGCACGTGGTAGTCGCCGGCTCTTTGTCCTCTGTGCCCAGAGTGTCCAGGAGGTCCTCTATGAAGTCCGTTGTGGTCTTGCCGCGCGAGCGAGAGACTGCGCCGACCACTCCGCCTTCCCGGAAGCGTGCGAGTGCATCCACGGCGTCATCGACCTCGCCGCGCTCCTTGATCGGATCGTCGATGATCAGGAGGTCAGCGCGGCGCCCCTTGATTGGGCCAAGCGCTTCGACGCGCGTGCCGGCCGGCACCTTGATCACGCCGCGGTCGAGCGCCTTGGCGACCTCTTTGGCACGGTCGCTCTTGGTCTGCTTGCGCTTCGGCACGCCGGAGAGCTGAAGACCCGAGCCGCCGCACGTCTCGCACGTCCTCAGCGGCGGACCTTCGCCCACCTTGGCGTCCGCCTTCCCCGTCCCGAGGCACTCGGGGCAGTTCATGCTCTCAACGGGCAGAGGCTTCTTCCACTCCTTTGGCTCTTCCTTGGGCGCGCTCCGGAGGCGCTTCTTGAAGTCGCCTAGCTTCACTCGAAGCTCCCAACGTCAAAGCCCAATAGCTTGGCCACGAGGTCGCCGTGTCGAGATCTGCCGGCGGCAGCGAGGGCGTCCGCCAATGCCTCGGACCGCGACTTGGACGAGGTGCGCGCGAGGGCGCTCACAGAGTCCTTGATGGACTCGACTGTGGAGCCTGTGAGCGCCGCGACCTCCGCCAGCTTCTTCTCAATCTCCATCGCCTCTGACGCGGCGCCCGGAATCGAGCCCGCAAACCCGCCTACCCTGAGAATCTCCTTGGCGCGCGCGAAGACGTCAACGGAATCGTCCCGACTCGCCTCGTCCGCGCCGTCGACCACCTTGATCATGCCCTCCAGCAGGAGGCTCGCGCCCTCGCCGCGGAGGCCCGTTGCCGGAACCGTCTCGGACGCGGCCACGATGTCGATCCACGCCTTGTCCAAGGCATCAGCGAGCTTCTCTGTAGAAACGGCGAGATGCTTGGCGAGCGCTTCGAGCTTGGGCGCCATCGCTTTGGAAAGCCCACGCAAATCGAACGCGACCGGCTTCGGCGAGTCCAAGATGATCAGCGGCTTGGCTTCGTCGCGCTCATAGCCGCATTCACGCGCGGCTTCTCTGATCTCTTCCAGATTCATAGGTCCTCAATCGTGCTCATCGCGATCTCCAGTCGGATATGCGGGAAAATCGGCAGGACCGCTGAAATCTTCCCTTCCTGGTTGAGCGAGGCGTTGAACATGGTTTCCGCGCGTGCTCGTCCGGATCCGCCCTGGAAGACCACGCGCCCTTCCACGCCATGCATCATCGGACCAAAGGGACGCTTAGCCTCGAATTCGGTTTCAGCCGGCCAACCGCGGAGCATCCGGAGGTCGTTCTTGCAAGCATCGTAAATACGATCCAAGAAGTCTGGTGACTCAGCATTCCCGGGCACCAGGCTGCATACTTCCGACGGACGGAACTGCGTGATGATCACTTCAATGGCCCCTCCAACGCGGCGCGCTTCAAAGATCTGCTTCACGCGGTCTGATGGGCCGCTCGCGCCATAGAACATCAGACTAATGGAATCATTCATCTTGGCATTGGTGCGATCGATCAGTAGGTTTCCGGGATGGCCAAGCGCGCGCATGGCGTCGGTCGCTTCGACTGCGAGGCGCGGGCGTGACAACAAGTCTTTCACGTTGAAGCAGAGGACGCGCGCGCTGGGCTCGCTCGACGACGTTGTGCCAAAGCGTTCCAAGACAAGCGGCGACTCCCCACCGACTTTGCTCAACGAGCGCACGGCGGTCTTCCATTCGCTTAGTTTCATCTTGGCTAAATTAAAGGCGCCCTTTCGTCGCCGCTGAAACGTCTAAACGGGCCAATCCGCTACCGCATGATCTCACGAAACGTTAGGCTAGCGAAAAGATGGAGACGTCACTCAGCCCTCAGGCCGTTGAAGCCCTCGCCCGTTCATTGGCGGTCAAACTTGGCATCAAGGACCGAACTGATGCCGATTTGGCAAATCAGATGGTGGCCTTCAAGGCCGAAGACGCAAGGCGCGTCCAGGAAGAAGCTGAATTCAGGCAAGAGGTGCGTGACGCTCTGCGCGACCTGAAGCGGAACAAGTCTGACCTGCCCTACGTTGCCGTCAGCGTCGCCATCGTGGCTGCCTTCTTCAGCGTGCTGTCTCTCGTCGGAACGGCCCGAGCCACGGAGCGCATGTCCAATGAGATTCGCGAAATTCGCGAACACATGGTGATGTTGCCCAATGGCCGATCCGCCCCCTAAGTTCCCGCGGCCGGGCGCGCTGCCTGCTGTCGAGACGTTGGCATCAATGAAGGCCGTCGACCCTCGCCAAGAGCGCCGTGACTCAATCGGTGCGCTGGACGACAACGACCGCGCGCTGCTCAACCGCGTTCTGACGACTGCCAAGCAGGCCATCGAGGGCTCGAAGACGGACCGCGAGCAGATGCAGAGAGCCATTGAGGCCGAAGCGCGCGAGCGCGCGACACTCGAAGGCAAGATGGTGTCGCGCTTCAGTGACTACGATGCCAAGATCAACAGCATCCAGGAGGATGTTGGCGAGCTTAAAGGATTGCGCGGTGACATATCCGGCCTCCGCGGCGACATCTCCAGCCTAACCAGTGCCGTGACGGCGAACCTCACCGAAGACGCGCGGCGCGAGCGTGATCACAACGCGCTCGTCATCCGCGTCGAAGCGCTTGCCAACGAGCAAGGTCGCGAAAGCGGAAAGGCTGCAGGAGCGAAGTCGGGCCGCTGGTGGGGCTTGCTGACTGGCACGAGCGGTCCGATCGTCTTCGCCTTCCTGATCTGGCTCATCACGACGATCATCAACGCGGCCTCAGGCAAACCACCGCCCCCTATGCCATCACTGACGGCGCCCGCTCCAACGTCCGAGACTCCGGCTCCAACGCCGTCAGCCGGTCACTGATTCAGAAACGTGCCTCCAGCGCGCGGTACATCGTCCTGCCCACCTCTGTGGCACGCTCGCGGTGGATCGGGCCGCCTGCCAGCACGTCGTCCGAGGAGACGGCGAACTGGATGCGGAACGTCAGCCGCTTGCAACCTAGGCTCACGCCGCCGCTCTTGCTGTGCGAGACCTCCGGCGAGCCGTACGGGTCGACCGCCAGCGCTGCCTCTCCTGCTGCGAATAGCATGCCAGCGGCCCGTCCGATGTCCTCTGGTCCAGGCGGGTCGTCCCGAGTGCCGTATGCTGTCACGCTGACGGACTCGTGATGATCCCGGAAGGACGGCGTGCGGCTGATCCCGATGCTCATGACTTAATCGGCGGGAGTGCGGGCGGAGTGATCTGGACCTTTCCGGCCGCTAGCGCGGCGAGGCCGGCTTGGCGAACGGCCGAGACCATAAAGCCTTCGATCTCGGCCTTGGCCGCGTCAACCACCTTCCCGGTCGCCTCCTGGTACATCTCCACGAAGAAAGGGATGTTTTTCTCCAACTCCTGGGCCACTGTCCGGATGATGTCGCCGATGCTAGCGCGGTCGGCCTTGTTGAGCGTCGGCTTTTTGAGCAATTCTGCCACGCCGTTCGCCCGTTCCAGAATCTTCTTGGAGAAAGACTTGGCGCGTGCCTTGAATTCGATCCTCATGTTCTCCGGAGTGGAATCGATGTCTGGCGGACGCTCCAACGTCTTGTTCCCAATGCTACGTATGGTGCACGCGGCGCCCATGCCGACATTCATCGTCGTCAGCAGTTCAGCAAATTGGCTAGCAGACAGGTCGACTTCGACAATGTCGCCGTGCATCGGCCCAAAGAGCCGATCTCCATCCTCGCCCCGAAGTAGCGTGCAAGTTTTCACGCTGAGCGTGATGTAGTTGTAGTGGTTTTCAAGCGCGCTATGGAACAACTTTGGATTGCCGCTCCTGTGTGAAAACGACACCATCCCGTATGACTCGTGCTTGTATTCCTTCGCGTCTATCATGGGACTTCCTCGTCGACTTCTTTTTTCCAAGGAGTTAGCGTCAGATTCGACACGCCGAGGTCGACCGACACCTGGTCCAAATTGATTCGGGCCAACCGCAATTGGCGGTATGCCTCCTGCCAAACGGCCTTCTTTTCCGGCGGAAGACGCTCAAAAAGCACAGCGTTCCGCAGTTCGTTGAAGCGCGTCGTGTAGTCGGAAATGCTCTGGCCGGACAAGACCAGATCCATCAACTTCTTCTCGCTTTCAGTCATCATCTCAGGTTCCTTTGGGCAATCGCCTGGAGTGCTGATTCCGCGGCCTTCCGGTCGGGCCAGACGTAGCCGATGCTATCTTTGTGCGGTTGGTTGCCTTCTAGCAGGAAGCGCTCGGCCGCCCTGAAGTGCGCGTTGTCGTCGGCGCCGGAGCCGAGGATGGCGCCGGCCCGTCCCTGGATTCTGAATTCACCGAGGAAGACAACGACCTCAAGGCCGGCGTGGCTTCGAACTTTTGCCATCGCTGTTCAGCGCGCTCCGTCCGCGCGCGCCCTGAGAGTCTCCTGTTGAGCCTGCAAGCACTTCATCGCCAGATCGCGGGCGAGCCGGTCAATCTCGTCCAAAGGCGTCCCCACGTCCATCAGCGCCGTGAGACGCTCCGAGAGCGCCCGGATCTCGCGCGCCTTGGCAACGAAGGTCCGGCGGAGCGGAAGCGGCGATGGCTCGGAAAGGATGGAGCTAGCGTTGGAAAAAGCTTGGGCGGCTGGTGTCGGCGCTGGCAGGATTGATGGGATCTGGTGTCTATTGGTCATTTGGGCTTCTTCGCATTTGGGTTTCGGAGGCGCTCTCTGACGCCTTCCAGAGAAGACGCGCGAGGCGTCGTGAGTGGCTTTCGTGGGATGGGCGTGCCGTCATCTGCGCGCTTGCAACGCGGGCACCCTTTCAGCTTCATCGCTTGGTGAATCCGATCGGCGTGATCTGGTTGCGGAGTCCATCCCCAATTCGTTAGGCAATGCACGCACCAAGTCCCGAATACCTCCACGAGGCGCTTGCCGCTTCCAACCATCTTCCAACCAATTCGGTTGTTTCCTCGGTAGCCGTCCCAGACTTGGATCATCTCGTCCACCGGCTTGAGTTTGATTGGCTCGGCCATTCGGGCTTAGTAGGGGCGCGCCCCGGCTCGCGATGAACCGGAGCGCGTGGCCTCAGTTCTGTTCTGATTTCAGGAATCGAATCCATCGTGCCGAGCGCGGCGAGTCGTGGCTTGAGTATTGCCACTCCTCGTAGTCGATTTGGATCATCGACGCGATTTGCTCGTTCACGTTGAACTGGGAACTTGCCAAGATCTCTCCGAGCTTCTCGGCCGTTTCGTCGTCCAACGTGATGCACACTATTTTCATTTTCTCTCCTTCCGAGGGCGGCCGCCACGGCCGCCCTACAAGAAGAACCTTAGCCTAAGTGCTTCCACACGTCGAGAACTTTTTTTGCCAGACTCCAATATTTTCTCTGCTTGTGGAACTATGACATCATTCGTCGATGCAGGCGAGGAGCTGCGTGTACATCGAGTACAGCGCGCGCTTGACGTTCGCCTTCTGGACAGTGTCCAGGTTGGCCATCTGAGACGTCGAGTTGGCGACCCACGGTCCGTCGGCAGGCGCGTACTCGCCACCCAGGAGGTCGCTCACGTGCTTGGCCAGCATGCGCTCGAATCCCTCCCGGATCCGGAGGATGTCGGCCGCCTCCGCCTTGGTGTTCTCGTCCTCCTCCGCCTGGTTGGCTGGCGCGTCGTACGGAGGCCGGCGCGGCGCGATGAAGGACTCCATCCCGTGCGTCTCCCGAAGGAACGCCTCAGCGAACATCGCCGCCTCGCCCTTCCAGATCATGGCGTAGCTGCAGCCGTCCTTCTCGACGCTCGCCTTGAACGCCGCGATGGAATCCTCCATCACCTCCTTCTTGCGGGAGTAGACTTTGGCAATCATCTCGTACTTGGTGATCGGAGGAGCCTCGGGAGCGGGCTGGGGTTTCGGTTCGGAGGCGGGAGCAACTTGCTTGAACTTAGACATTTTTCTGATTCCTTCCAGGTTCTGTTTTTTAGAACGTTGCGATCAGCGTGTCGGCCTGGATCTCGGGGTTGCCCTTGCACGCCGGGCACGGCGCCCAGCGCATCATGCGGCGGTTCGTACAGACGCGGCCCGAGCCACTGCAGTGGCCACACGACTCGCTGTAGAACACATCCACGACGCCGTGTGGTCGAGTGGAAAGGTAACACTCGACTTGAGCACTCACGTCTGAATTGCCATACACGGCGCACCCATGCTCCCCGCGCACCTTCACCGTATAAGACGCGCGAGCGAACACTGGGCCGAACTTCACTGCTTTGCTGCTTGCCATGCCTAAGTAGTACGGCTTTTGCTTCCACACGTCGATAACTTTTTTGCCTTTCACCAATCTTTTTTTGCATTTGTGGAATATTGAGCCAGTTCGCGATTCAGCGGAAAGATGTTGGCGCGCGCTACCTAGCGTACCATCCCCGCTTTCAGGAGACTCCCATGATCAAACGCTTCGCCCTCTCCCTGCTCCTCCTTGCCGGCCTAGCCATCGCGCTCCCGGCTGCCAGCAAGGAGCCCTACAACATGGTGGATCGCCTCGTCTTGGCACAGCGAAGCCTGCTAGCGCCGCGCGAGGAGAAGACGGACCCGGAAGCGCTCGCGCGCGCCATCGCCAGCGCCTCGAAGGGTGACCGGATCCTGGCAGCAGCGATGCTGGCGACCGCCTACGTTGAAACGGCCCTCTCCGATCGCCTCCGCCGGAACGACTGCCGGCCGAAGGAGTGCGACCGCGGCCGCGCTTGGGGCCTGTACCAGATCCACAAGGACGGCTACACGTCCGAGGTCTGGGGGTCGCCCGACGTCGATGTCCAAAGCATCGCGGCCGCCCGCAAGATGCGAAGCGCCTTCTACACTGCAAAAAACGCCCACGCACCCTTCCCTGAAGGAATGTTCCGAGCCTACGGCGGACGACGTGTCACCGCGACCGTCCCGCGTGAGGCTTTGCGCGTTTCGACGTTCAATCAGGTCCTAGGCCACCTGTGATCGCTCGGGCATAATCGAGGCCATGGACAGGCCAGCGATTGTGCTACTTGTAGACGATGACGCGCTGGTGGTTCGCGCGCTGCTTCGCTCCCTGGCAAGCGATGCCTATGACGTCATCTCCGCCTACACCGTTGCCAACGCGCGCCTGATCCTGCGAACGATCTGCCCACACGTCAAGGTCGTCCTGATCACAGACATCTATCTGAAGGACGGCAACGGGTTGGAACTGGAAAAAGAAGCGCGCGCGCTACGGCCGCAGATCCGAACGCTCTTCACCACTGGCGGGGACGTTCCGCCGGGTGAAGAGCTTCGGACGTTCTTGAAGCCTTTCAACAACCTGCAGTTGCGAAGGCGAATTCTGACTGAACTCGCCTCCATAGCTTGATCAGGCTTCGCTCGCCTCTGCGATCATCTCGGCTTGGTCGACAGCTTCACGCACCGTTCCCAAGTTGATCTTCTTCAATCCACGGAAGCGCTTCTCTGCCACCGGGACAGGGCGCCCAAAGCGGATGAACGAGCCGTGGACCTCGGCGCCATCCGGCTTGACGAGGCCCGCCTTGATGGCATCCTGCAGCAGCTTGTCGCCGTCCGCGCCCTCGGCAGAAGTAACCGCGTACACGCCGCCGGCCTTCCGGACACCGCACTTGCGTTTGGCCTCCGTCTTGAGCACGTCCTTCTCCACGATCCTGAAGCCCTTGAGGGCTTCTAGCTCCTCCTTCGTCTCGTCGCCGCGGGCGATGTATTCGACGCGCTCCGGAGCGAAAACGCCGAAGATTTGAGCATTGGGAAGGTCGCCCTTCCCGCCGCAAGTCTCGCACATTTCGACCTCGGCCACCATCGTCTCCGGATCGAACTTCTTGGGCTGGTGGAGCCAGTAGTTGTAGGTGCGATAATCCCACACGCGGCCGTCCTTGAGCGCCACCTCTCCGCCGGTGCCCGCCTTGATGGAACCCTTCCCCTTGCACTCCTCGCAAGCCTTCATCTCGGCTTCGAGCTCTGCGATGGTTCGCAGGCGGACTTCCTCGAAGCGCTTCAGTCCGCGCGGCGCCTCGGTCACGAAGTCCCCCTTGAACGCGGCCTTCATCGAAGCGATCACGTTTCGCAGCGCGGTCATTTCGCTGATGCGCTTGCGGCAACTCGGACACTCACACGCTCCGACGCACTTGGTGCAGCTGTGGCTTTCACCTTCATCGTGGGCAACGAAAACGACCGTGCCCGGGGCCGCGAGTTGGCGCGCCATCGAGGCATTCGGGAGGCGCTTGGAGATGCCGAGCGCGATGGCCTCGTCGCTCCAGTCGGCGATGCCCTTGTAGAATTCCGAGCCCACCCAGATGAGCCAGGCGGAGGTGATGCCCTTGACTTCGGTCTCCTCGAATTCCGGAGGCGTGGGGCGCCGGCCCGTTCCCGGCTCTGCCGGGGGCGCCACCGGTCGGCCCGCCTTCATCGGGATCTTCTCGCCCTTCTTGCCTGGCTTCTTCTTCTTGACTTCGACGGTATCGGTTGTGGCTTCCATGTAGCTAGTTCTAGTGCCGATGCTTCCATCGGTCGAGAACTTTTTGCTAATCACGAACGATTATTCAGTTTGTGGAGACTTAGTGGGGCAATCGCACTGGAACTTAGGTCGGTTGCACTCCTCGCAGACTCCGCAAAGCAGATGACCGATCGTCCCCGGCCGAGAGCAGTTCACCCGTTGAAGGTCGTCCAGCAGCGGCTTCGAGCCAAAGCGCTCCTCGTATTCGTCCGCGGTCATGTGAACTTGAGCAGACCGTACTTCTCATCCAGCTTGAACTCGTCGATCAGCGCTTCCGCGGCCTTCTGGTTCCCTGTCTCCTGATTCAGGATTGCCAGGACCAAACTTATGGATTCCTTTGGTTGTCCGACCGTAACTGCTTCCAGTATTGCGCGCAAACGGGTGCGCGCCTTTGCCAGTGGCTCGGACTCCTTCGGCTTGGCCGGTGCCTCCGATATCGGAACGGCCCGACGTGGAACGCCGCGGGCCGAAACGGGCTTGGGATTGATCCTTACCGTTTTCGGCGCGGGCTCCGACGCCGGTTCTGGAGCCGGCGTGATCGCGATGATCTTGTCTGCTTCCTTGACAGCCTTCAAACTCGCCGAATGATCGACCTTCACCGACTGCTTCGGCTTCTGCGTCGAAACCGTCTTGGCAGACTTGCCATCCAGACCATTGCTAGCCTTCCCCGAGATCCGAACTGCCTTGGCCAGTTGCTCCGGCGTCGGCTTCTTGGGATCCGTCGGGCGGTCATTCCGGAAGGTGTATTCAGCGCACGCTGGATTCCGGCAGAACGCATACGGGTCCGACGGCTTGACCTTCGCGGCAGCCGCACTCTTGAACAGCGCCTTTCGGCAGGCCGAGCAGTTCGGATGTTGGGGGTGTGACATCTCAGGCGAGCTTTCCGCCGTGCTTGAAGCTTCGTTGCGCGTTGTATTCCATCTTCAACGCGAAGTCTTTGGTTGAATCCTGATTGAGCATTCCAGCGAGCTGAAGCAGCCGGATGTGAACGTCAGCGGTTTCGCTCCCGAGGCCCTCCGGCTTTCCGTCCACGACGGTAGTCTTGATGACGCCCTTCAGAACGGCATCCACGCCCTCGGAGACCTCCGAGTGCACGAGCGCAAGCTTGGACAGCACCTTGATCGCGTTCACGCCTTCGACGCGCGCGATCGGCGGAAGCGAGACGGCGATGGTTTCCAAAAACCCGCTAGACGGCTCGCCCTTCCTGATCAACTCCAGCTCGTTGCTGAGTTGGAGGTGAATGAGCGCGATTTGCGCCAGCCGCTCCTCGGTCGGAGTCGGGTCCGCGTCAGGGTTCAGGATCTCGGGGTCGGTCCAGCCCTTCTCTTCGGCCCACGTGTGGACCTGTTCTTGCATTTCCATAAATTCCATCTAATTCTCCTTTTGAAGTGCTTTCCTACGTGCCCAAGCAGCGCGCATCTTAGCGCGCGTCGTTTCCGGGAGCGTTCGGCCGCGAAGCGCCGCGCCGACTTTCGCCCCGAGGTCGGGGCGCTTCTTCCCAAGCCACGGCCCGACTCGCCCCTTGTGGCTGGCGCTGATCTTGGCGCGATGCTCCGCCGAAAGCCGTTTTCCTCGCCACGGAGCCACCGCATTGAACGTTCCGTTGAGCTCAGGCCGCTCCTGGTCCAGCCAGCGTTGCTCGGCCGCAAGCGGGTCGCCGTCGACCAACTCTAGGACCTCGAACTTGAACCGGTCTTCCCCGTACTTGGCCCAGCAGCGCTGCAGGTGTCGACTGTGATGGACGCCGGAGCGAAGCTCGCTCTTGTGTTCGCCCCAGCGCAGCTCGATGCGCTGACTTGAGCCGATGTAGCATCGACCGTTCGCCAAGCACACGATTCTGTAGACTCCGCAGCTCATAGAAGCCTCAACCATAGCCTGAATCAGTTACAGAGTCGAGAACTTTTTCAAGTTCCTATGGAAATTTTTACCAAGCTGGAGATATTAACAGTGTCCGTTGGGTCGCCGTTCAACTCCAACTCGGTCGGAATGTCCTGCTTTTCTCCGTTGAACTCGATGGTACGGGTACGAATTCCGGAGAGCTTCCCGCCTCTGTTCACACCCACGGCCGTCTCGATCCTGATGAAGTCGCCCACGGCGCCGTGGAGGTCATCGATCCATTGACCCTTGGGGCGTTTCTTTGCTGATGCCATCTTTACTTTGCTCTCTTTTCCCAGCATTCCATGCTGCAGAACGTCTTTGACTTCGGAACCTCAGTGCCACAAATGCAACAATTCGCGGTCCGGAAGAAGCTGGTCAACCCGCCCGCGCGCGACTTCTTAAAGAGCCCAAGCTGGGCCGCAGTGCAGTACGGCTTCTTGTCACCCTTGATCATGAAGGCGTCAAGGATTCCCATCACCAATCCCCTTCCATCGGCTGGCCGCAACGCCATCTTGGCCCTGATACTTAGAACCGCGCGCTGCGCCATACGGTCGCTCGGCAGGGCTGCTCATGGCGGACACCGCAATCTGGCAGATGGATTGGCCCGGGTAAAGACGGATCACATGCGGACTCAAGTTGTACATTTCGAGCGTGATCTTGCCTGCGAACCCCGGATCAATGAAACCCGCGGTCGCGTGGACCATCAACCCAAAGCGGCCAATTGAGCTCCGGCCTTCGACGCGCGCGCAGAGGCCCGGATCCAATCCGATCTTCTCTTCAGTCGTCGCAAGCGCGAACGCGCCCGGGAACAGCTCGAACGGAGCTCCGTTCCCGACGATGACGCGCTCCATCGGAGGCGATTTCAACGCCGCGTCCGCCATGTCGATGGCGCCGCGGAACGTCCTCTCTCTGGGCCAATGCATGAACTCATCGCCCAACGTCAGGTCGATTGACGCCGGTTGAATGGCCGCGCTTTTCAGCGGTTCAACTACCAGGTCGCCTTTGGCTAGTGCGCGTTTCAGGTGTTTGTCAGAGAGGATCATGCGTTGGGAACGATAATAACCGTTCTAGGCCAACGCAGCTGAATTCCTTCTCCGCCGCTCCCAAGCCTTTTTCAACGCGCGCCCCATATTCCGTTTGTGTTCTAGGCTTTGGGCCACGCCCTTTCCGCCAGAACACGCCAAGCGTCCCTCCGGAGAGTGGGCCCAGGCTCTGAGCTTGGCCCGTGTCTCTTCCGTGTGCGTCTTCCCAAGCATCGGCGGGCGCCCAATGTCCGTCTGGATGTTCATCTCTGGTTGGAGCAGCCAAAACCAGAGCTTCTCAGCGGGAATCAACTCCGCCACGCTCGTAAGTTGGATGAGCTTGAACTCAAAAGCTCTTTCGCCGTATTTGTTCCAAGCGTTTTGGAGGCGCGCGTTGCAATGCCTTCTTTTCCTCAGGTCGCTTCTGTGCTCCTTCCAACGGCGCTTGATATCCAGAGAGCTTCCGACGTAACGGCGCCCGTTGGCCTTGCAACGTATCTGGTAAACGCCAGTCATTCGACTGAATTTGCTAACTTCCACGCCGTCACAACGTCAGACAACGACTCTTGAAACCTAGGAGAGCCTTGGCCGCCGGACCGGATTAGGAATCCTGGAGACCACGTGACGATCGCGGGCCAAGAGCGCATACGCCCATCGTAACATGGCATATCCAGGCTGGACTGTTGGCCCCGGCTCGCTGCCACAGATTGGATTCCCGCAAGCTTTGCACCGACGAATCCAAACAGCAGGACGGCTCGCGGCCGAACTATCCGCAGAAGAATCTGAAGACGGTTCGAGCATGCCTGGATCTCTTCTTGGTCCGGCGCCCGACCGCCTGGCGGGTGGCATCCGACCGAATGAGTCATGAAGACGTGATCGTTGCCAAGCCCTGCCTGTTTTAGGATCAGGTCGACCATATGCCCAGACCTGCCAACGAACGGCAGGCCTTCAGCATCGTCGTCACCGCTTGGTGCCTCGCCGATGACGAACAACGGCGCGCTCGGACTACCTCGCCAGTGAACGATTCGCCCGCGGCCTCGATGGAGGCCGCAAGCTTGGCATCCTTTCCACTGCTCTTCGAGCTTGTCGAGCAACTTCAAACGGATCAAGTGTCGTCCGGATAGGCATCGTTGATGTCGCTACCGACGCCCACCACCTCGATGCCCAACTTGTCGGGGTTCCAGAATTGGAACAGCTTCCTGCCATTGTTCCAAAGCACGACGCCAGGAGCCTTCGAGACTGTGATGGCGTTGTCGGCTCGACCGCCGCCGCCGTGAACAGCGTTCCAGTGCTCATCGATGTCTGACAGCAAGAATTCCACGTGGTCATCGTTCTCGCCCGGCGCCTTGTAGTGAAGAAGCGCGCCGCGCCGAGGCTTGAGACCGCCGTCGGTGTACTTCACGAGCGCGCCGCGGTCGATGCCGATCTGAACGCACCAGGAGATGGCCGCGCCGTTGACGTACTTCCTGTCCAGGATCGGACTGTCCACGCCGGCCTCCGCCCAGATTCCCAGCGCGAACATTCCGCAGTTGGTTCGGATTCCAACGACGTCCGAAGGCGAATCAACGCCGCGCGCCACGAGCTTCCCGAGTCGGTCGGCCTCATGCTTCAGCGAACAGCCGTCATAGCTCTTCACGATTCTGATGATCTTGTCGCCAGGCGTTTCGCCGGGAAGTGAGTTTCTGCCTGCAATGGTCATTTCACAAGTTCCAGTTTTGGAGGGGTTCGCGTTCCAGAATAAGCGCAACAATCCACAGGAAGCGAATCCGCATGCCCCAACTGTTCGTAGCCCGTAACGCCCTTTCCTTTTGTGACCCGAATGAGCGAATTGATCGGCCAACACGGGTCGCGCGGAGTCGGATCCGTAGTGGCCATCAACTCCGCATCCTCATCCACAAGAATCTCGCCGCACCACGCGCATCGCTGCCTAGCAAATCGACCGCCAATCACAAGCCCCAGGCCGGCTATGTGAGTCGCATCACTCACTTTGGCCCTCCCATGGCCAGCAGCGCGGACAACTCCGCCGGGTAGCTGAGCGACCTGAATTTGAGCTCCTTGAACTGCTCCAGCACGGCCTTCTGGCTGCGCGCGCCCACCAGCTTGCGGCAAGGCATTGTCCGTCGCACCCTGGTCAACTGGTAGTACAGACGGATGTCGTTGGCAGCAGCCTTGATGATCTTGCAGCGGCGCGGAGTCTCGGGCCATAGCGCGTCTTCGGCCTCCGCCGCTTGGAGCACGGCCGCCAGCGATCCGTAGTGGTTGAGGAGCTTTGCGGCCGTCTTGTCACCAACTCCAGGGGCGCCCGGGATGGCGTCCGACGTGTCACCGGCGATGGCCTTGAGCTGCGCCAGGAGGTTCGGCGGAACGCCGTGCCGCTTGATCACGTCCTCCCAGGCATAGGCCGTGTCGGTCTTGAAGCCCGGCGAGACGACCGTGACGCGCCCCTCGGGGTCGATGAGTTGTCGGAGGTCGGAGTCACCGGTGTAGATCACGACTGTCCCGGACGCGGTATGCGCGAGCCGTCCGATGACGTCGTCAGCCTCGCATCCGACGCCCCAGTGCTGGTCGACTCCGAGTGCTTGCAGGAGCTTCTCCAGTACCTTCTGCTGGCGTGTCATCTCGGACCGGATCCGCTCGCGCTCGGGGTCCACCTCGTCCTTCTTCTTGTAGTGGGGGTACAACTTGAGGCGGAAGTTGCCCTTGCCTTCCCACGCCACCCTGGTCTTGCCGCCGTAGCGCGAGTGGACGCGCATCGCCGCTGCCAAGAAGCCGTACACGCCACCCGTCCCGACGCCATCGGCCACTAGCTCACGGAAGGCATCGGAGCAACGAAACAGGAGGTGTCGCCCGTCGATTATGAGGTTGTCAGCTTTCAAAATGGTACGCCTTCGATGGTAGCAAAGTTGGGTTGCTCGGGCTCGCGCGCGTCGTCGTGGAGCCGCTGCAGGTAGCACTCTTGCTTGTGGAGCTCCCAGCCTTCCTTCTTGGCACCGTGCCAGGCACCGAGAATGGTCCGACGGCGCTTGTAGCGCCAAAGCGAACTATCAGTGTCATTTATCCAAAACCATTGGACAATATCAGAGAAACGCAGACCAGTTCTGAACTTCTTGTAGCTAACTCCACAAGATGGGCATTTCTTGTCTTTGCCCCACTGGCTCGGCATGGCTTATCCCTTCAGAATTCTGTCGAGGTAGGCCGCTAGTTTAGGGTTGCGTTTGCTAGTGCGAGCGATCTCTGCCTGGAGCCGAATCTTCACCGCGTCGGGCGATCCGTACGAGCCCGCCGGATTCCGAATCCACTCACGCCCGATGAGGCTCACCGGGTAGGTCTTCGTCACCCGATTGAACACCTGCCGCTCCTTGTCGTGCTCCAGATCCTGAAGGCGGAGTTTGCCGGAGCGGATCCGGTGTTCCACGTCCACGAGTTTGGCAATTCCGAAGGCGTCCGCCAAGTCCTCGGATGTGGTCCTGTTCTGCTTCTTCCCGGGCGGAGGCTCGGCGTTGACGTCGCTGTGATCGATCCCCCAGCGCTTCCGGGCACACTCCTCGATCAGGTCTTTCTGGGCGGTTCCGTCGTGCGCCACGAACAGCTTCACGCTGATTGGGTCATGCTTTCGGAAGTAGACTCCCCGAAACCAGAACAGGATTCGGGCGATCCCGCCGACCTCGCCCAGTTGATGCGCCCCCTGCTCCGCTCGCAGCGCGTAGTCCTCGATCCCCACGAAGTCTGGACGTCGCGCCACGAGCACCGTCTTGTCAATCCAACTCTCGATCCACGCCAGGCGCTGGACACGATATGGTTGAAGGTCGACTTCATCGCCTCCCTTCTTCTTGGTCGGAGGCGCGGGGAGTCGGTGCCCAAACGGGCTGTTGGCCGCGACACCCGCGGCCACCGTGTAGTAGCTGAACCACGTGGGTTTTCCGTTGGTCAGCTCGTACGCGGCGCCGTGGTTCAGCGAGATGTCGAAGCCGATGGCCTTCACGCCTTCAGAGCCTTCAGCGTCTTGATTGCTTCCAACAATTCCAGACGAGATTGTTTGTACACGTCCAAGAATTGCCGTTTTTCGTCAATGATCTTCTCGTAACGCGCAATGTCTTCCGTGTTGGACTTGATGTCTCTGTCGAGGCTTTCGACATCTCTCCCCAGAGATTCGATTGCAGACTTGTGCCCGACGTTCTTTGTCGGCACAGAGACCTCCTCTGGCCGCTTGTAGGAAAGGCTGATAACGTCCACATGGAAAAGATTTGAAGCAATGATTTCAGCATCCGCAGCCGTGGCATCTGGCGCCTGCGTCTTCGTCGATCCGCGTACGTGGGCAACACGCGCTTTCCCAAACCTTCGCTCAAAAACCTCTTCGATGGCGTCTTGTGCGCGCTTGTAATTCTTCCCCGGGACGCGCTTGACCAACTTCGCCACCAGAGCCTTGTCCTCGAAGTACAGCGTCACTCCGACTGGCTTCTCCACCTTCGTCGTCTTCTTCGTCTTCTTCGTCATTGGATTCTCCACGTTGCTCGGTCGTCTCTTTGTATCCGCACCCTTCGCAGACCCAGCGGATCAGATCCGACTCGCCCGCGTCCACTTCCATTTCGTCGGCCTCCTCGGGCCCGGAGAACACGATGCGAATCGTTCGTTCTCTGGCGTCTTCAACCATGTCTGCCCCGCAATTGGGGCAGTCCATCGGGCCGTCGGAGACTTCAACGCTCATCGCTAGTTCCGACGCAAGAGCCCGAAGGACACCATCTGGTCTGCGACCGTCTTGCGCTTCGGCTTGCGCGGCGCGCGCTCCTTCGGCGCGCGGCGGAGCGCGGCCTTGAGCGCCTTCACCTTGTTGCGGATCTTGACATAGTCCTTGGTCTCGCGCTCCAGGTTCTCGTTCGCGTCCTTCAGCGCGTGAGCGATGGCCGCGCGCTTGGTCGTGAAGCCTCGGTTCCAGTAGCGCCGATTCCCATCGACGTTGTGGACCGTGTAGGTGTTGTCCGAGTTGAGCGTGAGCTTGACCGGGACCAAGGCCGAATCGCTGTTGTCCCACGCCCAACCGTTGACCGGCTTTTGGGCGAGCAGGCACTGCTCCTTCGTCTTGAAGACCTGGTTGGCCGGTCGGATCTTGGCCAGCGACGGTGTGTTGCCGAAGCGGGTGTGCTTGGCGAAGACGAAGGCGTGCTCACCCACGATCGCCCCATACACGGTCAGCACCTGCTTCTCGGCCCGGTGCTTCGGGTAGCCGAACATGTACAGGTCGCCGAACGTCGCGCGCACGAGCTTGTTGGGCTTCTCCGCGGCCTTCTTCTTGGTCTTGGTCTTCCTACGAATGCTCATTTGGTCTCCTTGGTTGGACCGCCCGAAGTAGGCGGCCCGGACCAATAGGCGCTGAATCACGCCACGTCGCAGCTGCTGATTCCGCCGAACTTCTTCACCATCAGCGCGCGCTCGAACCACTCCTGCATGTTCTGCGCGTGCGAGACGACCATGATCGTGCTCCGCTCTGAACGGAGCTTCTGCAGGAGGATCCCAACGCGGTCGACGCCCTCCGGGTCCAGGCCGTCGAACACCTCGTCCAGCAGGAGGAGGTCTGATTGGGCGCCCTCTTGGGACGCCACGAGGTCCACGAGCGCGAAGTTGCAGGCAATCTCCATCTTCTTCCACTGGCCTCCGCTCGGCTCGTGTCCGGGAACGCCCTCTATCTCCCATTCCATTCCAATCTCGTCGCGGAATTCGCCCTTGGCGCTCTTCAGCTCGCGCTGGGTGCTGAAGTTCATCGTGATGTCCCCGTCGGCGAGCGTTTCGAGGTAGTAGTTGGTGCGCTCGGTGAGCGACGGCATCACGGCGTCAAGCGAGAACGACGGGCAGCCCGAGGGGCTGAAGCCCTTGGTCCAGAACTCGTAGTGCGCCCGCTCCTCCGCCGTGACTCCGAGCGACAGCTTGGCCGCGTCGCGCGCCTCGATCGCCTTCTTGGAGCGCTCCCGCGCGCGCTCCATCTGCTCCGTGAGCGGATTGACTTCGGCCGCGATCTCCTTTGCCAGGTCGAGCGCGGCGCGCGCCTGGGCCTTCTGTTCGGCAGCGCGCTCGGACGCGCGCTTGGCGTCGTTGACGGCCGCCTGGGCATCGGAGAGGTCTTCCAAATCCGCGCGGAGGCGCTTCAGCGCGGCGCGCTTGGTGGTCATCGCGTCGCCGTGCGCCCTCGATTCGGTCGCGATCATCGACTCCGCGGCCTGAAGCTTCTTCAGGGCCTTCCGGTCCTTTTCAAGCTGTGCGTCCAGCTCGGCCACGTGCTCCGCCGCGGAGCCCGCCGTCATGTCGCCCGAGCAGAGCGGGCAGGTGCCGTCCTCGGTTTCGAGCTTGGCGCGCTGCTTCTCCAGGGCTTGGAGGCTCGCCGCCGCTGCTACGGACTTGGTGTGAGCGGCCGCGAGGCGGTCGCCGATCTCCTCATCGGCCGTCTCTAGCGCCTCCAGCTCGCCCTGCAACGCTTTGACAGCAGGCTGCTTGGCGAGCAATCCTGCCAGCCGAGTCTCCAACGCCGGGAGGTCGCCTGCCTCCTTGAGCGTTTCCTTGGCAGCATCGACGAAGCCGCGCGCGGTCGTCTTCTGCGCGTTGACGCGGCGCTTCCGTGACTCTTCCCATTCGTCGCGCTGACGCTCCAGGTCTTCCAGGTCGTACTCTTCCAGGCGCGCCATCGCCTTGTCGACTTCGACCTGCAGCGCGTCCGCGGCCCGCTTGAGCTTCAGCGCCTCCTCCTGGACCCATTTGTGCGCCACCGAATAGATGCCCGTCCGGAGTATGCGGTGGAGGACGTCCTTGCGCTCCTTGTCGCTCGTCTCGGGGTGGATGAAGCGCTTGTTGTCCCGCTGGCCATACAGCGAGACGTTCCTGAACGTCTGCCAGTCCTGTCCCATCAGCGCGTCGATGCGAGCCTGAAGCTCCTCCTTCGAGCCCTTGATCTCCTCCTCGCCCTTCCATAGAAACAGCTTCGGGCTGCCCTTGCGACGCTCGCGAAGAGACACGTAACCGTCCGTGTAGCGACAGGTCACTTTGGCGCACTTCTGGCCGAAGCGGATCACTTGATCGCCGTCGCGCTCGTCCACGGTCTTGCCGTACGTTCCCCAACTTACAGCCTTGAACAGCGTGGTCTTCCCGGAACCGTTCGACGCGGCGGCCGCTGTGTCTTCGTTCTCGCCGCCGATCCAAACGAGGCCACGTTTTCGAAGCTTGAGCTTCAGCGTCTGATAGCTGCAGAAGTCCTCGGCCTCAATGCTGATGAGCCCCATCACAGCACCTTCGCTTTCGCGGCTTCGAGCGCTTCGCGCCCGATCCGACGGAGCCGCGCGAGGTCCAGCCCGGTCGTGTCGACGTCTGGCGACTCCACGTATGCCGACATCATCGCTTCCACGCTCATCCCGCCTGTCTTCTTCGCTTCCGTCGCCGAGATGCGACGTGAATGGTGGTAGACCGGCTTGTGCTTGAAGCTCGCGCGGTAGCCGGCCTTATTCCAAGCCTCGACACGCGCCCGAACGTCCGCCTTGACGTCCTCCCAACCGGCCGTCGTCGCTGTCACGTTGAGCCGGATGTAGTCGCCCAGATTGGCTCCGGTCGGAACATCTTCCAGAATGCCTTCTGTTTCGTGGAACCGCGGGCAAGCACCGTCCATGAAGTCCTTCAAGCAGCCGCCCTTGCTGTCCCAAGTCATGTTCCAGAAACCTGCCGGACGCCCCGCATCCTCGAAGCGATGGTGCATCGGAGCTCCGAGATACATTCCACGGTGGCCGAATTCCTGGGTGTCATGAAAGTGGCCGCTGTATACCCAATCGAATCCATCGCATACCTCGGCAGCTTCCAATCCGTCGTCACAAACCCAATCGGCGAACTTGCAACCGACGATACTGTGGTGAAGCAGCAGGTTCTCTTGCCCCCAAGGCTCCTTCTTGGATTTGGCCTTGAACTTTATCTCTTCCAACGCCTCCCGCGATCGATCCTGGTCGCCATACTCCAATGGCCAGAATCCACACCAGTCTCCCGCGCCGAAGCCGTAGCGCTCGCCGGTCTTCATGTAGCGGATCCGGTCGTTGCCCATCTCGCCGAAGGCTTCGACCGTGAAGCGCCCTCCCCGGGTGTTCACAGCGTCGTGATTCCCGGGGAGGATCCAGTGCGTGATGTCGCTCGCTTCTGCTAACGCGCGGACGGTCGCCGTCAGCGTGATAGCGTCCACGAGCGACTTGTCAAATAGGTCCCCAAGGATGAAGATGTCCTTGGAGCCGTGTTCGCGGGCCGACTCTTGGACCCTCTTCCAGAGGCCGATTTGGTCCTGGAGTCGGTCCGTCACGCCGTTCGGTCCGGGGCGCGCGCCCATGAGCCGATTACTCATATGAATATCACTGATCATCGTCCCGCGAAACGTCTTCATGCCTGTTTCTTCCCTACTTTTACCAACTCGAATCCAAGAGCAGCCGCAGCCTTCCTTACATCACCAAGCGTGGCCTCCCTTTCCAACTGGAAACTGTGTACTCTTAGCCACTGATTGCCTCCGTGATCACTCACGAGGACACCTGCATCATTACGCCAAGCATCGCCAGCAGGCGCGTACCAATGCTTGGCCTTCATACCGGCCAGCCCTTCGACTCACGCCATTGCTTGTTGAGGCGCGCGCGCGCCTCTGTGTTTTTTCGCAACCACTTGGTCGCTGCACCCTCGCCAACGCCAATGTTCTCGCCGTCGAGCGTGTACGTGTTCCCAGTCTTCACGACGATGCCGGCCGTGGTGGCGACTTTCAGAAGAGAGCGCGCGAAGTCCACGCCCTTTCCATACTTGATCAGCACTTGGGCCTTCTTGAACGGAGGGCTGATCTGGTTCTTCTTGCACTCCACCTGCGTCTTGTTGGCCGTCTTCTCGCCGTCGACTACCTCCGAGCCCGTCCTGGTCACCTTCATGATCAGGGAGGCGTAGAACCTCGGACCTTGTCCGCCGGCAATCTCGTCCGGGTCGCCGAACTGAATGCCGATCTTCTTGCGGACCTGACTGATTAGGACGAGCGCGACGGACTCTTGCGAGATCCGCCGGTTCAGGTCGGAGAGTTGCTTGGACCAGATGCGCGCCTCCGGCGCGTATTGCTGATCGCCCGCGTCGCCTTCGACCACGCACTTGGCCATCGTTGAATTGATGGAATCCAGGACCATGATGCATGGCGCCCAGATGCCCGTCTCCTTTCGCTGTGCAATCACCAGATCCATGAACGAATGCGAAGAGTCAAAGAACCCTTCCAACGTCTCCGGACGCACGATGATCAGGTTGTCGCTATCCACTCCGAGCGCTTGGGCGTAGTCCGGATCCAACTTGTGTTCTGTGTCGTAATACGCGCCGGCTCCGCCCTGATATTGGCACTCGGCAACGGTTTGCAAGCACAGAGTCGTCTTCCCGGAGCCCTCGCCGCCGTGTATGATCGAGATCCTTCCAAGAGGTATCCCGCCACGTCCAATGGCCTCGTCCACCTCGGGCGCACGAGTGGAGATCACGCCCTTGATCTTGAGCGCCTCCGCGCCACCGCCGAGCAGCAGCACGTTCTCCTCGCCGATGGACTTCCGCATGCCCTCTAGCAGCTCACGGATGTTTGGTTTCACGATGCGCCCATCCGAAGAAGGAACTGCCGGAGCCGCTTTCTTGGCGAGTCCGGCAGTCTTCGGGGCGGGCTTTTTTGCCGCCGCCATCTTCTTACTTCTTGGGCTTCTTTGCCGCTGTCTTGGCGGGCTTCTCGTCTTCGTCTTCCAAGTCTTCCAGAGCGGCTTCTAGATCGCCCAGCTCTTCGTCCTCGTCGTCATCGTCCGCGGGCTTCTTGCCCTTGGCAGGTTTCGCCGGAGGCGCGGCCGACTTCGCCGGCTTCTTTGGAGGCACGGGCTCCTCGTCATCATCCTCGTCGTCGTCTTCATCCTCATCGTCATCGTCCGGAGGCGGCGGAGCTGGCTTCTTCCCCTTGGCAGGCGGTGCCGCCGTCTTGGGCTTTGCAGGCTTTGCGGGCGCCGCTTCTTCCTCGTCGTCCTCGTCCTCGTCCTCGTCCTCGTCCTCGTCCTCGTCCTCGTCCTCGTCATCGTCATCGTCATCGTCCTCGTCCTCGTCATCATCGGACGGCGGAGGAGCGGGCTTCTTCCCCTTGGCCGGCTTGGCGGGCGGGGTTTCGTCCTCATCCTCGTCTTCGTCTTCGTCTTCGTCTTCGTCCTCGTCGTCCGGAGGGGGCGGAACGGGCTTCTTGCCCTTGGCCGTCTTTGCCGGCTTCTCGTCGTCATCATCCGGCTCACGAGAGACGGCGATCCCATCGATCATCGCTTGGACTTCGGCCGTGCCCTTGATCATGTTCGCCGTGATCCGGAACAGGTCGCAGTCGCCACCCTCGGCCATCGCAGCAGAGAGCGCCTTACGAAGAGACTTTGGCACCTTGAATGGCGTTTTCAGCGTTGACGGCTCCGCCTTCACCTCGTACTTGGTGGTGCGCTTCTCGCCCGTCCTCTTCACGCGGAGCAAGATTGCCGCGTCCGGGTCCGTGATGTCGTTGTTGTCGAAGAACTGCTCCATGATCCCATCGAAGATCTGTTTGCCGATGAAAGCAGTACCTGGCTTTGCCGGGAGATCACGCCAAGGGTCTGTGGACTTCGTTCGGTGCTTGAGTGGAGTCATGCCCCACAAGAATCGCGTTTGGGCACGTGCCTCGTCCGCTTCTTCGCCAGTGATGGTCCCGTCGGTGAGCGCTTTGGACATCGGGTCTTCGCCCTCGATGCGTTTTTTCTGCGCTTTCAGCAGCTTCTTGATCCAAGGGTGCTCGATGATCGGGTTTTTCTCCGGATCGAGCGAAACCGCCATTCCCTTGTTTTTTCCAACGCCATAGTGGACCACGATCGGGACGTAGTTGACGCCCTCCGTCGGCTCCCACTTGTCATCCTCACGGCAAGGCGGGTGGATGTACACCAGCGTTTCGCCCAACTCGAAGCCAACGAAGTCGCCGCCCTTTTGCTGCGCTTCGTGACCCTTCCGCATCTTATCCATATCGACCATGATTCACTCCTTGAAACGGGCAGCTCCGCCCTTACCCTTGAACGTGTTCTTCATCTTTTCTTCGCCGGCAGCGACCTTGCTAGGGTCGGGCTCCGCCCACGGTTGTTCGGTTTCGTCCTCGGCTTCTTCACGAACCGAGCGGCGCGGCGCTGATTTTGGCTCCGATGGCGTGCTAAGACCAGTCTTGCTCAACTCGCTACGGATGTTGGCCCCGAGAGATTGAAGCATGTTCCCCTTTTTCTCCAGGGAAACGAAACAACCCTTGGCCAAGACCACATTCTCTTCAGCGAGCGCCAGGGCCTTCTTCATCTTGGGGAATTCCGGATGAGCCTCGATTTTGGCCTTCAGCTTCTCGTCGGAGAGCTTCGGATCGGCGCCGCGGAACTCTTCCGCCTTCTTCGCGCGCCAATGGCGATAGAAGCTATCGGCGTCGATTTGCTCCGCTGATGCGGCCGCCCATACCGACGCCCACCAAGCCATCGCGGACGCGATCCCGCCCATCTCCGCGCTCAGGTCGGGCAGAACCGGGAAGTGCGTCTGCGTGTCGAAAACGACCTCAGTGCCTTGAACCGTGATCGTCCTCTTTGAAAAGTCCACTTTAGGCATTTCACTCCTCTTCGCCGGGCTCGGGCACCCGCTTTGGCTTGTTTTTCTTCTTCGGGGTCTCCGCCGCGGGTGGCGGAGTGGTCTTGTTCTTCTTCGCCGGCTTTGAAGATTCGGCGGTCGCAGCTGCCTTCTTCTCCTTCTTGGAAGGCTTCGGCTCCTCCGACGCTTGCTGCTTCTTGGCCACGATATTGATGCGACGCTTGGCCAGTTGGCTCTGGTGGAACTTCAACACGTAGCTGTCGGGGTACTTGATCGGGTCGCCGTCGTTCACGGCAGGAGTCACGAGCGTTCGCCCCTTGTACAGCTTGCGCTCGAAGGTTCCGATGCCCTTGATCCGGACCTTCTCGCCGCGCGAGACTGCTGCCAGGATGGCTTCAAATAGGTTGGCCACGATCTCGGACTTCAGCCCGGCCTCGCGTGCCACATCTTGGATTCCGCTCATGTTCTATTGACTCCTGATTGGGGTGACTTCTCTTTACTCAGACGTGCCGAGCGCGGCTGAATATGATGGTGCGCGCTTCAAATGCGTCACGCGGCCGCCTTCGAACATGGCGCTTTTTCCGCCACGGAAGTCGTCCTTTTTCCGCACCAGATCGATCTTGATCAGCCGGCCGACCTTCACGACACGCCTGATCTCGTCCCACAACGACGCGAAGCACATCACGTCTGTGTATCGGAGGTCACCGCCGATCAACCCGAAGTAGGCCATGCAATTGCCCTTCTTGTCGTACTTCAGGCGAACATTCGTGACCACACCGCAGAACGGGCCGGCGTCCCGATCCCAGAAGAGAGTATTGCGCAGGCGCGCCTTCCGGAGCTTGATGTCACGCCACGGGTAGAACTTCGCGGGGTGCTTACCCTTGACGATCGTCTCCCACATGGTCAGCGGCTCGAAGGCGCGCGCACGCTTCCGGAAGTCATCCACATCGATAGCGAACTGGGCCCGGAGGGTCTGCGTGAATTCGCTCGCCGTCACATGGGCCATCACTGCTGTTCCGACGCCCTTGTCAATGATGTGGCGGTTCGCGTCGAAGATGTCGTGATCGAACTTCACCCGGTTCTGCTTACCGGAGCGCTCCTCAATGTTGACGTTCGCGTAGCGCGCGCCCCAGAACTGCTGCTTGCGCTCCAGCTCGGTCGGCATGGGACCGGTGTGGAAGTCGCCGATCTGGTTGTACTTGACCTCCACGATCACGCCCGCGATGAAGTGGCCGCGGTTGTTGTACTCCTTGAAGTAGTCGTCGGCGCCCATCTCCGCCAGCTCCACCTTCATGTCTGACTCCATGAAAGAGGCATAGGCGTCGATTGGGTGACGCCCGAATGCGAGCGGCGAAACCTTCGAACTTACCAGCAGCTTGTCCTCCTCGTTGTAGTCCTCCGTCAGCTTCGACTCCTCCAGAAGCGCGAGCGCGGCCGCGCCTGTGTCCCGCTTCCGCTTCGATGTGAGCTTGTCCCAAACCGTGTCTGCATTCTCGATGAACCACTTGATGTTCGGCATCAGGCCGTCGAGCGCGCCGGCTTTCGCGAGCGCCACGACAGCCCCGCGATTGCAGCGCCGACGGTCGACGCGCGCGATGAAGTCCATGATGTCTTTGAAAGGCTGCGCCTCCATGATGGCTTGCGCGGCCTTCTCTCCCACGCCCTTTATGTCCACGAGCGAGCCACGAATGGCCAGCGCGCCGTCGATGCTGAAGTTGGTAGACGACGAGGAAACGTGGGGTGGAGACAGCACAATGCCGTGTTTCTTCGCGTCCTTGGCAATCTGTTGGATTCGGATTCGCTCGGGCTCGTTCTTGAGAAGCGCCCAGTAAAACTCCACAGGGTAGTAGACCTTGATCCACATGCACCAATAGGCGATCATCCCGTAGGCCGTTGCGTGGCTCTTATTGAAACCGTACGACCCGAAGAACGTGATCGCGTCCATGATTTTGTTGGCGACCGCCTCCGTCATCCCGGGCGTGGTCTTCATCGCGCCCTCCACGAAGTTCTCGCGCTCCTTTCCCAGCGTCTCGTCGCCGATCTTCTTGGCAATGGTCTTGCGCAGCTTGTCTGCAGTCGCCGGAGCGAAACCCGCGATGTCGGTGAAGATGCGCAGAACGTGCTCCTGGTAGACGATGATTCCCAGTGTGTCCTTTGTGATAGCGGAGACGGCAGGGTGGAAGTCGATCTTTTCCACCAATTTTGGGTTCTTCTTGCGCTCCACGTACTTGGTTGCGAGGCCGGAGCGGCTCGTGCCCGGCCGGTTGAGCGCCGTCATCGCGGCGACGTCTTCAAAGCTCGTGAAGTTGACGCCGATGCAAACCTTGTCCGCGCTCGGGGTGTCGTACTGAAACACGCCGCCGTAGTCGTGCGCCGTGAAGCCAGCGAGCACCTTAGGGTCGTTCAGATCCAGTCGCTCGGGGTCAATGTGTATGCCGTGCCGAGCCTCGATGGCTTCCAAAGCCTCCTTGACGACAGAAAGCGTTCGGAGGCCGAGCACGTCCATTTTTACGAGCCCCGCGGCCGCCACGCCATACATGTCGAATGCTGATACGACGATGTCGCCGCCTGCGTGCTTGCGGACCTCCAGCGGTATCGCCTCCACGAGCGGGATAGGGCTGGCGACGACACCAGCGGCGTGGATTCCGAGGTTCTTGGCCATGCCTTCGAGCTTTTGGGCGTGACGGAGCACCTCGGGATACTTCTTGTTGAAGGCGCGGCAGATCTCGAAGTCACGGAAGCTGTCGGCGATCGTCTGGCTGGCGCGTTCGTCGCCGGACGACCGTTCAATGATGCTGTTCGTGACCTGATTGACCTCGTTCAGGGGGATCTCCAGGACGCGCGAGACGGACCGGATGCACTCCTTGCCGGAGAGTTTGCCGATGGTGGCTATCTGGCACACCTTGTCGTCGCCATACTTGGTCCTGATGTACTGGATGATCTCGCCGCGTCGCCGGTCCTCGAAGTCCATGTCCACGTCGGGCATGTCGATACGAGTTGGGCTGATGAAGCGCTCGAAGATCAGGCCGTGCTCAATCGGGTCCGTCGCCGCGATTCCCAACAAGTAGGCGATCAGTGATCCACCGACGGAGCCACGACCTGGGCCGACCATGATGGAGGCTTCCCGGGCGAAGCGGTAGATGTCACGGATGATCAAGAAGTATGGGACGAACCGCTGCACCTTCAGCGCCTTCAACTCCATCTTCAGGCGCGCGCGGTACAGCTCGATGGCGTCCACAGGCGTGATTCCTTCGCGCTTTGCGTACGCCCGGGCGCGCGTCGGGATGTCCCGCCAAGCCCATCCCATCACGCACTCGTCCTTCAGATAGGCAAAGGGGTCACCGGCATATTTTGCCGGGATGCCGGGGTCTGGAAGCAACACCTTGTGATAGTCCACCTCCATCTTCGCTGTGCAAGATTCAGCTAGTTCTATGGTGGAATTTAATGCCTCTTTAACGCAGCGACCGGGCAAGAAGTCGTGGTGGCGCTTGAAGGCGTTCCACATCTCCTTTCGCGTCCGGAAGTGGAACTCATCGCCGTCAAACTTGAAGCGCTTCGGGTCGCTCAGGTTCGAGCCCGTCCCGATGCACAGCAGCACTTCGTGGTGCTCCGCGTCCGCCTGATCCACATAGTGGGCGTCCTGCGTCGCGAGGTAGCGCGACTTGCCGCCGTAGCGATCGTGGAGCTTCATCATCAGGCGGTTTGCTTCGCACTGAATATCGATGGCGTGTGGCTGAACCTCCAACCAGAAACGCTCGCCGAACGCCTCCTGAAGCTGATCGGCGTAGTTCAGCGCGTCCCGCTTCCGACCCTCGTTCCACGAGTCGTTGATCGGACTCGACAGGCAACCAGAGGCGACGTGGATGCCCGCACCGTGCTTGATCAGGGTCGCGAGGTCGATGCGCGGCTTGTAGTAGAACCCATCAATGAAGCTCATGCTGGAGAGCTTGTACAGGTTCTTCAGGCCCTCGTTCGTCTGCGCCCAGCACGTGATGTGCCAACGGTCGCGGATGCCCTCGTGGTCCTCATACGCGCGGAGGATCTCCTTGTGGTCCGCCTTCTTCGCGCCTTTGGTCAGCTCGGCTTTCTCCTCCGCCGTCAGGCCCTTCCTGAACATGTTCTTCGACACGTAGAACTCGGTGCCGAAGATGGGCTTGATGCCTACCTCCTTGCACTGCTCGTAGTGCGTCATCACGCCGCGCATCGTGCCGTGGTCCGTGAAGGCGAGCGCCTTATGCCCGCGGAGTTTCGCTGTCTTGACGTACTCGCTGATCTTCCCGCACCCGTCCAGCTGGCTCATGTCGCTGTGCGTGTGGAGGTGCACGAAGTCGTCGGTTGTATCGGTCATTTCTTGTCGCCTTTGAGCCAGTCGGTCAACGAGTCGGCCGCCAGGGAGATCTCCTTGGCCGCGGTGATCGTCTGTATGTACCGCACGACGTCCTTCAGCTCCTCGGGGAAGTCCGAGTTGCGAATGAAGTCCAGATAGCCCGGTTCTTTCTGCTTGATCTGGAGGAGGGTAAGACCGCGGTGGCGCCCGAACTTGATCAGCGCATCCGATCCCGATGGATTTATCTTGTAAATCCTGTTGGACTGCTCGCGCCTTGCCTCCAACTCGGCTTCCAATTCGCCGGTTCGGAGTTTCGCTCTGAGTTCATCGAGTTTGGACAATTCCCATCAACTCGACGATCTGCTTCACGCCATCGTTCGCATCGACGTTCGCGGTGTCGATCTCCAACTTGGTGTATCGCACCATCTCGAACACGTAGCGAAACAGCCCGTGAAGCCGCTTGTGCTCTTCCTCGGTGAAGCGCCCGCGCCGATCGAGAGCCAACCGAGGGTTGGCTACAGACCACGGCGCCGTGAGCCAAACGTACACCACGTGCGTGTCCGGACCTAGCAGCTGTTGCCAGAGCCCAAGCAGGCGCCCGGCGTCCCTTAGCGGGCGTTCCCCGTGCGCTATCGCGCTGCCCACCGAGCGGTCCAGGATGACCGGGATGTGCTTGTTGAACTTGAGCAGCCGCGCGAGGATGTCCGCCGTGTAGATGTCGTCCACGTGCGTGTTGTACGGGACGGCGAGCGCCTTCAGCTCGCGCTCGATGCTCGTGGTGCCGGTGAAGTGGTGATCGGGACCCTGCCGGAACGGGCGGAGCACGGGCGCGTTGAGGCCCTTGGAGAGCTTCTCCGCGTACGTGCTCTTGCCCGTTCCGTTGACGCCTTCGAGGACGATGATCAATTGGTGTCCTTCGATGCTGCCATGGCCGCTGCCTTCGACGTCGCCTTGAAGTCGGCGGGCCGCTCCTCGCCGTCGTCGTCCTCGTCGCCATCGTCGTCAGGATCCGGCTTGATGAAGAGCCACTTGATGAGCGCCGCGAGGCAAGCCAGAATGAAGACGGCTCCGGCGAGCCCGAGCGCGCCGGCCACGATGTACTCGCAAAGCAGCACTGGCGTCATCGGAGCACGCGCAGCCGTTTGCCCGAGTACGGGTCACGACCCCAAAAACTGCGGTAATCTTCAGCGCGCTTGCGCATCTCGGATTGCATCGGCACCCCGAGGTCGATGCCGCAAGACGCGACCAACTGACGGTCCGCTGCCGGCGTCGACTGGTCCATGTGGTGGTGGACGACGTGGAGCGGGCACGGAGGCAGCTTGTCGTCGCCGGTGTAGCGCCGACGGTTCTCCTCCATGTAGACGCAGCCCTTGAACTCGTCGCCCTTCAGGCACGGAGGTGTGACCAACTCACCGAAGATTGGATCCACCTTTTCGGTCAATTCTCGGATCATCCCCTCGATGACCGGGCCCCAGATTCCGAGCTGTAGGATCCAGCAGCCGCGCTTCGACACGATGTGTTGGAGCGAGCTGATGTTCAGCTTCCACGAGATGCGGTGCGTGGCCCCGAGCGGGATCAGCTCGCGTGCGTCCTCCATCGGGATCCCGGCCGCGACCAACTTGTTGTAGCCTTCCTGGATAAGCCACATCGTCTCGTCATATATGGCCTTCAACTTTTCGGAATCGGCGTGCTGCACGATCGTCTCCGGCGTCCGATAGTTGTCCAAATCGGCGAACTTGCCCATGTTCTGGATTCGCATCGACTGAGACCAATAAACGCTGTCGGCTAGGTTCGGTAAGTCCTTCACGTCGATCATGCCGATGTCGATCCCCAGGCGCTCGGGCGAGGGCTTGACGCCGATGCGATGACGCACGGCCTGCTCGCGCCACGAGACGCTGACGCCCTCGATCATGAACACGAAGTCCACCGACTCGCCGACGGGGATGTGTTGCGCGATGACCTCGCGGAACAGCTTGCGGACGTCATCCGGGTCGACCGTCGCCTTGATCTCCTCTGGGGTGAGCAGCGGCAGCTCATCCTTCGAGGCGTTCCAGAGGCTCATCACCGTTTCCAGCGGGAGCCCCGTGTGCGAAAGGAGCGTGACCTTGGGCGTGTTCAAACCGCCCCCATTCCGAGTTTTTCGGCGTCCGCGACGGCTTCCGCCGCGAGCTGTTTGTGGGTCCTGTCGAGGATGTTGAACGCCTCCTGTAGGTCGCTCTGCGTGACGTTCAGCGGAGGCGTGAAGCGGATCATCCCATGCTGGCGGTGAGTCACGAGAGCCAGCCCGTTCTCCCGCGAGCGCGCGATGAATTGATAGCCGTCATAGCCAAACTCCTTGAAGTCCGGCTGGAAGGCGTTCAGCATCCCGGAGCCGTCGAAGTGCTTTATCCAGGAGCGCGCGCCGAACTGCTCCCGGATGAAGTCGCCGCGCTCGCGGACTTCGTGCAGGTGCTCGTCCAACCACTTGTAGAGCTTGATCGCCAAGTGGCAGCACAAGAGCGTCCCGCCGAACGTGTTGAAGTGGACGCCTGGCGTTGCGAAGCTTTTGGCGACCTCCTCCGAGGCCAGCGTGACGCTCATCGGGAGCCCCATCGCAATGCCCTTGGAGAGTGACATGATGTCCGGCTTGACGCCGCACTTCTGCCACGTAGCGTAGTGGCCGGCTCGCCCGTTGCCCGCCTGTACATCGTCGTACACGAGCAGGACGCCGTGCTGCTTCCGGAGACGGTCGAGCCGTTCCCAGAAGCTCTGCGGATAGGTCTTGACCAGATTGTTCCCGAGGACGGGTGCGAGCATCACGGCAGCGACCTTGGTCCAGTCGGGCTCCTCGATGCCCGTCATTTCCTGGCCGTCGAAGGCGACTTCACGGAGGTCTTCCGTGATCACGCCGAAACCCGGTGCGCTGACGCCGTAGCCGGTGCGGTGGTACGGGCTGACGCGGTAGTCGCTCGCGGCGAGCGAGTAGCCCGTGCGGCCGTGGAAGTTGCCTTCAATGGTGTATATCTTGTGTCGGCGCGCGCAGTTCTTGAACTGAGGGAAGGCGTCGCCAAAGCCCGGGGTTCCCTCGGCAGCTTCCTTGTCCCACCAGTATTTGCGCGCGAGCTTGATGGCGGCCTCGTTCGCCTCCGTGCCGCTGTTGGAGTAGAACAGGCGATCCATGCCCGTACGCGAGCAGATGATCTCTGCCGCCTGCCAACGCAGTTCGTGCGGGTAGACGTCGGGGAGGCGTTGCGGCATCTCAGCGTTCAGGAATTCGGCCATGGCCATCCGGAACTCGTCCGAGTTGTAGCCGAGCGAGGCCACGCCCTCATCGCCCCAGAAGTCCAAGATGGGTTCGACTTCCGGACCGCCTCCTAGACGAACCTCCAAATGGCAACCCTTGGCACTGCCGACCACCAGAGGCATCCGGACGATGTTGCCCATCAGGCGCTTGTTGTATTGCTCGTAATCGTAGCTGCTGTCTGCGTTGTTCATTTCAGATTACACTCCCAACTTCGTTGTGATATCGGTCCAGCTAGCTACCCGGGTGATCCCTGACTTCGCTGAAACGTGACGATTGTGTGGTTGATCGTACAGAAGGACTTGAATGCCAGCTTCAGCGATTGCATCGGCATTGACCGGGTGGTCTTCCACGAAAGCGATGGGCCACGCCGGGCGCACGTGGTCATAGACGGCCTCCACCTTGTTCCGGCTGAACAGCAGGAGGTCGTACGTCATTCCCTCGCGGTTTAGCCAGTAGACCGTGTCAGAATGGAGGCGCTTGTACTGCCACTGGGGGCGCGCCGTGATGAGGACGATCTTGACCCCGGCCGCGGAGACGCGCGCGAGTCCTTCGGCAGCTCCGGGAACGGCCGCCATCTCGCGGAAGCGTCCGCCCGAGTAAAAGGCGTTCTTCATGTCCTCCGACGCTTCGAGGCGGAGCGCGGCCGCTGCTTCGACGGGCCCGAGCTTCTTCAACTCGTCGCGCCAAGGTTCGAGGTCGCAGATCACGTCGTCCACGTCCACGCACAGGACGCGGCAGGACTCGCTCAGCTCCAGGTGTTCGGCGAGCGCCTTCTGGCGCACGGCCTCGGTCTTCTGCGTGAAGGCGTCGACCAACTCGCCTAGCGTCACGCCGTGGAGTTGCGCCTGGGCCAGCATCGTCTTCAGCACGTCCGCGCACTCGAACGCGACCGCGTGACGGTCCACCTTCGACGCACGCAGGATGTGCCGCTTGTAGCCTCCGGAAAGGCGCCCCAGCTCTGACGCCTCCTCGTGCAGGAGGAGCGCGAGATCATCACCTAGGCGTCGCCGTTCGACGTCGCTCAGTTCCGCGGGGTCGAGCCCTAGTTCACGCTGCTGCTGCTCTTGGGCAGCCCACATCCTGACTAGGTAGTCAGATTCCATGCTTTTGCCTGTTCCAGACACGTACTGAGCACGACGTCGGAGGTCATCCGCGGATCCCACTGCGCAAAGCGCCCGAGCGGGCGGATGTTGTCGGGCCAGACGGGCTTGGTGGTCATCGGCAGCAGGTGTCCGTTGAGGCCCTTCAGCGTCCGCGCGAGCGCCCAGCCGCCCGGGAACAGGAAGTTGAGCTCAGAGGTGAGTTTGTCCCCGGTTCCGTCGCCCTCCTCCCAGGCGCCGTTGAACTCGCACGTGTAGCCGCCGTCGCGCGGGCTGATCCGATGGATCATGTTCTCGGGTGTGTATGGCGTGTAGACGTAATCCCACTGGGCAAAGGCGTCGACCTTCTCCGGCGGGTCGACCATCACGAGGTTCAGCTTGATGGCCATCGTGTCCGGGAGCGGGAACCAGACCATGGTCTTGATCACCCAGATCGGGATGGTCAGCAGCAGGTAGTCGAACAGGTATTGATTGCCCGACGTCCCGATTACACGGTGAGGATCGATGCGCGCGCAGCCATCCTTTGCGATCGGCGCGAGCCCGATCAAGTCCTTGAGCATCCTTTCCATATCGCAGCGGAGCGCCTTCCGCGGGCCCGAGCTTTCAGGGTCGTTCATCGAGCGCGCGGCAAAGGCGTCGGGCTCGATCTGGCGTGTCTTGCGGTAGTGATCGTGCTGAATCCGTAGCGCGCGCCCCTTGTCCATCCCTTTGAGGACTGCCGGGAAAGGCTCCACGGCGCCGTGGAGCAGGATGCCGCCCTGAACGCTGTAGTCTGTGTAAGTGATTCGGAGGTCTTGAAGCAGCTCCTCCATCGGGTCCGTCTTGTGGATGTACTTGAGCCCGCCGGCCGCGAAGTCTCCGCCCGGCTTCCCCGGCTCCAGCACCACGACGTCGAGCCCGGGCACCTGCGTGTACACCCAGGACGCGATCAAGCCCGAGATACCTCCGCCGACGATCACCATTTTCTTCTTCATGTTCTTGCCTCTGGGAACGCGAAGCCGCCGCGCTTGTCCACCTTGGAAAGCGTCTCTGCTATCACGCTCGCGTTGTGCGAGTCAACGTTCATGATTCGCACCTTGAAAGCCCCGTCTTTGCCTGTGTGGTCGACCGGGGCGAGCCCATCACGCTCCGAGCGTGAGCACGCTGTCATGTAGTCCGCAAACGCCACTGCCAGGCGGACCTCGATCAGCCCCCTGTTCGGCTTGTACAGGTAACTCGTGATCGCGATCCGCCGCGTCTTCCCCTTGCAGTACAAGGCACAGTAGTTGGAGGATTCGAGCCGGTCCACAAGGAACAACTCGCCAGGGCGCGCGGACTCCTCGAACGCAGCCACCTTCCGTGCCAAACGAGTCGCCACGCGCTTGATGTACCACTGTCCCACCTCTTTTGACTTCTCGCGGCCGTCCCGAGTTTGCTTGGCCCGAGCCTTGGCCCCGGCCCGAGCAAACGCCTTGGTGGGCCTAGGTGGCTTCCTGAGCCCCGTTACCTTCGGCGTCTTTTTCACCACCATTCGAGGCTTCAACGGCTTTTCGTTGCGCGCTCGTCCGCCGTGGATTCCATACAGCAGAATCTGCTCGTTCACCTGCTCCTCGAACCCTTCATGATTTGCGAATGTGTAAGCGACCGGCTTGGACTTGCCTTGCCCGATCACTTCCATCGTCCTGATGAAGTAATCCCGCGGCCGCTTGGTGATCTGCATCAGCTTCACGAAGCCGGCGCACCTATCGCGATATGCGCATGGCGCGCGCTCGGCTTCTGTCTTTCCTACAGGATCGCCATCGCATTGCGGGTCGTCTTCCTCGAATGAGCCGAGGCACCGCGGCATCCTCTTGTCAGCCATTTCAGCCCTTTTCGTTGATAAAGTGCGACGCTTTGACGTACCAGGGAACAACGTCCAGAATGGACTTCCAGGAGCCCGACGGCTGAAGGACCTCGCCGCTGATGGCGTTGAATCGTCCTTCGGCAACTACGGTTGCTGCATTTTCGCCAAAACTTAGCATGATGACCGAGCCCCACGAATACGTTTCGATGTGCCGGACGGCTCGCGTCCCGTCCTTGCCGGTACGGGCCTTGATTTCAGGGGAGGAGATCGGGCGCGCGTCCAGCGAGCGCTTCTCGATGATGCCCTGAATGAAGGACTTGTCGTTTTGCTTCGTCGAAACGTAAAACATGGGCCACTTCCCGGCTTGTATGGCCTCCTCCACGATGTCGCTGAATTCGGCCTCCATCAGAACCGTGAAGTGCTGCTTGATTCTGTGGACGGCCCAATCAACGGCATTCTTTTTGGTGTGGCGATTGCCCGAGGCCAATTTGGCTTCGCCGTCTTCGTCCATTCCCATTCCAAGCCACTCGCCGATGAGAGCGTGCGTCGCCTCGGGCTCGTCTCGATTGCGCAAGAATGTCTCAAAAAGAACGTTGTTTCTGGAAATGCAACTCAAGACTTTCAGCTGAAAAGGATTTAGGCGATTGACCAAGCGCATACGAAGTACACGGATTTTGTCCGTGAACTCGCTTTCGATCGCCAGTTCTTCAGGCGTCTTGGCATCCCTGTCCGGATGGACCTCGGGAACGTCCGTCAGAGCCGGCCACATCTTCACAACAACCAGCTCGCCGTTCTCTTCCATCACCACGCGCGGGCATCGGCTCTGCGTCGTGGCCGAGTAGAGCAGACCGCACATCGCGTTCCGGATGGTCTTGCGGGCAAAGTTGTAAATCCCGCCCTTGCTGGCGTTGTAGTCATATCCCTTCAGAGCGAGCATCAGCGCCAGGCGCCCCTCTTGGACGGCATCCTCAGTGCTGATTCCGAGGCCGGGCGCGAAGCGCCGCGCCGCGGAGCGGATGATGGGCATCAGCTCACGCTCGATGTCTTCGTACAATTCGTGGTCCACCTGGCCCTGGATCATTTCAGCATCCTGTCTCGAAGAGTTTTGAAAAGCGTCGTGGCGAGTTTGTTCAGATCCTTGATGATCATGTTGCTGGCGCCGGTTGACTTGTTGTAGAATTGCGCGGGTGCGTCCGTTCCGGCGCCGACGCCGATGACCTCAATGCCAGCACGGGTGATCTGGCGGACGGTCTCCCTGAGGTGATCATCGAGAGCGGAACGGCTGATGCCAGAATGGCACGGGAGGCCGTCGGAGACAACCACCAAGATCCGTCGCTTCTCGGGGCGGACCGCGAGGCGGCAAGCAGCGGCGTGGACAGCCTCGCCGTCTGCGTTGTCGTCATAGCCTCGGATCGCTGAAAAGCGCGTCCGACACGCTGCCATGCGCTCATTCCAGCCCTTGAAAATGTAGAAGTCAAAGGGACACCTTCGGACGGCATCCGGGTCTCCGGATCGGAACGAACCGCGCATGTGATTGTTGGTGAACCCGATGATCTCGAACGGGATCCGAAGCGATTCCCAAGGCTCTGCCAGGGCAATGGCGGTGCGCTTGGCGTAATAGGCAGCGCGGCCCGGGGCGTCTCCAGAACCCATCGAGCCGGAGAGGTCCAGAAGAACCTCGAACGAGGTGTCCAGGTTTCGGCCCTTCTTGATGAAGTTGAAGACGTCGGTGGCGCCCGTACGAACCGACGCGAGGCGCTGGGTGTCCAAACGGCCGGCGTCTTGGTTCGGCACCAGGCGCTTTCGAGTAATGGTCTGTATGTAGGCGAGCTGCTTGGAACGGATGGCGCCGATCTGCGACTGGACCTCCGCGCGCGCGTTCTTGTAGTTGACGTCTGCGTCGAACGTTGGCGACGGCTTGATCCACTTGTCCAGCTTCTTCATATCGAAGTCGGGCACGTAGCGGCGATGGGTTCGCGCGTCCGAGCGCGCGGCCTTCTCGACGTCCGACTTCACTTCGTCCATCAGGTCGTCCGTAGACGACTCGCCTTCGACGACCTCCTTGGCGCGCGCAACTTCTTCCTCGGTCGGCTCTGAATCTTCATCCGGAGAACCGCCTTTGCTGTCGGCCTTTTCTTCGTCCTCGCCCTCTTCATCGGCTTCCGCTTCGCCGCCAGCGCTCTTCTCCTCTTCGTCCTCGTCCGACTCCGGGCCGCCCGTGTCGTCGTCCGTTTCGATCTCAGTTCCATCGTCGCCAGACGATCCGGCCTTGCCCTTGCGAACTGTGTCGCCGTCTTCGAGCTCTCCGGCTTCGTCGCCTTCTTCCGCGTCGCCCTCGGGGGCTGGCTCGTCGTCTTCAACGACCTTGACCTTGACCTTCTTCTTTTTCTTGCCCTTCCCCTTCTCTTCCTTGGCCTTCTTGTCGCGTTCCAGCGTTTCTTCGGCGTCCGCCTTCAGCTTCTTGTAGATCCGTTCCGCGATGTCGTAGCTATCTTGTGCCCAACGAATATTGCGTGATTCCTCCAATTCTTCGGACACTTTGTCCAAAGCTTCCAACGTTTCTTTTCCAACCCAAGTCGGTTCGATTCCGCGCGCCTTCAGAATGAAAGCACACCCTAAACGATCCCAGAAGTTCGGCCGCGCCTCCGGCTTCTTTTCCCAAGCGCGAGCAGACTCCAGATTGATGGCATTCAAGTTCTCGGCCACCCCGGGATAGACCCGGCTCCACTTGATCTCAATCCGGACGTCTTCGACGCAGTTGGTGAGCATCCGAATGGTCTTGTTCTTCTCGCCCTTCAGGATGTCCATCGGGGTGGCGCGGCCCGCGGATGTGTGTTCCTGCTCTTCCACCACGTGACAGACTTCGTGATCCAGCATCCCGTGCAACTGCTGGCGTTGGCTTTCCGGGAGGAAGTCCGATGTGAACGGGATGTAGATGGTTTTCCCGTCCGTCTTGCAAGAGAATCCGCTCGGGATGATCGTCACGTTCCATTGCGACGACATCGCGCGGGCGATCTTGGTGAACGGCCCGACCAACCCCAGCAGGGAAGGGTCAACGCCTCCAACCTTGGTTTTGGCCGCGCTGCTCATTTTCCACCAAACAGACGTTGGATGATGCCTTCGACAAAGACATGATCTTGGGGCGGGAGCTTGTTCAGAATTGTGATGCGCGCAGCGGCGCGCGGGTGCTTCATCTTCACCGTCATCGCCGCCCACATGATGAGGCGACGCGGGCTGAGGCTAGTCATCGTCGACTCTTGGCGTTGCGCGTCGCGGACCTTCGTGGCCACGTCCACCAACATTTCTGCCCACTCCTTCTTGATGCCAGTCCTCTCCGTCAGGATGTTGACTTCATCTTCCTTTTTGGGATAATCCACACGGATTACAATCCCAAAGCGATCCAAGAGCGCCTCGTTCATCGGCGCGGTGCCCGCGTACAGGCCCGACTCGTCGCCATAGCCCAAGGTGTTCGCCGTGGCGAGGACGCGGAAGTGCTGGTTGAATTCGACCTCGCGATCCGACTCCATCAAGCGGAGTTGGCGTGGGCGTTCCAGCATCGAGTGCATGGCGAACGTGACTTGGCTCGGCGCGCTGTCGAACTCCTCCATGATGATCCAATGCCCTTTTTCAGCGGCGATTGGCAACGGGCCGTCAATGTATTTGGTGATGGCCTGGCCACTCGTCGGGTCGACGATGATCCGGGAGCCTCCCATCAAGTCGCCCACACGGACTTCGCCGGTGAAGCTCAGACGCGTGACCGGCTGATTGCAGACGCTTGCCAGCTCGCGAGCGAGGGTGGACTTGCCTACGCCGGGAGGGCCGACGATCAACACGTTCTCGTTCATCTCGATGCCGAGGGCGAGCGCTTCGAGGTTCGCTTGCTCACTGGCGCCGATCACCCAATTTTCATCGTGCATCGGAACCTTGATGATGTCTTCGGCTTCGAGCCCCGTGCGCTCGAACAGTGAAGCAGCGCCGAAGCGCAGCGGCTTGGAAATATCAGCAGACGACCCCGGGCCGACTCCGGGCGTGGGCAGAGGCGGAGCCAACGCCGCCGCCTCCTCTTCTGCTTGCTTTTCGCGCGCCGACTCGCTCATCAACTCGGCAAGCGGGAACTTCTTGGCATACGCCGAAGCTTCAATCTTATGGATCTTTTTCGCGTGCACGTCCACGCGGTGGTAGAACTTGTCGCAGATCTCGCACTTGACCTTCTTGCGCCCGCTGCTGTCGAACTCTTCGGTGCTGCTTCCCATTTTGGTTCCTTTGGTCACGGCCTTCACTTGAAGGGATTACTAGCGCGACCTTGCTTACAAGGCGAGACTTTTTTTCAGCTCTTATGAACTTTTTTTGAATGCCTGGAATCTATGGAGGCCCGCGAGCGCTCTAGCAAAGCGCTGAGCAACGGCGCCCGTCCTCCAGACCACTTCTTGGCGCTGTCAACCGCGGCGTGCGCCTCTTCGCGCGTTGACGATCCGGGGTCAACCCCTAACGGAAGTTTGGCCATATAAATGGACTTGAAGTGAAGAGACAGCCGTTGCGCCACGTTTAGCGGGGCAATCTGCTCCTCCGGGTCCAGCATGACCGTGACCGCCGTCTCCGGGCTCAAATCGGTTAGCATGGCCAACTGCTCGTCGTGCAATTCCTTGCCACCTAGCGCCACAGCGGTGATGTCGTGCTGCCAGAGGCGAACGGCGTCCAGAGGACCCTCGCAAATCACCAGGTCGCCTGTCAGGCGTGCCACGTTCCAGCCGATGAGCAGCCTGCGATGATCTGCGGATGGCGGATTCAGGTATTTCGGGATGCCGCCCGCGTCCATGTCGCGCGCCGTCCAAGAGCGTCCGGCCGGGCACTTGATGGGAATCACGAGGCGTTGGGCCAAGCAGAACGGCTTGTCACGGCCCGGGAAGTCCAGCCAGAGGCGCCCCATCACGTATCCCATGCCCCAAGCCTTGGCCGTTCGACTCTTGATGCCACGGTCCTTCAGGTAGGGCGGCAGACGCCATTCACCCTTCTCGCTCCAAACCGGCGTGACGCCCTTGGGCACCGGGAAGTCAACCGGTCCGGTCGGCGCATCTTCTTCGACCTCCGCACCCGGCCGAATGAGGCGGATGCGATCGCTCAGGCTGAGAAGCGACTCGCGCCGACGGAACTTGACCGCGCGCTTGAACACGAAGCTCCGAGCCTCGCTCCAGTCCAGGCCTTCGAGTTGCGCCACGAGCCCGACAATGGACTTGCCACGGAACTCGCAGCTGAAGCACACGTAGCGGCCCGACTCGCGGTTAACGTAGAACTTGCCCCACTTCTCGCAGCTAGGGCACTCCGCGGTCAGCTCGTTGTTGGCCGATGGTTTCGGCCTTTTCAGCGCGCCTTCCAGGTAGTCCGAGATGTCGAACTCAGAGGCCAAGCCGCTCTCGTGTTCGGCGGACAGCCTCGGGCGAGACGTCGAAGCCGACGAAACGACGGCCGAGATTCTGCGCCGCCTTCCCGGCCGAGCCGCTTCCGCAGAATGGATCGCACACGACCTCTCCGGAGAGTGAGCTTTGGCGCGTCAAGATCTCGTTGATCTCCACGGGTTTCTCCGCTGGATAGGCATCCTTGTTCTTGATCCGTTTGAAGCTCAGAACATCAGGCACGCCGAGGTCAGCGACGCGGCGCTTGCCCTTCTCTGCGAACAAAATGAACTCGTAGCGCGCGCGGTAGTGGTACCCCATGCCGATCATCTGCTTGTCCCAGACGAGTCGCTTCCACACCTTGAATCCCGCGGCCGTTAGGTCCGCCTTCAGAATGTCGCTGGTTTCGTCATCGCACCAGGCGTATAGGTGGCGATTCGGCTTGAGCGCGCGGAACATCTCCTTCAGCATCTCGGGGAACAGCGCGTTGGGGAACACGCCGAACCAATCGTTGCTGGACTTGGTGGAGTGGCTCAAGCGCGTCGTCGAGCCGACCGCGCGATGCTTCTCCAGCGATTCGTACGGGAGGTCAAAGTTGAACAGATCAATGGACTCGCTCGGGAGCGCGCGGAGCGCTGTCAGCGCGTCCGCCTGCATGACGATCACGTTCTCGTGCTCCCGACGCTCCAAGGCGATTCGGAGGCGGTCGTGCAGCTTCAGATCTTCGATGATGGACGCCACAGTGCTCACTTGAACACCTTTATCAATGCGCCTATCGACAACAAAATCAACATTATTACGAACGGGTTGCAACCAAACGAATTGCCTTCGCATCCTTCGTCTGGATTATTCGGAAAGAAACAAGCCACGTACGAGCGAGAAACGCCACATTTTGCGCACTTCTCTGCAGGCTTCCAGCCTTCATGCTTTGTAGTCGGCTCCGGAACCCTTGAATCTTGCACCCATTCATGCTTCATTCTGCGGCCTCATCGGTGGTCTCGGAGACCTCTTTCAACAACATCCTGGAGAAGTCTGCGTCCAACTCGATTTTGAGCTTGGACACGCCATCACGGTACTTGGCCAGATACAGCTCAAGCTTCCGCGCCGCTGATTCGGCCGCGTCAGCCGTCTTGACCTCCTCGGGCTCGTCCTCGTCGTCGTCGTCCGCAGCAACGATCGCCTTTTTACGGCGTCCCGGCTTGGCGTTGGGGTCGTTGATGGACAGGATCAGGTCGGCAATGCGGGCCTTGTCGTAGCTCTCAGATGTGGCCTCCGAGGTCGCGATCTGCGTTGCCCATTCACGACCGGCGTGGACCGTCGACCAAAGCACATAGCCTTCTTCTTCTGCGAGCTGCTTGAGGCTCCAGTACACCTCCGCCTGCTGGAGGCGGTACTGATCGAGCGTCCGGTCAACGCTCTTCATGTGGTCGCCGGAGTCCACCGCTACCAGCGACGGCACAAACCCGAATTCCTCTCGAAGGTCCGAGAGTGCGGCCTTGACCGTTCGGATGTCAGCCGACTTCACTGGCATCGACAGGATGTGATACTTTCCAGCCAGTCGCTTCTCGCCGCGCTTCCGCCGCGCTTCGAGCTCTCGCAATTCGGTTGGCTTGAAGTCGAAGCTCTTGAACTGGTCGTACTTCATGCCGGACCAACGAGCGTCCGCGCGCGTGGCGACCTGATTGGCGGGCATTTCCAACGCGAAGTACACGGCGTTGAACCCGCGCGCGATCGATGCGTGGCACATCCCGGAGAGCAGGACCGACTTGCCGCGTCCAGTCGTTCCCATGATCAGCCCGACCTCGCCCTTGCGAGATCCGCCACCCAACGCGCGGTCGAGCGTCTTCAAGCCGGTGGGGATGACCGTGTGCTCCTCGGGGTGCTCGCGCTCGTGCTTGCGGGCCGCCTGGCGCGTCTCGAAGTCCTTCCACCAATCGATGTGGGTGTAGTTGCGCTCCACGACGATGCGTGAGGACTTGTACAGTGCGGCCTCGGCCTCGTCCAACTTGCCCTTTTCCAGGTGCTTGGCGGACTCTTCGAGCGCGAGCTGAAGATTGACTTGGCGAACGAACTTGCCCAACTCTTCCAGGGCGGACTTCGGAGCGGTCGGCTTGGACTTGAACAGCTTGAGGGCCAGCTGGAGATACGGCTTGCGTTTCTCATCGTCCGGAAAGTCATCCTTGGCGCGGGCAGTGATGAGCCGAGGCGTCGGGCGCTCATTGAAGGCGTTCCAGGTTTCGCTGATCACCTTCCAAATCCAAGAGAGCTCCTTGGAACCGAAGTGGTGGACGTCGCAGATTCGGATCGCGCGCTTGATGAACTGGTCATCCTTGAGCGAGCAGCAAACGATGTCGTGTTCAAATTCGACGTCGAACATCAGATCTTGATCCCCAAGTCTTTTTTGGCTCGCGCTTGGAGAGTCTTGCGAAAGTCGCCAGATTCCATGGCGACAGCCACATAGCGTCCGTCCCACATGGATTGGATTGAAGCGCCATAGATTCCACAAAGCGCCGCGTAATCCACATTTGAAGCCAGCAACGTCGGGTCGCCGTCGTCGTGCCGCGTCTTGAGCAGAAGCTCGAAGCGCGTGTTCAGGTAACTCTCGGACTTGTAGTGCTCCTTGCCAAGCTCATCCACGGCAATGAAGTCGCTTCCGAGGTACTGCGTGAGGCGTTTGTCCATCTCGCGGTCGTTGAACCCACGCTTGATGTCGATGTCCAACTGCGGAAGCGTTGTGTAGTAGACGCTGCATCCGCGCTTGATCATTTGCGTCAGTATGTAGCTGATGAACATCGTTTTGCCAACACCGTTGTCGCCGGTGAACAACAACCCGTACCCGTGACGCATCGCCTTCTTGCGCTTCGCGCAATACTTCGCCACGACTTTGTCGAACGCGCCCTTGTTGTGGCTCACGTCCGTTCGTTGGACGTCCCAGAAAAGCTTGGGTATGCAAGCCTCGTAGCACGAGCTGTAGTAGTCCAACAGCTCTTGTGCCTTTGGCTCCGTGCTGATCTGGAGCTGGAATCGCTCCAATTCGTCCAATGTTCTCATGGTAACTTGAAGTGGATTGGCTTAATTACCACTATAAAGCGATTTCGCGGCGTGCTTGACCATGTTTCGCACGCGGCCTTCAGCCATAAATATGGATTTCCCCGCGGCAACAGCCAAGGCATTGTGTTGTATGGACAGAAGGTAACGATCATTGTAGGCTTGGGTCGCAAATCCGGCGGCTTCGAGGGTCGGCCGGAGTCTAATGTCCAAGCCGCCAACGCCGCTGAATGTGTTCCTGTTTTCAGGCTTAATCTTGACGGTTTCCGGAGCCGCCTTGGTCCGCTCGATGCGCCCAACGGTCCCGAGCGCGCTGCAGGCCACACGATCAATCGCGGACGCGCTCTTCAAAAAGTTCAAAGGGGGAATGGTCAAATTATTGTTTGTGTAGTTCTTGATGTTGGCGTCCCAGTATTCGAGGACTTGGCGTGGCGTAACTCCCCGGAGAACACACTGGATCGCGGCTTCTTCGCAAGCTTTCTGCTCGCGTTCGTGGCGCACCATGTAGTCCGGGGCCGTGATTCCTGTCTTCCTGCGTTCGGCGTCGCGACGATACCTGACATAAATACGGCTGAATTCCACGCCGTACTTGCGAACGATCTCTTGGCGTGTACGGTCTCTGGCGTCCCTTCCCAGGATTCGCAAGGCGCGCGGTCTGTCTTCGTGGAATGGGTCGAAGCTGACCACCGGGCGCCCGACTTGATCCAACCGACTCCAATCAATCGGCTTCTTTGCTACACGATCCTTGGCGAATTTGCGATGCTCAGCGTTCGTTTTGGCAGTTCGCTTTTTGATCTGCTCTCGCCCGGCTCGCATAGCCGACATATCAACCCGCCGCGTCGGCGCAGGATGCGCAGCATCCTGAGTGGAATTGTCCGGTTTGGCGAGTCGAATTCTTGACGGCTCGGCATCCTGGTCCTCGCTTCGCTCGGACGATTCCCTAATCATAGATCCCCTACTTGGAGAGCCATCCCCCTTCCCCTCCCCTCCTATAAGGTTCCCCTCCCCTTCCCCCTTCTTCCAACGATTATTGGGCTTGTCGTCCTGGCACTCCTCCCATCCGCCTATGTAGTTTTCCTCATCTATGAACTTCCGTCGGAAGTCGGGGTTGATGTAGAAAGTTGGTTGCTTAGCGGCGGATGATGATGCCATATTTGTTGGACTTCCTATCGTTAGAAGGTAATTGGGTTGGGTAAGTGCGTTGGAATGCTGATTTTGATCAGTATTCGATGCAAAGGAAAGTAGGGTTGGTCATGCTCTAAGCGCTGAGACGGACGACGCCCGCGCGGTGGCTGATGACACAGCGGCGGTGGATCACGATCCCATCGGGCCTTGGACCAGTCTCCGGGACGAAACCGACATAACCCTTGCGCTCTAGCTCCTGCAAAAGCTCGCCGATCCGGCGCTGGCTGTAGCCGGTGAGCTTGGCGAGGGCGCGCCGTCCTTCTACCAACGCCTCACGCTCGCCGGAGATGCGCAGCCAGAGTGCGAAGGCGGAGGCGCTCAGCTCCTCGAAGGCGGTGTTCAGGTCCACGTTCCCATGACCAGGGAACTCGTCGGGGTGCGCCTTGCTTTTGGTGAATCGTCGTTTGCCCATGCCGAGGTTCATCGTGTCTCTCCATCTTTCCCAGGCGGTTTTCCGCTTCCATGCCTCTGTAAAAAGGACAGCCCGCGATCCTTTGGGGACGGCGGGCTGCTTGGGCCTCGTCGGTTGCGAGGCGGTCGGGTTTCGAAACGACGAAACCTAGCGCTTATCCGCGCGCTCGGCGAGACTTTTCGCCGCGGTCGGGCATTTTCGCCTCGGGACTTTTCGTCTCTGCATCCACATACTAAGCGGTTTTCCGCTTCAGGCCTAACGGCCGACCCGATAATCATCCAAAGGGGATTCCCGCCCCGCTTTCCCTACCTCGTCCCCCGCACACCTCAAATTAGGCCCGTGGGCCGCTCAGCGCTCCGAGCCGGCGATCCGTACCTTGAAGGACGACTCAGCACGGTAGGCTTCGAGGCGAGCATGCGAATGCTTCTTGAAATACTCGTTCGTTTCATCCAAGAAGTCCACAAGAATCGCTCTGGTCTTCCCAGCGCTGATGGTGAGATTCCTCTGGCGCTGGACGGTTGCCTTGTCGTCCTTCCCGCCCTCGGCATTGATCACGACATCGACCGATGGGATGTCTACCCCCTCGCCCAAGACCGTCCCGATGAGCGCACCGTACTCGCCCTTGACGAAGCCCTCGACCTTCTCCTGGCGCGAATCGGCATTGTCACGACCGGTGACGATCCGGTAGTCGACGCCATCCGCATCCAGCGCCTCCTCCAGACACGCGATGTGATCGAACCGATTGGCCACAATCAATACCTTCAAACCCTCGCCGATGAACTTCTTGGCCAGACGCGCGATGACCTTGTTTCGCTTCGTGTTCTGAGTGATCGCGCGTTCTCGGAGCGTATTGCTCCACCTCTGGCCCATCAGGTTCGGCTTCGTGATCCGGACCATGTAGACGTTCTGGCGCATCAGGAAGCCGGCTTCCACCAGCTCCGACGTTGGGATGTCAATGCGTATTGGACCGCACGTCGCTTTCATCCAGATGATCCCGCGCTCCGCCTCGTCCTGATTCTCCGGGTAGGCCGTCGCCGAAAGGCCGACCTTGTACCGCGCGTCCATCTCGTACATGATCTTGTACCAGTCGCCCTGGCCACGGATGTGGTGGGCCTCGTCACAGATCACGAGGTCGAACGCCTCGCACAGCTCCTTGTAGCGGCGCTTCATCACCTTCGACTTCGCGCGGCGCTCCGCCTCCGCCTCTTTGGCCTCCTCCTTGGTCTCGCCCCTCCGCGGCTTCCGGCGCGGCACAACACCGTTCCGGAGGCGGTCGAGCGATTGGAGTGTGGCGATGGTGATGAAGCCAACTTCGTTCTCGCCGTCACCAATCATGCCGATGTGCGTTGACGGCAGTGCCTCGGTGAGCGCCTCGAACGTCTGACGCAGCAGCATCTGGCTCGGCACCAGGAACAGAGTCGGGAGCCCTACGGTGGCAATTAGGCGCGCCGCTGTCTTCGTCTTCCCCGAGCGGATCGGCATCTTCAGGAGCCCGACTCCGGGGTGGAAGCGAGCGTTCAAAATCGTCTTGACCGCGCGCTCTTGGTATTCTCGGAGAACTATGGCCTCATTCCACTCCAGCGGAGTTGGAATGTGGCGCACCTCTGTCTCGTCCACGAGCTTGTACTTGACGCCGCGCCCAAGCAACACAGCGATGACGTCGCAATACAGTCCGGCCGGAACGTAGTAGCCGGCGTGACGCGAAAGTGTGAGCAGGTGCTCCTTCCCGTCCCAGCGCTTGTTCTTGAACGCAGGCGAGAAGTAGTGACCAGCCACCGTGTAACTTGTCGCTTCTTCCAACGCGCGAATCGTGGCCGAGTCGGCCCCGGCCACGTACAGTTTGCGGTTGGTCAGCGTAAGTTGCAGCACGAGCGCTATTCTACCAGCGCCAGGGCTTTACGCGCTGAATCAGTGAGATACTGACTTGCGTTTCGTGTGATGCAGCGCGACACGCTCCCGCATCTTGCCGCGCGCCGTACCCGCGCGTTTCACGGGGTCGTTCTCCTTGGCGAAGATCTGCTGCCAGCCCTTCGCGGGGCGCGCCAGGTCGATGTAGCTGATGTAGCCACCCGCGGCCAGCTCGTACGGCTTCGAGACGTGGCCGCAGAAGCTCAGCTTGGCGGTGTGCTTGACCTCGGGCTGGAACCAGCCGGGAAGCACGAAGTCAGAAACGAGAACGCCGTGAATCCTGTATCCAAGGCTGTCCGCCTCCACGGCGTCGCAGACTTCCTTGATGTACATACGGTTGCCGTGTTCGTCATATTCCGTGTCGTCCAAATGGTCGTTCACGCACATCTCGCACAACTCGTGCGAAGCCGTAACGGTCCACTCGCCGCCGTCGTCCATCGTCTCCTTGACGCCGATGTAGCTGATGGCATCGCCGTTGACGGTGATGTCATGATAGCCCAGCGCGCTCGCGTCTCCGGTGTGATCCATGAAGATGAACTGGCGTTCGCCCTTCTTGATCAGATCGCCCTTCGCCCGGAATTGAAGGTGGAACGGCCCAACGTCCCAAGAAGGGCAGAGGTGTTGATCGAGTTGCTCCTGCAGCGCCGGGAGGATGGCGCGGACTTGAGCGTCAGTGACGACTGTAGACTGGTTCTTGACAACGATGGTGACCATTTTCATTCCTCGCAAGCGTGAGCTTCGTTGCAAACATTCTTCGCCAAGATGCATTTGGCGATCTCTTGGCCGTCCGACTTCCCCGCGCAAGTCGTCTCCCACTCACCAAAGTAGCTCTCCGCGGGCGGGCATCCCATCTCGACGAGATGCTGACGCGCGTCGGGGCAGAGCCCGGGCGGGCCGGCGTCGGCGCGGCCTGCGTCCGAGGTTGTGACGGGCGGAACGAAGACGTCAGGAGGCGGAGGCGTCCCCGACTTCGTGGAAGCCGGGGTGCACATCGTCGCCGCTGACAGAACCAGAACAGCGAGCGTCCTGATCAATGTTCGACCTTCGCGGGGTGCTCTGCCAGGAACTCGCTGCCACGTAGCTTGGCAGCCTGCGCTCGTTTGCTCTCGCGTGCAGGCGATCCTGGGTTGCCCCATTCGGACACGAGGCTGTTGACGATACACAGCACGACGCCTGGGCCGTACTTCAGCGCCGCGTCGTCCAAGGCTTGCTTGTAGCCATCGAGCCCCGAAAGCAGGATGCCCTTCACGACGTCTTCCGCTTCTTGCGTCGGCGGGAGGCACTTCACCACAGATGGATATAGCGGTTCGTTGGTCTTGAAGAGGCTGCACGCCGATAGACTAGCGATCAGAAAGCAGATGCTTGCACCTACTCCAATGCCGATGAGTGCTACTAGTTTTTCCATGTTCAAAATCATACCTTTCAGAGGGTAGTCGACAAAATTGCGCAAGTGCCAGTGACGCTGCCTGAAGCGGCATTGCTCCAACCCGCGGACGCACCGGCCGAACGATAAATGGTAACGTCGTCGATGATTGAGTCGAGAGTAGTCATGTTTACGCCAACATTTGTCGTCCCGTTCCAATGCAACGTGTTGTTGACGAATCTGCAACGACGGCCGGAAGAAAAGCTGACCGGAACGAGCCCGGATGCCGCGGTGGCCAACAACGTTGACAGGCAGAGCGAATTGTCTCTGCCAACGAAGTTGGCGATTGCGTTAGAATCAGCTCCCATCGTCACGTCGACCTCAAGCAGAGCATTGTGATTACCTACGATGGACAGGAGGTACTGAGTTGCCCCTCCGCTTCCTGCCGTAGCGTTGAATGTTTCGTCGCCTGAAATGCCTGAAATCTTGTTATTGTCGCCGATTACTAGGATCGCGCCGTTGTTGTTGGACATCGCGTATCGGGCGCGCCCGATCTTGATGTCTCTGAGAGTATTGGCGTTCCCTGAGATCTTGATCAGAGACCCGATCTTGTTCGTCGGAAGTGTCGTGGACGCAACGACTAGCCAGTCTGTTCCGACAACGCCGTTTCCGACGGACACCCAAGCATTGGAATTCCCAGCAGATACGTTGATCTGTGTGTTTCGAATCAGCAAGTGATTCACTTCGAGCCTGCTGGAGTCGGGAGTGGCGGAGGCGCTCAATGAAACGACGTTGTTGCTGCTCGTTGCGTTCGCCTTTACAGAGTTGCAATCCAGCGTGATGTTCTCGAATACTCCCAAGGATCCTTGCCCAGTTTGGGAATTAACCAACACGTCCAGAATCTTTGCCCATCCCAGATCAGTGGCCGAAGAATCTACCTTTACACTGAGATTCTGCACCGTCACCGTGGTCCCATAGAAGGCAACTAGAGGCGTGGTTGTAGCCGTCGCATTTGCCCGGAAAACTGCCGTCCCGAGGTATATTCGCGAGTCACGGATGGTCGACGGTTGCGGAGTATCTCCGCCGTTGATCGCCAGCACTTGCGGCGCCGTCAATGTTGAAGAGCCGCCGATTCCAGCGACAAATGTGCAATCGTCAATGTGAATTCCGGAAGACTGATTTGTTGCCAGGCAACGTCCTTCCGGCGAGAAGAACGTGCAATTTTTCAGGCGTACTTGCGCGCCGCTAGCGTTGACGAAGAACAACGGGTTGTCGATAGTTCGACCGGCAATGTCAAAGAATTTGCAATTATCAAATGTTACTTGTTGTGTGCCTTCGACCAGAATTAGCCCTTGGCTTCCAGTGTCTTGGCAAACAAAGACGCAATCGCGGTAAACCAAAGGTCTACCTTGAAGGGAAACAGATGCTGCGGCGAGTGGCGCGTCCATACGGAAACTGAATTGGATCGCTCCGTTTCGAGCTCCTCCCGATTGCGTCGTGTCGTTGCCGTACACCAGCAACTTTTCCATGACGTGCCAAACCCAACCGCTGTTGGTGTTGCCATAAACGATCGAGGATCCGCCCCACTTCGATTCGCTCGCCTTGGGCTTTATTACACCGTTCCTCCAATTTGTTGGCGCATCGACCGCTGTTGGAGAAATGGTAGGCTCCATCCATATCGCGCCGCCATTTGCGCCAAAGTCTTCCAAGATGCCTGCTTGGATGTTTCCTGTCCCTCCAAACCTAGCCGCGAATCCGGCTGCTGCGTCGATCCATACTCGTTGCCACTTTCCAAGGCTGATGGCACGGTTGGAACCTGTTATTTTGATCGCCGTCTTCCGAAGATGCGAATTTGCTTGGGTCGGGTCGTTGAACTCGCCCATGAAATAGCTGCCCTGTCCAGGGCCAGCAGGGACGTCGCTGGAGATTGTGTAAGGCGTTGTCCCCGAATTGGCGAGCGCGCGAAGCCATTGCGGTCTGGATGTCGCGATCTGATTTGCCAGATCAACGCTCGCCGCGTCGTCGGCCGGCTGACTCGTGCCGTTCGTATCATTCTTGGTCTGGAATGATTGGCGACGGCGAGCCATCGTGTTTATTCCAATAAGTATGTCGGCAATAGTCGCCGCCGCGGTGTATGTAGAATCAGCGGCGTTCCCAATCCCACCCGTGGCAACGGTCGAATACCCGGCCGAGTAGACACCAACTTTGGATGCGCCGGAGGTCCCTGTGGAGACCGTATCTCCCAATCCCGACACGATGGTATCAAGCGCGAGCTGAACCGTAGTGGCGCCCGGGCTGAGCCAACCTGTGGGCGCGTACGCGACTTGTGTCGCATCCTGGAACGTTTTCAGCAGCGTCTGATTGGCATTGCTAAAAGTCGAAGGCGTTGCACCGTTGCCCACGACAGTGCCGATGAACACAACGCCCGGAACGGCGCTAAGGTCAGTATTGCGCGAGATACGCGGGCCCATGACGGTGACGAGATAGTCCGCCGCGACCGTGCTGATGGTCGTCTGGCCAAACTTTGCCGCGGTCGTGATCTTGTTCTGGCCGCCGGTGAAGACACTCGTGACCTCTTCGAGTGCAATGCTGAGCGTGGTTCCGCCGTCCGCTGGCGCCACCTTCCAAACGCGGACGACACGCCCGGCGTTGGACACGCCGACCTCGGTCACGGAGTCGATGACCATCGTCATCGTGCCGTTGCCGTTGTCCACCACGCTGTTCGGCGCGGCTTGGAAACCGACCTCTTCCACGTACGAATCGAACTGCGGCTTGCCCGTCAGCGGGTTGATCCGGATGCCCGCCGGAATCTCTGCATACATCAGGCCAACGTAGTAGTTGATGGACACCGAGTTTTCGAAGAGGGCTGATTGCAGGTACGCGGACTGGATGTTCAGAACGTGCCCGAGCCCGTCTGTCGCCTTCGAGGAACCCAAGATCAGAAGCGCGTTCGGGGCGCTCCCAGCCATCGACAACTTGGTGTTGAACACGCCATCGACGTCCCAGCGCGCTTGGGTCGCTTCGATGTGCGAGTTGCGGAGCGCCGTGAAGCCACGCAGCCCGAGGTCTTGGAAACCAAGCAACTGCTTGGCGTTCATGAGAAGGGTCTTAGATCCAGTGGGCATTTTGAAACTCCAATTTCAAACGGCAATCGCTCCGGGCCCGTAGCCCGTAGACAAGTTGATCTTTGCAGATGCAGCGCTGAGCTGGGTCGGGCTCGGCAGGTACGGCGTGATCACGTGGGCGAGCAGCTCCATGTTGGAGTATCTCCCCACGCTGTTGTTGCTGTTGCCGATCTGATAGCCACCAGGCGACGCAGAGTTCAGCGCGTTCACCCCGGTTACCGCCGATAGTGAACCAGACTTTAGATAGTCGCTCGTGCTGTTCGTAAAAATCGCCTCGGTGCGCATCCACTGGCCCATCGTGAGGCTGGACAGGGGGCCGTAGATACCGTTCCAAGTCTGGAAGCTGGTGCCACCGGACGGACAAAAGAGCGCGTGGGCGATCAGTCCCATGTCGCCAAAGTGGACAGACGAACCGCCCGGCTCCGATACTTTGCGCCAAACAGCCCAATGAAACGTCGGAGTCGTGCCTGGCGCTGGCAGCGTCAAGCTCGCCGCGTCCAACGTGTCGTCCACGCCGTCGAACAGGAGCCCGACCCGGCCGTTGATTCCTATCGTCACGATCGGCTGCTTCGCGGCTGTGGCTTGTGCCGCGTTCTTACCGTTGACGGTCTGGTCTGCAAGGCCTGAGCCTGTGGCCTTCCAAATGTTATCCAGCGCCGCCGAACCCGCGGCCCAGGCGATCGAAAGGCCGCTGCATGGACCGGAAAGAGCCACGGGTGAGCCTGCGAGCGGGGATATCCCGGTCGCGAAGGGCGTTGTTCCCACGCCGTCAACGTACGCGGAGAATAGGGCGCCGCTGCCGATTGCGCCGGCCGTCGTGCACTTGAACCAAATCGGCACGGGCGTGGCGCTCAACGAGCCGCTCAATGTCGTCACCGGGGGCGTCGTTCCGGTTGCTTTTGGCTGGCTGCCGTACGTCAGTCCAAGATCGGACTGCAACACCTGCGCGGCGCCTGGGAATAGGCTGGCAATCTGTCCGTTGAATCCCGAGACTAGCGCGGCGTGCGCCGCGCCACCGAAACATCCACCTAGGCCCAATGGCTGGCAACGTCTCGCGCGTGTTGCGCGGTCATACAACTTCCGATCGAAGGAGTAGACGATGCGCGCGCGACCGATATGATAGGGCTGAACTTCAAGCATCAGAACATCTCGCGCCAGGTGAATTCCAGATCCCATGTGTAGTTGGTAAGGGCCTTTCCAGTCACTTGAATCAGGAGATTGTTTCCAGAGACAACGATTCCTGGTGTGCCGACTGCCGCGTCGTCTTTGGTGATCGGGAAGACGTCGTTAGGCGTTCCAAAAACTACAGGAGCGCCTGCGGCAACACGACGATAAGCGCCGATCTGCTCCATAAATACCATTTTGTTCGCGGTGTCGATTCCGCGCCAACGCGCTGCATACGAGAGGATGCTGTTGTTGTTGGCCATCGTAATCGTCAGGCCTGTGGTGGGGTTCGCGTTTGCCGTTTGAATCCGAGTCGCCAAGGTGTTCGTGATCTCGCGCAACGCCACGGAATCATACAGCCCAAGAGAAAACTTGGCATTTCCATTCACATCAAAGTTCGACGTGCGAAGATAACTCCGGTCAGAGAACGCTCCGGACAAGCGGCCGTTGGCGATGAACTCTGCGATTAGGTCGCCCGCGCTCATGTCGGATGGAAGAGCGAATGTTCCGCGCGACTTCTTTCCCATCAAGCGAGCGGGATTGGCATCGGCGCTCGCCTGGTAGGCAATCAAACCACGATCCATGGCAGATCCTGTGTCATTATATGGCGAGATCATGATGCGACGCCACGAATTGGGCGCGGCGTCCAATACCCAATATGAAGGCTGATCCGGGTCCGTTTGGACAGCGATCTTCCCCACGTCCGCAGCAATTCGAACATCGGCCAAGCGCGCAGCGTCGTTGGCGTACGTGAAAGCGGAAACGATGTGGATGCCGTCCGCTTGCCCTTGTTCCGAATGTACGTTGCTCATCCGCGCACCAAACCTTGGCCAGAGTTATTTACTAATTGCATGCCGCCCCCATTCACGAGCGCCCCGAGTGGAAGACCGATCGGCGCTGTCGGGGGTATGACAGGCTGCGGGACGATTGATGTCACTACATTTCCGAGATCGATCATGTCTATCGCGCGCGGGAGGAAGAACATCTCCAGCTCGTTTAGCTGGAAATCGGTTGCGGCGAAGATGCCCGTCACGAGGTTCAATCCAATCGAGCCCTGGGTGAAAGTCGAATCCGAAATGTAGTTGATGATCGGCTCGCCGTCCCAGAGGACAGAAATGGAGTTGACTGTGCTACCTTCGAGCACCGGAGTGACCACCACGCGCATCGTGTAGACGACGTTGATCCGGAACGGCTCACCGTATGCCGTCAACGTGTTCACGGTCACCAACGTCGTGTCGATACCCGCGACGCGCTTGATCAAGCGTATTTTGTTGGGGTCTGTGGTGTGACTCTCGGTGTTGATGGAAACGTAATAGTAATCTTGTACTGCCGCTGGATTCGAGGTGTCGCCCACCACGTAGAATAGCAGCTGCGGGTTGCACATGCTCGTGCGGAAAGTCCAAGATATTACCTGGCGCGTCCAGTCTTGGTTGTTGGGGACGTTCACGAGCGCGCGTTGCGAGGTGCTGGCGGGCGACGTGAACTTCAACGCCCCATCGACGACGGAGTGCAAAAAGAATGGATTTGTTTGGAATGCCCATTGAGTCTCGTCGCCGTCCGACTCGAAACGGTCCAGGAATCCTAGATAATTGATCTGGATTCGCTCGCCGGAGGGGCGCGTCAACTTGGCGAGGTTCCGGACGAGCACGTGGTTCAGGCTCCCGTCGTCCACGATCCTGATGTTGTAGGTCTGGCTGTCGGGGTCGCCTTCGCCCGGCGTCGAGAGCACCCACGGGTCAGTTCCGAGGTGCTCCTCGCCGAGGATGGTCTGATCGAGAATGAAGCGAAGGTCGAACCAGTTCAATACGTACACGCGCGCGGCCGTCGTGAGCGCGAGGATGTTGCTGATCGTCTCTTCGGGCCCGCGCTCCTTCCAGAAGCGCGCCGACGCAGCGATTAGCCGGCGGAGCGTCGCCGGGTCCAGACCGTCCGTGATGTTGTCGAGGTCGTGTGTCCAACCAACGATCCGCTTGAGGTACTGAAGCAGATCGTCCGGGATGGTCGAGATGTCCCAGAGGTTCGGGAGGTCGAAGATGGTCTGCATGGTCGCGGCCCATATGGCTTGCGGCCCCATCAGGAAGCGTTCGAGGAACTGGTTGCCCTCGTTTTGATCGCTGTCGCGCAGGCCTTCGATCAGGAAGTTGTACATTTTGAGCGATAAGAGCGCGCTCTTGGTCACGGCCGGCGTGTAGCCGAGCATCGACGAAACGGCCGGGTTGACGAGCTGGTTCAGAGAGTTGTCGAACCATGCCCCGCTCATCGTCAGCGTGTACAGGTGGCCCGGTATCTGGTTCGAGGTCTTGAGCGTCACGCTGCTGGCATCTACGCTCAGGATGCCTGTGACGGTGAGGCCATCGTTGAAGACGTAGGCGCTGGTGACGCGGAGCGAACCGATGTCCAGGACCTTCTCTGTGAACTGAACCGTGACGCTGTTCGCGTCGGGAGCGAACGCCACCAGCACTTTCGGCGGAACGCCTAGGCCGTTGAAGGTGAATGGCCCATTGGAAATAGGCGAGTCGTCCGGAGCGAAGAGGCCGAACGCCTGCAATTGGTAGTTGCTGACGCCCTGCGTCATCTCGGACACGATCAAGTCCACGACTGCGGTCGCAGTCGCGCCGTCCGGGGTGTCGACTCGGCTGATGATCGATACGGCCGCGCCAGACAGAGCAGTCAGCAGGAAGCTGCTCGGGTCGCCGAGTGCCGCGTTGTTGCTGATGGGTTGTGTGAACTCGACGCGAATGCGTGTGGAGCTGACGGCGCGGACGTTCTTGATGTTGACGGTGCGAATCAGATTCGCCGTGAGGGTCGCATTCTGCGTGATGTTCGCAGGGCTGCTCATCCGTTCGGAGCCGATGCCAGTGATGGCATTGGTTCCGTTGCTGATGTTCGCGCCGTCGTTATAGATCGCCATGTTTAGAAGCTGACTTTGAGTGCGTTCGCGCCGCCTGCTAGGAATCTGTAGATGTCGGTGTTTGCGATCAAGCGCGGGGTGGCCAGCGCATCGTACAAGCGGACGTTGCCGCCGCTTAGAGCATCGAAGATTCCCACGTGGGTCACGGTCCCCCAGCCCACTCCGGTCGCCGCGTTGAATGTGATATCAAAGGCGTGAGTCTTAATGCGAGCGGACGCGGCGGGCCAGTTGGTTGGGTTGTTCGGCACCCCCACGCGCGCATAGTTGTTTCCGACCGGCTCGACCACGCCTGTGCCGTCTGGATTCGGCGAGGACGTCATCAAGCCGATGTAGACTGTGGCGGGCAGGATGGTGGTGGCGCCCAAGTAGGCATTCAGAGTCGCGTTCGCAATTGCATCTACAAGCATTTTTGGGGCCTTAGTTGGTAGAAACCATAGTTATGGAGAACGTTCCGGCAGTCGGAAGCGCGCGCGCGCCCATTGCTACATCGACCGCCGGAGAGACCAAATTCACCTTCGTGATTCCGGGATCCGTCCGGAAGATCTCATGTATGATGCGCGACACAGGAACGTCCGCGCCAAACTCCCACGTGTAGGTCACGCCGTCCTCGTTCAGTGCCTCGGGTTGGAGCACGGAGGCTAGCCGGTTCTGGATCTGCGCGGCCACGATGGAATCCGGGGCAAAGACCGTAGCTGCGATGTCGATCGGGTGCGGGGTAAAATTCGTCGCCACCACCTGCTGATTGGCCACGAAATGTTTGGCTTTAGGCGGGATCGCATACTTGTCCCCATTAAAGTAGGTGGAAAGCTCCGTGAGCTGCGTGTTGGACGCGAGCGCCCCGCCGCGCCCGACGCATACCAATTCGACCGTCTTGGGACCAAATGACTCCTCGATCGTGAACGCTCGGCCGAATGGGGCGGAGCCGTTCGAGTCGACGAAGCTCTGTGTCAACGTCACAAGGTCATCCGGGCTCAGGGCTACTTCCTTGATCCGGAGCGATGCCGGACCCGCCACCTTGGCCTTGGCGAGCGAGGCAGGGCTGTTCGCCTCCGCCTCCGTCCAACCAGTCGCCGTCCGTGGGTTGTAGAGCGCCTCCACATACGTGAGGCCTTGCTTGTCCACAACGAGCGTCTGCGCGCCGACATTCCCGTTGTCGCTCGCGCCCCAGCGGTAGTCGATGACGAGGTTTCCCTGGCCGATGCTCGGGATGAAGCCCGTCACGCCGTCGCCGAAGACAATGGTGGCCACGTCCTTCTCTCCCAGCTCGATTCGGTAGTGCTTGTCACCAGGGCCGCTGCTCAAGAAGTCGGTGACGAGCGTCCAGGCAACGCCGTCAACGCGGACCTCCTGGCTGCCGAGAATGAAGCCGTTTTGAGCGGTGTTGAAGCGCTGGTTCTGCGTTCCGTTCGAGCTTCCGAGCGTCTCTGACGAGACGGTCCGCCCTTGCGTCGCGCGCGCGATGGCGTACTGCTTGCCCGTGTCGATGCGGACGCGGCCGATGGTCGGCCCGCTCCCGACCCCGGCGATGAGGCGGAACCGGATGAAGAAGCCGGTGAAGCCGTTGACGGTCGTCTTCTGCCAGTTGCGTTCGAGCGTCTGCGGCAGCAGGAATGCCAGATCGCCCGTCTGGTCCAGGAGCGCCGTTCCATCCGTGATTCCGTCTAGCTCCTGCCAGTTCGTTCCAACGGTGTAGTCGGACGGAATCACGGACGGGCTGGACTGGCCGAGCAGAGACGTCGTTGCAACGTTCGTGGATCCGTCCCAGTAGCTAACGACATCCTCGAAGGTGGTGGACGTGTTGAAGCGGATCCGGACGGTCGCCCCGGCACGGTTGCTCGTGCCCAAGAGTGTCGTCAGATCAAACGTCAAATCGCCCAAGCCGAGCACAACGCCATCTGGACGTGTGTCGCTTGTGTCGCCATCATAGAACTCCCAAACGCCAATTGTGAAGGGCGCCGGAGCCGTGATGGCGATATTGATCTTGTCCCACATCACGGACGTGTGGCCGAAGTAGATGGCGCCCCCGACGGGGATGTTGTAGCTTAACGCAGTTCCTGCGTTCGCGGCCGCGGTCCGGTCTGTGTATGTGACGTTGGGGACCGTCTCCAGGAAACACGCGCCAAGTTGATCCGTCCGATCGATCAGGACGCCTTCAAGTGCTTCGAAGTAGATGATGGGTTCTGCGCCATCGCGGCGCGTCGCCACCTGGCCTTCGGCCGGCACGAGTTGAAATGAAGTCGTGAACGTTCGCGCCAAGCGATACACAATGTCCGTGGATGCTGGCGTGGCCGGCTTCAACTCGTAGTCGATTAGCCGAAGCATGTTGCGGACAGTCTCCGGAAGTTGGGCTGTGGGCAACGTCGATTCGTTGGCGATGATGTCGATGGTGACGTTGTTCAGATGGCCAACGAGCGCGATGGCGCGCAGAAGTTGGATGCTCACTTCTTCGTCGGATTCATCCGTCAACTCGGGGACGTTAATCCGCTTGTAGATCAGCAGCGCCTCCAGCAATTGCGGGTAGTAGAATGCGCTGAACTCGAAGCTGGGAACCTCTGTAACTTCGCTGGCCATTGCTTACCTGGTTCCGTTTTTGTTCGTGGTGTTGCTGGCGCCGGATTCAGACGAGTAGTAGGACTTGGCGAATTCTTCCACCTTGTCCGTTTCCAAAGCGATGTATTTACAAACCAAGATGGCCTCGCCAGGATCTCCGTCCTGCCAACGAATCGTGTTTTCCAGAAGCTTGAAGCGCTTTAGGCGTTCGAAGCGCCCGAAGACACGCCGGAGGCTCGCTAGGATGTCCGCGCGCGCCGCGGGGTCGTTGATGTCGAAGATCATCTCAATTCCCAGCCCCTGGCCTTGCTGGAAACCGTTCTCGTTGTCGTCCGAGGCGAGCGCGAGCATCAGCACGTTCGTGTCCTGCTCGGACCCGGATGCTATCCGCATACCCCCGCCTGGATTTGCTCCCACGGGGGTTGAAATGCCGCTTGCCATGGATTAGAGAATAGGTGTGGGGACGGAAGGGGCAACGGGAGGTGGTTGGACTGTGGCTATGCCTCCGAGGCCGCCGTTGTTGTGCAGGACGATAGCGATGGCGTTTGTTGCTTGCGCGAGGGTTTTGGTTGGATCAGCAGCGTTCGACGCAAAGACGGCTGTAAGTGCGGCCGCAATACCTCCGAGCGTCGGAGGCGGAGTCACCACCGTGATCACGCTCGGGGTGAGCACCCAGAGGGTCGGCCCGCTCGTGACGATGACGCCCCAGAAGGCCGTGATTCCCGCCTGAATCTTCGCCGCGCCCGCGTTCGCCAAGCTCATACCGACGAGCGCGCCCTGCATCGCCGACTTCGCCGCTGCCAAGCTCCCGACGGGCACGCCGGTGACGCTCGCGCCCGCGAAGTACGTGGCCCAGGCGTTGGTGAAGTTCGTGATTGCCGTCGCTTCCACAGGCGTCGGAACCATTGCCAGCAGGCCCGAGGCCAAAACGGAGCTTACAAGGGCCATCAGTCAATAGCGCACGGAGGCAGCCCGGGAAGCGTGGGCAGCGTCGGCAGTTGGGGGAGAGCTGGCGGGAATGGGATCGGCAGCGCGAGCGTGGGCAGCGTTGGCAGCGTGATTCCAATCGGTAGCTTGGGGAGGCTCGGCAACGTGGGCAGTGCCGGAAGCTGCGGAAGCGCGGGCGGGAATGGGATGGGGAGCGCGAGCGTGGGCAGCGTTGGCAGAGGTATGCCCGGCAGATTCGGCAGGGCCGGCAACGTGGGCAGTGCCGGAAGCTGCGGAAGCGCGGGCGGGAATGGGATGGGGAGCGCGAGCGTGGGCAGCGTTGGGAACTTGCACTTGGACATTCATCGACGCCTCCGCGCGCGCCGCTCGTATGCCCCGGCCAACTCGCAAGCGACCGTCACAGCAAGACAAAAGCCGATGCCGACGATGGCCGCGCCCTTGATCATGATCTTCATCCGACGAATACCTTGAGGCTGAGCAGCGTCGCCTCCGCGCCGGTGGGAACGGGCGGCCCGCTCGGGCCCATTCCGGTCGGATGGATGTGGGCGAGAAAGTAGGGCATGAACGTCGTGCCCTTGATGATCGCGTCGATGGCCGGTTGAGCCAACTCGACCTTGCCCGCGTCCAGAACAGCGTTCTTGCACGAGACGGTCACGGCGCCCGCGCTGAGAATCTGGATCGCGCTGTCCTTCATCTCGATGATGCCGCCCGACTTGTCGATCAGCTTGATACCAGTCGACGCGGATGAGATGGTGTTGCCGTGCTCGTCAATCCAAGACACCTCCTTGGCCTTGGCGTTCATGTACAGCAGCGAGCCGTTTTTGTTCGCCATGATCCAGCTGCCGTCTTCGTCGGCAGCCATGTACGTGAATTCACCATCCGCCCCGGCCTTCGTGATGCTGAACTTCTTCTGGCCCTCCGTGTCGTCGAACATCATCACGTGGCCGCCGGGCGTGGCGAAGCCCCGGCGTTTGCCGTAGTTCGTCTTGAAGTCGTCCGGAACCTTCCTGGCGTTCTCCGTGTTTTCGCCGCCCCAATAGCGGCCCTTCCAACGAGGATTCAAATTCTGGATTGAGATTTGTCCGCGGTGTTCGTCGTCCTCCGCTCCCTCTGCCACCTCGATATCCACGATTTCGCCAGGGTCGGGAACAATGAACCACCCCCATTCGTACACCGGATCAACCCAGTGTGGCATCTCGGTCTCTTCGTCTCCCATGAGTGCTGCGCAAGCAACACGAATTCGCCCGCGTTGCTCGGGGTCGTCAATGGCGGTGACTGTAGCCGGATATGTACCGCTGATGATCAAAACGTCTGTCCTAGAAGTAGGGTTTCAATCTGGAGGTCTTGATCGGAGCTGACTGGCGGCAGGTCCGGAACGAGCTTCCGCCCGTTGAAGTCGATGACATAGCCCTGCGTGGCGTTCAGAATGTGGCGAACGCGCGTGAAATAATAGGGTCCGTCCCAAGCGATTCCCAGGCCGGACATGTTGTGAATCTGTCGTGCCCGCATCGACTCGATGCCAATTATCGAGCCGCGCGCCAGAAGGAAGTTCTCACGATTGCGACGGAACCATTGCGCCGCCCAACCAGCCAATTCGGCTTCGTTTCGGAAACGTCGGTTGGCTCGGATGTCGAAGCTGAAGTCATCGACGAACAGCTTGATGTCGCTGGCCGTCGTCAGCTGTCCGGTCATCCCATTGCCCTTTAGGTCGAGCGCGGAGCGCTGATCCAGGCTCTTGTCCACGATGTCGCCATCATGCTTCAGGTTCCCGGGATCAATGCCGGTTTCTGGTCCCTGGTCGGGCTCCTCCTCAATCTTCGCCTCCAGGATCTTCCCGCTGATGGGGTCCTTGGTCTGGACGAGGAGCTTGGTGATCGCCGACTGGATCGCCAGTTCGGGCTCGAACGAAAGCAACGTGCTGAAGTCGTCGTCCGCGTACTTGAATGTGTACGTCTTGTCCTGGAGGTCGGCTTGCCGGAGGCGCGCGGGATCCTTGAAATGCAGGGTCCACTCGCCGTTCGAGTCGCCGTCCACCCAGAATACGAAGCCAGTCAGATTGGACAGGCCCTTGATGAAATCGTAGTCGGTCATGTTGGCTTTTTGGATGAAGTCGCCGCCATACGGCGCCTCATCGATGTCCAACTTGAAGCCGTAGGCGTCGGCCCGATCGGCCACCGCGTCGCTGTACCGCGCGTCCTTCCAACGGCGTCCCGCCTTGCTGTTCTTCTTCCTGATTCCGCCCTTCTTCAGGACCTTGGTCTCTTTGAGCGGCTCGGGGCCGGTGTCCGCCATCTTTGCATCTGCCGTGTAGGCAATGACTTCCATCGACGGCGCCGCGCCGCTCGGGAAGATGGGCCGAATTCGGCGGATCTCCGCCGAGCCAATGTGTCGAAGCTGTGTTCCGTAGCCGATGAAGAGCGAGATCACGCGCCCGGGCATGAACAACTTCGAGTCGCGGATTGGCAGGCGCGCGCTCTTGTCCATCGTGTCGGCGATCGTCAGCTTCATGACGTCCGCCATGCCGTCGCAAGACTCGTATTCCACAGATTGGATCATCTCACGGACGCTCTCGTCCAAGCGATTGTTGTCCAATTTGATGGAGAAGTCGGGCGCCATCGTGTCCGGGAAGCGCGAGATGGGCGCGATCCCTTTGTCGGTCGTGGCTCCGGAACGGGTGTCGAGGACTTGGACCATCAGCGCACCGCGGTCTTGTAGTTGAACGTCGTGTAGTTCGTGGAGCGCTTGTTGAAGAACTGCAACCGAAGTTGCTTCTGAATCGTGTCCTTTCGGCCGTATGCGCCCTTGAGCGGGATGGATTGCTGCGATGGCACTGAGCCGCGGACGCCTTCGAGCGCGGGGAGCGCGATGATGTCGCCGGCAGACAGCAGCGGCTTGGTTGGATTCCGCTGACGGATGATCACGCCGATCATCGGGTCGCCGTACTCCTCTTGGCACAGCAATTCGTAGTAGTCGCCATCCTTGGCGTGCGCGTACCGCGTGTCTGTGACTTCCTGCTCGCTGGAGAACGCCGTCTGGCGCCCGCTGACGCGCAGAAACTCCATTGTGAACTGGACTTCTCGAATGCCGCCGAGCGAGTTGGGCATCCCATATTTGATGCCCGTAACGCCTGTGCAAACGCAGTCCATCTGGAGGCCGAGGCCGTCCCCGAGGATGAACGTTAGCATCGGCGGGCGCCGGAAGCGGATGGTGGATTGCGTCCACTCGATCAGCTTCTCCACCTTGTCCACCGGCGAGTCGTCGAACATGTCGCGCTTGAAGAAGCGCGATTGAACAGAGAGCGTCTGGGACTTCCCGTTCAGGAATTGGAGGAAGGCGTTGCTGCGGTTCAGGGCCTGGATCTCGGACCAATTCCCGCCCACGCTCCGGGTGACGTCCTCTGCCGGGAACTGCCCCTTCAGTGTGGTGCCATCCTCGGTGTTCTTCAGCGTCCAAGACTTCAGGCTGAGCATCTTGCTCAGCAGGGTCCCGCCAACGCCGATCAGTGCATTTCCGATGCCCATCAGGAACCTCCAACTCCGCCGACCGGAGCGGCGCCTTGCTCTGCGATTTGTCGGCGCTGGTACGGCGTTGCCCGGAAGCCCGCGCGCTCGTTGATCTCCTGTTTGTGACGGCCCTGGGCCACGGCGAGCTCCCGGCCATCGACTGTCATGCAGTTCTTCACTTCGAGCGAACGCTTGTCTTGGACGTCGACCGTGACGTCAACGTTTGGCTTGGACGCGCCTGCCGCCTTCTGCATCGCGACGTTCTGCGCCGCCTCCTTGGCAAATACGTCGGCTCCGCTGTCGCCATGTTCTCGCTCGGCCACGGTGGGCTTCTTTCCCGCGCTCTGGATCGCCGATTGGTTCTGGGCCTGCCCCTCGGGCGAGGAGATGTCAATCTTGTTGCTCGCGAACGTCGCGAGGTCCTGCCAGATCGGGCCGCTCGTGTCGATGCCCAGCGCGTGGCTGGCCTGCAGGGCGAAGCTGATGGCCTTCTGCAACGCCTTGAGCAAGACGTTGAGGATCCAGAGCCCGACCTCCTTGACCACATGTAGCACCGGGGTGACCGCCTGAAGAATCCAGCCGAACATCGTCACGGCGACGTCCACGAAGGACGCGACGATTACGCCCAAGATCTTGAAGATGGCGCTGAAGAGCGGAGCCAGCGCTTGCATCGCGCGGTAGATGCCGCCGAACCAAGACTTGAACTCGGCTCCGGCTTCGGCGATGAACGCGCTGAACGTCTTCTGAATGTTGACGATCGCTGGCTTCACTTCGCTCAGGAAGATGTTCACCATGGGCATCAACGCCTCGTCCATGAACCAGTGTCCGAGGTCGGTCACCATCGTCCACATACGTTCGAAGACTGAGCCGACCGACTCGCCTTCGTTCCGCATGGCGAGGAACAAAAGGCCGATCGTTACGCCGAATGCCAAAACTGGACCAGACGCCAGCGCGGAGAAAGCCGCTCCGACTCCTTCGACAACGGCGCCAGCCACAGGAAGGATTGCTCCAATGGCAGTGGCAATAGCGGCAACAGCCACCAAGAATGGACTTAGGAGCGCGGTAACAGCCAGCAATTCCACGCCGATCTTCACGAGCGATTGAATCATCTCCGATGATGCGCCACCTGCGATCCTTTCGAAGAAGTCCATGAAAGCTGCGCGGACCACACCGATAGTGTTGGAGATCTCCTTGATGGCGTCCACGATTCCATAGGCGACAGCCACGACGCCGGGGCCGTACTTGTCTTCAAGTTCGGCGCGATTCATCTTCACGCCGGCCTGCAGGTCTTGAACGATATTGACGATGTTTCCGAACGCCTCGCCGACCGCCTTCAGAGTCGGCCCGGCCGCCGTGATCAACCCGCCAAAGAATTCGATCGCCAGCGCCTTGCCGGCGTTCGTGATCTGCTTGATCGTTCCCAACACGCCTTCCAAGCGCGTGTCGGCCATCTTCTGGGCCGCGCCCGCGGCGTTCCGGAGGTCGGCAACGATTGTGTCGATCTTCCCGGATTGGATTCCGGAGGCGATGGCGCCGAACGCCTTCTTGCCGCGGTCGCCAAAGACCTCGGCCATGATCGCGCCCTTCTTCATCACATCGGTTTGGGCTTCGATCTTGGTGTTGATCTGCTTGATCACATCGACGATGTCCAGGCCGCCGGTGGCCGTCTTGGTCATCTCGATGTTGTTGGCCTTGAGCCAGCGGTTCGCCTCTTTGCTCGGCTTGGCGAGCTTGGTAAGCATCGCCGCAAACGAGGAGCCGCCGATGGATCCGCTCAAGCCCGCATCTGCCGCGAGGCCGAGCATGCCGACCGTGGTCTCCAAGTCAACGCCCATGATCTTCGATTGGGCAGCGGCATACTTCATTGCCTCGCCCAACGAGCTGATGCTGGCGTTCGTCTTCGCCGACGCCAACGCGAGCACGTCTGCCACCCGCGTTGACTGGTCCGCTGCCAGCCCCATACCTCGGAGTGTTTGGGAGACAATCTCTGTCGCCTGTGCCAACGGCATGCCTTCGGCAGCGGCCGCTGCGAGGACGCCTGGAATGGCAGATAGCGTTTCCTTTGCGTCGAAGCCAGCGCGCGCGAGCTCTTCCATGCCGCCTGCCACTTCAACGGGGTCGAACGTCGACTTGGCGCCGAACTTCTTGGCCGCCAACGTGAGCTGGGCCATCTCTCCGGAAGTCGCGCCGGCCACGGCCTTGACACCGCTCATGGCCTTCTCGAACTTCATCGCGTAGTGCTCGGCGAAAGCGAAGGCACCCGTGATCGGAGCGAGCGCGAGGCTTGCCTTGGCGGCGAAGCCTCCGATCGCACTGAAAGCACCGCCGACCTTTGATGCGGCGATGGAAAGCGTGGTCTGTTTGTCTGCGAGTTTGGCGGTAGCCGCCGTTGCTGAGCCCATTCCGGCAACGGCTTGGCTTCCGTTGAAGCTGAGGACGCCGCCGATTCCGATGTTTTCCAGGCTCATCTTGGTTTACCTTTTGCCGCGCGACCGACCACGCCCCTTATTCTTCGCTCCAGCCTTCTTGATCTCCTCGTTTTCGTACTTCAGCTGCTTGTTCAGACGAGTGACGTACCACTCGCGCTCGTCTGGCTCCATCTCGCTGATGGCGTCATAGCCAATTCCTTCCATGCCATAAGTCAGAGCGAAGACCTGCTCACGCAGGTCCTCCAACTTTATTACACGGAAGAACTCGTAAAAAAACCTCCATAACTCCAGTCGATCATCTGCTTGAATGGAGCTTCACAGCGCGGGCAGTCGCCTTCCACGACCATCCGGGGTCCCAGGTAGTCGTTGTTGAGGAGGGCCGAGATGCCTTCGAGATCCTTCTTGGACAGCTCGTCCAACTCGTCGTCAGTGAGCGTCACCTCGTTCGGATCGTCGTTCAAGCCGACGATGGAGCTGCGAATGGTGGCAATCTTCGCCGTCGCCTCGTTCAGCGCTTCGCCATCCTTGATGTTGAGAGCGCCCCAGCGCGGCGGACGCATACGAAACACAGTCACGTTCTTCTTGCGAACGCTGATGGGATCCTTGAGCGTGTACGTCTGATCCAGCCCGTTCACATCGTGGACGCACTGGACCATGGTTGAGCCCAAGTCGCCCTCGAAGCGGAAGCCCTTCTTGCAACTTGGGCACTCCACGTTCATGTGAAGCTCGTTGCCGATCACTTCCCGGCGAAGCCACATGTAGGCGTAGAAGACATCAGCCATGTACATCTGGTTGATCATCACCAGACGTTCGGGCATGGGCGGAGAGTCGGGTTGCCACTCGTTCGTTCCGAGTCGGCTGAACATGTAGCCGATGAGCGTGCCGACGTAGCCGGCCATGCTCATGTTCGGCTTCTTCAGCTTGCCCAGCGCGCGCTCGTCCTTGGTCTTCCAAGGGCGCGCGACAATGTCGCGCGCGAGGTCTCCCGAGGGCAGCTTGACGCCGACCGGGAGAACGGGGCCGCGTTCGGCCATCGTGAGAGAGAAGCGCTTCGGGGTCTCTTCGACCGCGGCCACTTCGGTTTCGGGAACGGCTGCTGGTTTGCCAGCAGCAACTTTCTTGCCTGTCGTCGTCATCGGGTCGCCTCCAATCGCCCAAAAAGGGCTTGTTAGGTCCACCTAGGTGGTTTTGTAATCCGTCGCGGCCAGCGTCCGAGGGGCCCGGCCGGCCACCTCACTTGAACCCCAGCCGAGGGAACAGTGGCCGCGACGAAAGCGGTTTCAGAGCGGCAGAATGTCGTCGTAAGACAACGTCCAGGTGGCCATCGCCATCTCGCCGTCGTTCTCTTTGTCAAGATCCGGCAAGGCGCGCTTGGTCACGAACACGCCGAGCAAGCTGTAGTTCTTGGACGCATTGCCGGACAAGGAATCCATCGTCAGAGTGCACGGCTTCTTGTACGTGGGCGTGATGGGGTCCTGGCCCTCGCGGAACCAGATCTCCATCGCTGCCATTTCCAACGAGTGGTGCATTGGGATGGCCACTTCGAAGTCGCCGGCAAGCCGATTCCCGCCAGACGCCTTGGTCCGGTCGGGAAGGTCGACGGTCTGCAGCTCGTCTTCGATGCCACTGACGGTGATTGTCGTCAGGTCGAGTAACCCAACCACCTTCAGGCTGAACTTGTTCACCGGCATGTGGTCCGGCTTGATGATGCCCTTCATGAACGTCTCTCTCTTTGGGGATTGGGTTTCCGCGCGTCCGAACGGCCGATCACTCGATGTCGATGGGAGACGAGCGGAGCGTGGCGGTCAAGCCAGTGCCGCCGGTCGGCGCCGCCGACACGTTCAAGTCGACAATGTCGCCGTCTTTGACGTCGAAACCCTTGGTGTCCGTTCCAAGGGCCGTGCTGGGCAGCGAAAGCTTCACCTGGCTGGGGTCGGCCGCGGCGTTGTCGATGGTGATGGACGCGATCACGGTCGTGTTGACGCGCACCTGGACGATGGTGTTGCCCGCGGAGCCGCAGACATCGAGGCGCAACGCCAGCTCGCGCAGCGTGTCCGGGCCAGTGATGACGGCGCGTGCGAGGATGCCGGTGGCGACGGTCGGGAGGTGCGCGTTGATCAACGGCTTGCCCAAGCAGAGTGCCGCCAAGACGTCGTACAGCTTGGTTTTCTTCGTGCCCGGTCCTGGGTCGTGAGAGCCGTCCGCGCCCGCGCCAGCTTCGCCCAAGTATTTCTTCAGAATGGTCTGACCCATGATGGACTCCTAAATGGAAAACTGTTCGAGGTTCCCCGTAGCTTACGCCACGGACTCGAAGATGCCCTGCTTGCCGATGCGGATGATGAAACGTTCCGTGGTGTCCGCGAGTTGCAGGGAGACCACAGCGATCTTGTCGCCGTTCGCGCGCGTTGCGTCCGTGTTGACTTCCTCGTCAACCTTGATGACACAAGCGTCTTTGAAGTCCGTCCCGCGGAGCGCGCGCTTGGCGAATTCCGGGAGAAAGAATGCGTTCAAAGACGTTTCTGCCTCGCGGTCAGAGGTCTTGTCGTTGATGGAGAATATGATGAAATCGAAGTTCTCCTGCAACACGTGTTCGTAGTAGCTCATCTGCTCGCGCTGGTGCTTGAACTTCCATTGCGGGTCGATGTGGACGTTGCGATCACCCCACAGAACGTAGTTGCCGCGGGACTTCTTGATCACGTTGATGCCGACCGGGTTGAGCAGCTCCTCGTTGAGCTTCTTGTCCAGCGTCGGAATCGTGAGCAGACGCGGCAGAACCGCGTCCACGCCGGCTTGCGCCTTGTGATAGCCGTCGAAGTCGGAAACGATCCGAGCCTCGCGACCGAGCTGCATGCCCGTCGTCGGGATGGTCTTTCGCTTCCCTTCGCGGGCAGCCGCGGGGTCCGGGTGCGGCACGTCGCCATAGCTCGGGAAGAACAGCGTTTGGTAGTCGGAGCGACCCAACGTGTCATTCACGTACGACAGCGCCGCGTTGTCCGTCAGGATGTTGACGGGGAACTCGGACCTGTACTGGTGGTTCTTCGCTTCCGCGTACGCAACGCCGGCCTTCTGAACGACGGTCGAGTTGATGCCGGGCGTGGCGAACTTGATGAGCCCGAGGTTCTGCCCTTCGGTGTCGTTAAAGGGCGAGGTGCTGGGCTCCCACACGGCCTGGTAGTTGGCGTCCACGAGCGACGCGTGACCACCGCGACCTCCGCGCATCTCGATCGGCGCCGTCACCATGAACTCGTCGCCGCCCGTCGCCATCGTGGTCAGGTCGGTTCCCGCCGCGACAGTGATGGTGCTCCGGTCGTTCGCCACGATGCGGAACTTGTCGCGCTTGAAGTTCACGCGATCCGGGTACAGGAAACCGCCCGCGAGCTTGTTTGGCTTGAACGGCTTGTACGTGATCACTAGGGTGTTCGCTGCCACGAGCGGCGTGGCGCCGGCCGTAATGGTGAAGCCCGGGGTGAACTTGTTCGGCGACACGAACGGAGTGCCAAGGGTCACGGCCCCGAGCGTTCCGAAGCGATCGGAGACGGCCGTGCCCGCGGTCGGGCTCGACATCGTGACCGTGATGGTCTGGTCTTCCATCACGTCCGTCGTGGTCCCGAGCGTGAACGTCGGGTTGCCGCCGGTCGGCGAGTTGATCAGGAAGTTGTGGATCGTCGCCGTCAGGACGAGCGCCGTTGCGGACGCCACCAAGCCGTAGTAGTTGGCCGGGCGGACGCTCGCCGTTTGCGAGCCCGTCCAGAGGTCCGTCACGGAGATGTAGCTGTTGTCCGTGTCGTTGTTGATGACGTTTACCCAGTAGCGCGCGGCCGCGGGGTCCGTCGACAGGTTGCCCCAACGCTTCGCCGAAGCGCCGTCCAGGAAGACCTCCAAGCTGAACTCGGTGTCCGGCTGCTCGTCGCCGTCGCCCAGTTGGATGGAGATGGCCTTGCCGTCGTTCTCCAACGTCACTTGGTAGCCGAAGACGGAACCGCCAAGGACATTGTAGTCCGTGAGCATCGTCTGGTCGGAGGCGACCGTGATCAAGCCCGCGCTCGTGTTGCCCACGATCGGATAGAGCTTGTTGGCGACGTTCGACAGCGCGATGTAGCCGCCCTTCAATTCGTCCGTCTTGAACGTCGAAGAGAAAGCCGCCTCCACTTGGAGCGTGGTGTTGGTCAGCGAACCGATGTTCAGCATCGTGCCCGCGTGGCGCTTCTCTTTGCCGCCCCAGCGGCCGCCGTTGAGCGCCTTGATCACGCCAACGGGTCCCTGAGCGGAGCCGGTCCGGCGATTGAACACGGTGTACGAGGCCTGAAGCTCGTTGCCATCGGTCACGCGCACGACGGCGAGCCCGCCAGCGCCGTTCGCGAGGTCGAAGAAGTCATATGCGCAGTCCGTCATCAGACCATCGGTCGTGATGTTGCCGAACCACTTGATGTATTCGGTCTTGGTCGAGCAGAGGACCATTTTGTTGGGCGGCCCCTTTTCGGCGATACCGGCCATTCCGGCCCAACCGAGCGCGCCCGGGGTGATGGTTTTGTCACCGTCTTGCTCTTCGATACGAACGCCAGCGGCGCGGGTCGGTCCAAATCTGCGTACCATCGGGTTTTATCTCCTGCTTAGACCTTAAATTCCACGTTTCCGCCAGTCACCAAGAACCTCTGAGTGGCCTGGACGGGCACCGCGTCTCTGAGGTAGAATACTGCGTCCAAGATCCTAGCCCTAAGCCGCGCGGAGTGAAGCTCCGACTGAAGCGCGCTCGGTTGGTGGCTGTACTCCTCAATGGTGTACATCCTTGCATATTCGTCCTGGCCACGGCAATGGAGCAAGCGATCCTGGAAAAACTTCTTCACCTGGTCGCCAAGCGCGTCCAAGTCCGCCACCTTGTCCGCCACGTATCGAATCGTGAAACTGATGTCTTCTTGGAAGCCCTCTTTGAGCTGCCAACCTAATCCAGTTGCCCGATTCACAACGGACTCTCCGGGGTCGACTTGGCGCGACTTCTCCAGAAAGATGGATTCTATGCAAATTGCTGGTATTTTCGAGATCTCTTTGAAATCTTGGCTCTGGATGATGACGATCGAGGGCTTGTAGACGAATCGAACCAGGACGCGCTTCCCGCCTGCCACCGGAGAAAACGTAACGACTTTTGACGTCGCGTTGTAGCCGGAAAGCAGATCCGTCTGTTTCGATGGATCATCCGTCACGTTGTAGACGGAATCCACATAAACGATGTCGTATGGAGTCTCAATCGCTCCCAGGTCGAGATCTGCCGTGTTGACAGCGATGTCCACGGCGTATTCGGAGATTGGCAGGATCTCTTCGCGCATCGCAGGAATCATCGAGCGCGCGACGTACTCTTGTTGGAATTCGATGTCTGAATTCCAAAGAATCTTCACCGCGCCGACCTCGGGCGTGTACGCGCCGTCTGTCGTTTTCAGGTTGATGACGACTTGAATCGACTGCCCAGAGAAGCTGGCGATGTGATCGCAAACTTCAGACTCCGTATTCCACTGCCCAGGAGACGCCGGAGACCAAGCCGAGCCGTCCCACCAAAGTTGATTCGACCCATCGTTGCTCAGACGGAATCCGAGCGATGTGACAACGGCGCCCGCGCCGTTCTTCTTCATCTTCGCTTCGCACTCGAAGAGGATCCACCCCTTGCAGGTCTTGGGAGTTGTGAGGCGCGTCTTTGCGTAGAGGTCCGGCGCCGTCGAATAGACGTTGTTGGTGGCGACCAATTCGAGCTGCTGACGTTCGTACGCGAGACGGACTCCCGGACCGAGAGTCACGTTGCGGCGCTCGTCATTGCTGAAATCGAAACGCTTTACCAGCTTCTTGAGGCGCATTACTTCTTTTTACCCTTCGGCTTGCCTCGGAGCGCCTTGGCTGCGCGTTTGCGGAGACTCTTCCCCAGCTTCGTGGCGCGCTTGCCAACGCGCTTTCCGAGTTTCGCGCCCTTCTTTCCGTAGCGCTTGGCCACTTTCACAGCCTTCTTGCCGTATTTGGAGCCAAGCTTTTTGGCGCGCGATGCCTTCTTTTTGGCGGACTTTACCAACTTGCTTTCGGGCTCGCCGCGCTTCTTTGGATTGAGCGCTGCTTGGCACGCCGCCGACCAATTCGCCTTGCACAAAGCAATGAGGTCGGGCGCTTCGAAGGTGATTCTGACGAAAGGTCGCTCTGGAATGACGATGGCCGTCGTTGAAGCCGCCAACGGCTTCCAACCCTGGAATTTGGAGTACAGCTCCGCCGCGCGACCCTCCAACTTGCTAGGATCCATCAGGCCGTCGCTCACCTTGGCCAGCATCAGGAACATCCAACGCATGGCCGGCGTCACCGGTATTGTGGCACCTTCGTGAAGGATCTCGACCAAGTTGAAGTCGCCCTCGGTCCGGAGGACGCCCACAAACATCTCGTCCTCGTTGATCTGCTGGACCGTGATCGATTGAAACAGGTCTCCGCCTTCAACGAGCGGCTTCGACGAGCCCTTCAACGCCACCGTCAGCGGCGCGTTCGCTTTCAAGCCGCCGGCCTGTATTACCTGCCGCATCTTCTTCGCGGCAGCGAGCGCGTTCAAGCCCGTGGCCCGGCGGATGTTCTTCTGAAGACGACGCGAAAAAGCGTTGGCATCGGTGACATTCTGCCACTCGGCCAACCCGGTCACGACGTATTCAGTCTTGCTGACCACTCACTTTCCGCCTCGGCTTTGCTTAGACGGGAAGCGATCCTTGAAGAAGGCTTTGACCATCGTCGCTCCGCCCATGTCTTGGTAGTGGATGTTGTAGCGGAGGCCGATCACGTACAGGTCGACTTCAACCCGGTTGGGGCCCGTTCCGAACGCGACAAAGCGATCATTTTGGGCAATCTCGTTCAGGCCGACCGCGCGCAGGTCTACTCGCCGAAACAAGACATAGCCTTCTGACTCTTGCTCGGCGCCGATGAGTGTCGCCCGGAGCCGCTCGTCCATGCCCCACTGGACTTGTCCGGGAACGGAAATGCGCGGCCCGCGCGCGGCTTGCTGGACTGGCTCTGCGTAGTCTGGGTCCATCGGCGCAACTGTCCGCTTGATCTTCTCGACCTCGATGAGCACAGGATGGAGGAGGCGCGCTTGCATCAGCGTCCGCTGGGGTTATTCGGCGTTGCAACACCGATCGGAGCCTTGTACAGCCTAAGAATACCAAGGATTTCAGGATCGTCAGTGATGCCCGCCATCCCGGGCGCGCGGGGCTTCAAATCACCACCGCTGTGCGCATACTTGATCTTGTGGCCGTCGGTCCACTCTTCCAAGATGATTCCTGCCATCAGCGGAGGGGCCGTTGGCGGGAGCACTCCGGGGGCGACGTAGAGTGGTTTGGTGAGCTTTTCAACGACGAGCTTGGCCAGCGCGCGTTGGATCAGATACGGGCAAGAGCCGTCCGGTTCAACGTAGCCGAAGACGCCCTTGATGTACTGGTTCTGGCGACCGAAACGGAAACGCAGCTTTCCATCGCGAAGTGGCGCTGTGAAAATGTCGTAGTTGCTCGCGCGCTGCTCAATCAGCTTTATTCTTGGGTTGTTTCGATCCGCCGGCGAAGTCAGCGAGTTGTAAACTCTGTAATATGTTGGATTTAACGGCACGGCGTCGCCGTTCAACCGAACCTCCGAAACGGAGATCACAGGAACGCCGAAGTGGATGGCGTCAGAATCCGTCCCGTCCAAGAACATCTCTAGTTCCAGTGGATAAAACCACTGTCGGCACGCGCGCTCGATGAATGCTTGCCAGACCTTGATGGTGGCCAACACGAGCGCATCCGGAAAGGCCACTGTGTCCGTCAACCCCAGCGCGCGGACGTCATCCACGCTGATGTACAGGATTGGCGTGGTGTCCACTCGGACATTCAGCGTTCCCGAGTCAACGATCTCTTCGCCCGGGCCGCCCGCGTTCAAAATCAGGTTGTAGTACAGCAGAGCCTGCTCGACAGAGAGCGCCGCTGTGTCGTCCGCCGTCAGAGACAAGGTGGCGCGGCCGTTCACTGCGTCGGTGATGACGATGCCATTGCCGATCGTCTTCGTGATCACGATCACGTCGCCTGTCGGCGAGTCCTTCCTGGCCTCGTACTTCAACGTGGCGCTGGACAAGTCGACGGCCAAGCCGTTCCTAGCCACAACCACTTGGTAAGAGGTGATGTGGCCCTTGATGACATACATCTGGCTCATGGCAGTATGATCCTAATAGTAGCCCTCGCTGGCAGCGAGCTTGGGTCTATTGTGATGCTTGTCACCAGGCCGCCCGGGTTCACGATGAACCCCGTGGCGAATGCGGAGCTGGTTCCTATTGCCGCCGCGCGGCCGACCGTGATCACGCCGCCGCGTCCGGTCGCGATGCCAATGCCGAGCGTCGAGCCGTAGCCGGTCGAGAAGCTGGGCGCGATTGCGGCTCCAACTGCTGCAGGCGCTCCAAATCCAGCGCTGGTGGCCAGTCCGGTCGAAACCGTCCCTGCGACGGCCGTGGGTGCGTCCAAGCCCAATGTGGCCGGCCGGCCAATCTCGTACGCAACGGCAGAATCGCTCGCCGTTGCGATTCCGAGCGAAGCAGGGAAGCCCTGGGCGACCCCGTACCCAAGGGCGGCAGGAGCTCCTAGCCCCAGGCCCGCTGCATAGCCATTGGTGAAAGCGCCGTTGATCGCAGAGCCAAGGGTGGCCGCGGCTCCCAACCCCGAACTTGCCGGGCTACCGGGGTTGACTCCTGACCCGAGATTCAACGGCGCGCTGATGCCAAGCGCGGAAGGGAATCCCGTGTTGAAAGTAACGGCCGGCGCCGAAACAGAAGCGATTCCGATAGCGGCCGGAGTGCCCAGCGCAATCCCGTAGCCGCTTGAGACCGCCACGCCAAGTCCCACAGTTGCGCCCTGGCCAACGATGAACGAGCCGTTGATCGCGGCCCCAAGTGCCGTGGCGGCCCCTAGCCCGTCTGCGGCAGGGAATCCGGAATTGATTCCGCCGCCAATTTCAGAAGGCGAGCCCAAGCCCAGAGTCGAAGGCGAACCTGGAGCGATGCAGACTGCTCCTGCGCTGCACGCAGACATGCCAAGGGCAGCAGGCGAACCGACGGCAACACCGTTGCCCAGAGCGCTTGAACAAGACAAGCCTATGCTGGCAGGGAATGCCGGCGCGATGGCCGCCGAAAGAGAGGTTGGCGCGCCCAAGCCGGCGCTCGCCGGGAATGATGGGTTGACGGCGCCGCCGATTGCAGACGGAGCGCCTAGGCCCGCGCACGAAGCGTTCCCTGGAGCAATGGCCCCGCCGACGTCCGAGGGCGCGCCCAGACCCAATGAAATAGCAACCCTGGGCTCGAATGCGGCCCCCAATGTACTGGGCAGGCCCATTCCCATGGAGGCCGGAAAGCCGGTTGCTATCGTTGTTATCGAAGTTGCGCCAGAGAAGATTCTTGATCTACGTGGTCTTTGCTCCGCTTCATCAGGGAAGTACCCAGGCGAAAGGATGAATGCTTCGATCAGCCCAGGGTCATTAGTATACCCAACAATTCTTGTGGAATTGCGTTGTTCAGGGGCTGCTTCCTGTGAACGCGGACGGCGAGTCCCGCCGCTGGCGCCGCCGCCTCCGCCACCTGCCTCTTTGAATACAGCAGCAATCGTATTGTAGGTTGCTGCGCCTTGGGTTGGGTCTGCAGTGAATGAAGCGGTCTGATTCCCAGTTGCAGTCACCCGCTTAGAGATCATCCGACCGCAAAGCGTGCCCGAGATGTTCCAGAAGGTTCCGTGGTCAGTCCAGCCAGCGGGCGCGGTTGGGGCGGCACCTCCGTTGCTATTGATCGAAACCGCAACAATCAATCCAGTCGCTGTGACGTTCAGCGTTCCCGACACAATCGCGCCAACCCCAGTTCCTGGATTGGTTTGTGGATTCGCAGGCGCATGAACATCGAGTGCCGGGGAAGTCGCAGCACCTGCGATTTCAAACAAGGCGACCGTTTTGTAAACCGCACCCGGCGCGCCAATTGTTACAGTCGCGGTCGTTGATCCAGAGCTTGCGTTTTCTTTCCTAAACGCGCCTAGACCCTGTCCGTTTCCATCCGCGACAACAGCATCTAGGATCCCTCCGTATGAACCATTTACGTTATCGGCCGCACTCGTAATGGCGCCGGACGATGTATCCGCTGATGCGACGAACCAAAGTATGGACGCCGCTGTTACACTCGAAAGTAGTGTGACGGCCTGCGTCGTTCCATTCGTGCCCGCTCCGGTTGACCCGTCATCTGCGCCTCTAGCTTGGAGTACGGAGATCGCCATTAGTCCAACACCAAAACGACATCACTAGTGCCGTCCCCTCGTGCAGCAGGTTGTGTGAAGTTCTGCGTTCCCGTGTTCGCAAGCGAAGAGGAGATCAGAGTGTAGGCGCTCGCAGTCGGTGCAGTCGGGTCAAACCAACGGGCGCGCATGGCCTTGACAAATTTTGTCATGTCGACGGTAATCGTGGCCGCAGCAGCGCTCTGAAAATGTGCGATGAGGCAAGAATTCGAAGCGCGAACGGTGACGTAATTTGAAGACGAGTAGGTTCCACGCCCAGCGGTAACGAAGGTGTTGCTTGTATCAGGCACCATCGTCGACCATGGCAACGACGATAGCAATGCATAGATGTAACCGTGTTCGGTGGTTCCGGTGGTGCCGGCGACGTTAGCGGCGAACACCCACCCCGCAGGCGTCGTTCCGCCGCGTGCGTAGCAGAGTGATGCGCTGCCCTCGCAAAAGCCACTGAGTTGCTTGGTGCGCAGTTCAAGCGTGGTGCTTTGCGCCGGATCGTCCTCGTATGATTCGTCAATTAGCAATGCCGGCCGTACCGGCGAATGGCCGTACGCCGTTCGAATTCGGGTGTATACGAGCGCGCCTGGATTGTAGCCATAGTGGCTCCATAGCAACTGCGAATAGCTGGCGAATGTTGTCTGGTCAAACGCCATATCACCGCCGTTTCCGCCGCCTGTGTCGCCGTCCCAATGAGCAATCCAGAACTTCCCGGGATCGATGAAAATAACGCCATCGACCACGTGCTTGAGTCGACTCTCGAGAGTCGACGCCACCGTGGGGCGTGCATCGCCGCCCATGCCGTAGATGACGTTTGGACAGTCGTTCAGTAGTCCGCCCACATATTGGCCATAGGTTGTCATATTGGCGTCGCTGTCGGCCAACATGAGCTGCCCCCACCCCTCATTTGTAATGCCAGAAACTGCGTCATAACCGAGGTACGCAACCTGGACGATTGCGAGCATGCCGATCGACAGCAGATACTGTATACAGCTCTTCGCATGCGCGAAATAGATCGGATTGGGCGTTGAGAAATTGCCTGCGCTTGTGAACGGCGCCACGGTCGCGCCATTGTTCCAATTGGGCGCGGCAAAATGGTTGCCGGAGGTGCTCGGGAACCTCAGCTGATCATTGCTGATCAGGGAGACGTGCAGGGCGTTGAACCCGCGCGCCTTCTGCGCGTCAGCGAATGCCGTGAAATCCGAATAGCTAATTGCTTGGATGTAATCCCACGCGGCGGCCGCAATGTTTAGAAGAAGCGGAGCTCCATCCGCAGTCTTCAAGTAGCGCGCATCGGAACTTAGCGCGAGCGGAAATTTGGAAGATTTAGCGCGCACCGATCCGGGAGCTACCCCGCGTCCACTATTCGGCTGGCGCCCCATGAACACTCATTCTTGAAGAGGGAGTGCGTTGATGTCGATATGGAATGTTCCGATTTTTTCCAGGTCGTCTCCACGCAATTGGACATCGACGAGGCACTCTGGTAGTTCCTCGCAATAGGAGCGCGCCGCGGCGGCAGCCTTGTTGTACAAGACGTTGGCCTTGCCAATTCGTTCTTGGCGCTCAGGCGAATCTTCCTGCTGAACCCTTTGACGGATGATTCCGCGATCGTCCGCGGTGATCTCCTTCCAATCGCTGTTTCCAGGGTCCGTATCTTGTGGCGCGTGAGCAGCCAGAGCCTTCTCGATTCCGCAATGGCAAGGGCACATGCCGGATTTGGCAGCGTCACAATGAGCGCAACCAACGACGGGGCCGCCGTCATGTGCGTGGCCTGGGTGTCCGTCGCTTGGAGGCTCGATCAATACACAGACACCCCGCTCAGCCGTATGGCATAGCGGGCAGTTCTTGACCTTGGTCTCGGACTTCGGACCATTGTAGCGAAAATGGAATTCCATGGCTACTCCTCCAGTTGAACATAGACGTCCAGAGCAGAGCCGGCGCCTGCGCCGTAATTCCACAAAGTCAGCCAAGTTGACTTCTGCATGGTGAGGCGCGCGTCCGATGGCCACGGCCAGGCAATTCCAGCGCCGATTGCCGCGCCAACGGTAAGCTTGCGGAAAAACGTGGTGGGCGCTGTGGGCGCTGTGGACCACGCAGTCCCGAGAAGAACCGTGCCAGTTGCATCTTGGCTGTCTTGGGCCAACGGGGTGATGGTGGTGGTGGCGACGGGCGTGTTAGCCGGAATTCCCAATCCAACTGAACTTGCAGTTGCAGCGGTAGTCGTCCAGCCAAGTTCGCGGATCTTCCCGCGACGGTTGGCGCCCGTGTTGAGCGTTGCGTACGCCGCGGCGGAGGCGGCAGCGGGTGTCGTGCCGCCAACTTCAAAAGCCATCTTTTCGTCCTTTCAATCGCACAAAACGGGGAGTTTAACCCCGTTTTTTAGCAGATAGTTCTCTGTGGATTCGCGAATGTGTCGGCGGAGTTTGTCCCCGCCCATCAAGATCCCGTCGTCGAGCGGACGGGAACGTGAGCGCGATGCAAGTGAAATGGCCAGAAGCGGTTTCGCCTGCGTCTCCGGCAAGGAGAATTTCAGCAGGATTCCTGGAGTCCTATCCGCGAAAACGATAAACTTGTACTCGGCTTCCAAGCACTCTGGAATGTCGCGCAGAACTTCGCGCGCCGTCGCAAGCGTTCGTTTCGGGAAGTCAGGCTCCAGGATCATGATCAACCCTCGCGCAGAATCGTTCCCGCCGCCAAGCGCGGGATGGTGTTCAAATTGATGGTGATCGGAGAGACCTCGATGCCGAGGCCACCGCCGGCCGCCGTGATGTCGAGCGTTGCGCCGCCCAGCGTCGCGCTGAGCGTGAAGTCATTGCCCGTGACGGTCTTGATGAAGTACACCGTTCCATCGACCATACCGGCAGGCAGCGACGTCCCCGGAGGCGCCGTGAACGTAGCCATGTCGCTCACAGCGAACGTGTGACCGGGCATGGTGAGCGTGTCACTTGCCAAGGCCGTGAACGGCAAGAACAACGCGCCGCTCGGAGAAAGCGGGCCGCTATACTCCAACTCTGTGGCGCCGGTAGATCCAGAACCCAACGACCAGAACGCGGCCAAGATCGGGAATGAGCCAGCTGTCGCCTGCGGGAAGTCCGCGTTGCCAACGAGTGAAACCACGCCGCCAGCTTGGCTGAAGCCGGCGCCCGAACGAGGGACGGCCACGCGCGTATAGCCGGTGTATGTGATCTCGTTGGTGGCTTGGGTTCCACCCACGCCCGGATCTGCCGTGTGAAGGCCGAGATACATCGAGCCCGCCACTGTGCTCGGGCGCAAGCCCGTGGCGTCACCGATGTTGGCGTGGCCGGTGTTGAGGAAGTACAGATTGGAGTAGCCGTTTTTCAGCGCGGTCGACTTGAACATGACGATCCTTCTTTTTCGAGCTCAGAGCAGTCCGCCCCAAAGGCTCTTGGTTGTGTAGGTCCAGCCGGGAGGGGCGTCCTTCTTCATCGGCTTCTTGGACAGTTCTTCGTCCTCTTCGTCTTCCAGATCGTCTTCGTCGTCCAGCAAGCCCTTCTTGGCTTTGGTCACGCTCATCGGCGCTTTTGGCTGGAAAGATGTGACGCGCTCCACTTCCGTGGCATCGCTGAATTCGAAAGAGCCATCATCTTTGCGCGAATACTTGATTGCGTAATACGCATAGGAATATGGCCCGCCATCTACCAACGGACGCTTGGTCACATCAAAAATGGCCGAATCCGCGAACGTTTCGACCATGTACGTCGAGCAATTTTTGGCGGTCAGATTGAGCTTCAGTGCGATGGCTTTGTTGGCTGCCTCGCGAAGCTTCTGCGTGAACTGGCTGAGCGATTCGCCTTTGGCCAGCGCAAGGTTCGCCTTGTGTACAATGGTGTCATAGGTGATGGTGCGCTGATCCATGTCTCCCTTTTTACCTTGTGTCCCTCACTTTGAGGAGCGCAGCGTTGGTGTTCGCGTCCGGGAGCCCGTCGCCGTCCAGGTTGTTTCGCCGCTCGAAGTCCGCCAGAGCGGCCGTGCTCTTCTTGCCCCATTGACCGTCCACGCCATCGCCGTTGGCGCCGCTCTTGCCGAGGTCGTACTTGAGGACGTGAACAAGAATGTCTTGAATCTCGATCGGTGAAAGAAGCCCTTTCAGCTGGTCGCTCCGATCGGGGATGTCAATGCCGAAAAGCTTCTCCAGCACAGGCCTGATGGAATCGTAGCGATGCGGATAGATGGTGACTCCGGAGGCGAACGTCAGCCGCTCCAAGACGTGATTGAACCATCGAGGGCTCCAAACTGGACCGTTCTGCGTGTTCCACGTCTTGATCGCGTCCTTCAGGCTCGCGTCCGCGCGCGCGGGGTTGTTCGCGGCGAAACTCAGGTAAGCGCAAATGAACGCTTGGCCGATGGGCGATCCCTTCGCCTCAGGCTCTTTGAACAGCTCCAGCGCGGTCGGGAGCGCGAAGCCGTACAGCCGTGGCACCGTGTAGTCTCGTTGCGTTTGGATAGCGTTCGGCTCCGCGTACACATCTGCCAGGGCGGCCGCCCATGACTTGGCCCAGGCCTTGTTGCTATCAGTCCAAGTGTTCTTGCGACCGGAGCCGCGCAGGAAAAGTTGCTGTTGCTCGTCGGTTCGGTCGACTTCGCCGCGCGCGTCTCTGAAAAAGAATCGATAGCGGCCCTTGGCGTTCTTCTTGAACTCCACGCCTGCCTCACGCATGACGTTGCTGAGCGGCGCAATCAACGATTCCGAGCGTTCAGCCGCCACTCCCAGCATGTCGCTGACGGAATACTGCCCGCCCTCGCACCACTGGATCAGGCCGACTGTGACGATGCAGCGATCATACATGTTGACCGCGTTCCAGCTTCCGCCTTCGGTCGCCGTGATGGTCGCCAGAATCTTGTCCGGAAGCGCTGGATTGTCGGGCAATTTGAACTTGGATTGCCCCAAATAAAATGGGCCTTCATACACGTCGTATGAGGCCCAACCGATGTTCTTGATGTCGATCATGGTTTTGTGCTCCTCTGAAGTCTCAGCTCCGCGGCGCCGTCCTTGCTGAGGACGTAAGCAGCGCCGCGTTTCTCTGCAAGGCCCTTGACTACCAGGCCGCTCATGACGCTTTCGTACAACCAGCCGACCGGAGCGAATCCTGCTTCGCCGGCCCCTTCGAGCGCTTCGAGGTGCGCCCGATCGCTAATGAAGTTCCCCGCGGGCGCGCGAGCTCCGCCGGTGCCTGCGGGGTCGCATTCAGAGCAAGTGCACGTGTGTCTCGGAACGATTCCGTGATTGATGCCGCGCGGAGAGTTGCATGGGCAGCCATCTGCCAGCGTCTCGTTCGCCGGAAGCAATGGCTTTCCGCAACCTCGACAGGCCGACTTTAGGACCGAGATCAGTTCAGCCTTCTTCATGTCCGATCCTCGTGTTCGGGTCGAAGCGACGCTTGCCCACCTTTGACAAGACGACGCGCACGGCCGGTTGCTCGGCGTGGGCCATCACGCTCAGACGCACGTCGTCAGCGAAGAGCAGAACGCGCTCGCCGCCCTTCACGCGCCCGGAAGGCTCCACGCGCTCTGCTGCTAGGCTGACAATACCGAAGTCTTGCGGACGCGAAATGGAGAACTGCACCCCGAGGGGGTGAGAGCACCGTACGCCGCAAGCGGGGCACCTTCCTGATGCCGCGTGCTTCTCTGTCAGCGTTACGCCCGTGACAAAGCCCTGAGCGCCTTCCCTTGCAAGGCGCCCGAGCCACTCACGCGCTTGAACGGCATCAGACAGATCAACCGCTTGAGTGCGGCCGTCCGAAGTGTGAATCTTCAACACGCGGGCCTTTCAGGCCGCGAGTCGCCTCAGCCGCCGCGCTTCGACTTCCCTGGCCGTGGGCTTTCGTCGCCGCCGGCCGTCTCGTCGCCTTCCGGCTTCGGAGCGGCCTCTGGCGGCTGAGAAGCCGCGGTGAGTTGCTCGTCGGTCATCATGCAGCGCAGCGACGAAAACACATCGGGGCGCTTTGCCTTGATGTGGGCGTACTCATCGGCCGTCAGTTCGAGAGTCGAACCAGGCCGCAGGTGCAACGAGCCTTCGCACGAGCGCTCGAACGGGCGCGCGACCTCGCCCTCCTTCAATTCGGCAGGGAAGCCTTCGATCTGGAGAGCGAGTGCGGTGGCAACGTATTGAACCAGCGGCATGGTTTTGAACTCCGTTCAGGGACTACTTGGCAGTGAGAATGAGGGCGATGAGCTTGTCCTTGGTCATGTTCGCTTCGACCTTCAGACCCTTCTCTTCAGCCAGTTGCGCGAGCGACGCCTTGGTCTGCTTGGACAGCTCTTCCGCCGACAGTTCGCCGGTCAGCTCCTCGTCGTCCTCTTCGTCCTCGTCGCCTTCTTCTTCGTCTTCGTCGCCCTCGTCTTCATCCTCGTCCGCGGGCGGAGGAGGCGGAGCCGTCTTCTTGGGCTTTGCCGTCTTGGGCTTCTTCGCGGGGGCTTCGTCTTCGGCCTCTTCGGCAGCTACGGCCGAACCAGGGAGCACGGAGCCGTCGAGCAAATCGACCGTGAAGCCAGTGCGGTTGTAAAAATACAGAATGTCGTCATCCTTCGTGGTGACGACGGACTGGCCGCGCGACAAGGTGTAGCCGTTTCCGGTGTACGTCAGCGGGCCTGCATCGTTGAGAGTAATCTTCGCTTTTGCCATCTTTTGTGCCTCCTTCAGCCAATTAAGTGGCGGACTTCTTGTGTCTCGACCCCTAGCGATAGCCGCAGGGGCCGGGACGCCCAACACTTAGGACGTCCCGAACCTTACCGCGTCTCTATCAGACGCCAGTGCCGATGTTGCGGACCTTGACGACCGCGGACAGCTCTTCCAGCTGCACCGCGACCTTCGCGGTGATGGCGTACTGGTTCACACCCTTGTAGATGTCGCGGTCCTTCTCGATGCGGATGTCGCGACCGATGCCCACGATGAAGTTGTTCATGTGGGTGAGGATCAGCTGCGGGTTGCTCTGGTAGGTCACCTTGACGGTGTTGCCTGAGCCGATGGCGCCCGCGCCGTTACGGGTGATGGTGCCCGCGGTGTAGTCCACGACATAGTCCGTGGTCTCGATGAACGGCGTGGTGGGGATGCCACCGAGCGAAGTGGCCGTGACCACCACGTTCTGGATCGGGCCGCCCTTGAGGGCCGTCGGGGTTGTACCGGTCAGCACGATGTGTTCCACGGTCAGCGGCAGCATCTGCCAGAGCGGAACCTGGACCATCGGGATGCCGAAGGGCCCGGGAGGAGCTCCTTGGCTGACGGCAGCAGTGTCGCCCATCGGGGTGGCAC